AAAAATTATATTCAAAAGAGATCTTGTGTTAATCGAGAATATAAGTGTAAAACATGTAACGAAGCTACTGAAAATGGTCATTTAGTTTGTCTTAAATATCTACACGAAAATGACTGTCCCTGGGACTTGTGGACTTGTTTATCTGCTGCTTCTGGCGGTCATTTAGATTGTCTTAAATATCTACACGAAAATGACTGTCCCTGGGACAAATCGACTTGTTTACATGCTGCTCAAAATGGTCATTTAGATTGTCTTAAATATCTACACGAAAATGACTGTTCCTGGGACAAAACGACTTGTTCATATGCTGCTAAAAATGGTCATTTAGATTGTCTTAAATACGCTCGTGAAAATGGTTGTCCCTGGGACTTGTGGACATGTTTACATGCTGCCAGAAATGGTCATTTAGATTGTCTTAAATATGCTCATGAAAACGGGTGTCAATGGGACAATAGTATATGTTCATATGCTGCTGAACATTGTCATTTAGATTGTCTTAAATACGCTCATGAAAACGGATGTCCATGGGACTCGTCGACTTGTGTATCTGCTACTCTTAGCGGTCATTTAGATTGTCTTAAGTATGCTCATGAAAACGGCTGTCCCTGGGATGGTCGTAGCTGTTCATATGCTGCTCTTAAAGGTCATTTAGATTGTCTTAAATATGCTCGTGAAAATGGGTGTCCATGGGACGAATTTACTTGTTCACATGCTGCTGAAAATGGTCATTTAGAATGTCTTAAATACGCTCATGAAAACGGTTGTCAATGGGACTCATCGACTTGTTTATCTGCTGCCAGATATCGTCGTTTAGATTGTCTTAAATATGCTCATGAAAACGGGTGTCCATGGGACGAATTGACTTGTTCATATGCTGCTGAAAATGGTTATTTAGATTGTCTTAAATACGCTCATGAAAACGGATGTCCATGGGACAGTGACACATGTTCATCTGCTGCTAAAAATGGTTATTTAGATTGTCTTAAATATGCTCGTGAAAACGGGTGTCCGTCTTGAAGATAACCTAAAGTGTGAACTTGTTTTAATCAATTATATAGTAATTTGTATATTATTAATATAACTACGGTATTTTTAAGTATATTTTAAAAAAGCATTGATTTTCAATTGACATTCAATTGACACCCATTTTCAGGACCTTTAACATATGTTAAAATTACCGATAATTTGCTTTGTGATAAATAATTTCACTGAGCCATTGACACTTACGAATGTCAATGGGGTACCCATTAGTGATGATTTTTAATCCTGTAGAATCGTTTTGTAGGTATTTTTGATTAAATAATTTGCTCCAGAATCTGATATTTTTGAAAAAGAATTTAGAAAATATATAATAAGGTTTCCAAAATATATTTATAATTAAATATTAATAATATTTAACAAGTATCTTACACAGGATAGAATTCCTCGTCGACATGATCGACGGTCTCGTCGACAGACGCTTTAGCAGAGACTTTAGTCGTTGGTTCGTCTTCTAATATACACACCTCATTAGGATTATTTTCTCTAACGGGTGCAGCACGAACCAATTTGTTTTGATCCCATATGACAATTTTATCATCGCGTGTTTTTCTCGCAAATGTCTGTGAAACAACAGGTGTAACATTGCGATATGTCTTTGTATTGAAAACTAAATCTGGAGTTATCACAGCATCTCCAATGATGCAATACATGTGAAAAACGAGATTGAATGCACGATCTTTTCTAACAAAATATTTACTTATATTAGAGGACGACATGGTAAATGTGCGTTTCGTCAATAAAGATATGGGTAATACGTTTACACAACCTGTCGAGATGAGTTTAGTGCTGAAGCCTTCACACGTTGTTAAAGTATCGTTAGATTGATTTATAGGTAAGACAAACATAACTCTAATACTATCTCTCAAATGTTCAGCAACAGTATATGATTTGATACCAGCAAGTTGCATGTCTTTAATCATTGGATATGCCTGTATATTAACGTACCATTTCCAATCAACTTTGTAGTCTTGGTCGCTAGTTGCGATATCGTGAATGGTACTCGAATAAAACATATTTCCGACGACACTACATAATTGTGCGTATGGACCAGCTTTATCGATGGGAACGTTTATAGACAAAACTCCCATATAACCGCGGTCACTGAGAACATTTATCATACGAGATCCATTGTTCTCGCAAAATGCCTGAAATGTCTTTTCTTCGAGTAAATCTTCTGTTATAGAAACGAGTACGGGTTCGCCTCGATCTCTACTGAATACCGAAACTTTTCCACCCAAGGAGTTTGGATTAGTTTTAATTACTCTCGTACCTACATGAAAAGTTTTCATTTTATATGTGAGCATCAATGTACGTTCCGCTGAAGTGCCGCATATAAAACAAGATTCGTGGACGATATGGCATTTTTGGTATATATAGTGCGATTCTGTGATGATTCTGAATACAAAACCAAGAGATCCGTACATATGGGGTATGGAGACGTGTGAGGTATCATGTAACGCATAGGATGTTCATGTATGACATATGCCGGCTCTAACTGATCTTGCAACGGTGCTACATATCTTGCTATAGGAAATATTTTATACCGATCTAAAATACTAGTAAGTTTGTATGGGTCAAATGGTCCATATCTCAAATCGGAACTGAGACCTGACGATCTGAACGCCGAAATTCTCGCTATTATCGAAACAAGCGCTTCGGCATTTGCGCCATAGATCGATACAAAAGAGTCTATTTGAATCTTAGATACTATTACCAGACCGTATTTTCGTATATATTCTACTACGACATGTAGTTGGTGTACTAACGGATCGGTATATTCTCGTTCGTTAGAAATTCTCTTGATATCATCGGCGCTAGCATCTATGAGTGGATTTAAGCCGCGTTCATAGCGTTCCAAAATGGACGCCAAACAATACGCCGGAAATATAATATGTGGTACTTTTTGCCATGCTTTGAAGAAATTCATAATGAACGTAGAAACGTTAGCCCTAGACAAAAACAAGCCCGTTGAATTCAACTGTGTTACTTTCGGTACAGAATCGACAATAACACTCAATACCAGTCCTTTTTTAGCAGCATTTGTAACAGCATCGGGAATTATAGACCCAGTCTGTATCGAGGTTTCTGCCATCTGACATACGAAACGTTCTTGTTCGTCCGAAGTACATGTTTCGAGGAATTTTCTAAGATTTTTACGAACATCCTGGGGATATGCAGAGTTAAGTGAATTTACCGACAAAACTCTAAGAGATCCTTCGAGTTTATTTAGAACAGGAACAGAAACCAATACTGCGGACAGAGGAACGGACATCGTTGGGCCGTATGAGAATCGCGATAACTTGGATATAAGCATAGGAATACTATCTTTTGTAAGAGGCACATATTTCTTATGCCGACGCGCATAAGGTACTATTATTAGCTGAACTGGATCGACGAAATCTAACGTTTTTGCTATGTCATATAGTACACAAACAACGCTTATGGTACCGTCGAATGGTGGCATTGATTTGTTCGCCAGGATCAAATTATTACCGAATCTTACCGCATCTTCTGAGCGAGCGTGGTCGATAACGTTAAATGATTTCATATCAGGCAAAACCACGTATATATAACCGGGAAGATTCTTTTGTCTAGACATTTCTGACAAATGAGAATTAACAGCACATAAAGTCTTGTCTATATCTACACGTACGGTCAAATCCACATCTTCTATCCAATGACACCAAATGACATCGCCAGAACGTATTCCAGATGCGTTCAACGAGTTTGGCATCGGAGACAGTTTAGGGCCCGTAGATAAATGAATCATGCGTGGCATCAAACAACCATAAGAAAGCAGCGCATCGTACGTGAGCATGAACGTTGATACTTCGATAGTCGTGTTCCAAGAATCCTCTAAAACGACGTGTGTAGCCATACATATTCTCATGCCTGTACTGACTTGACCAAGACCCACTCGTTTGCTTACGTCCACATTTATATGTCGCAACAATTTTGAACCTTGGCCGTACGTCATACAATAAAAATGCGAGTCTGTATCTGAAAATGTTGCTTCGCGCAAGTCCGAAATAGATCTGTAATTTTCTAGGAATTTATTGAAATATTCTTTACGATTCTCAAAATGTCCATGAAACCCGGCTTTATTAAATTGTTCGAGCATCGCATTTGAATGACACAAATACATAATTATGCGCGGCGTAGGAAGATCTGTCGCCGATGTTTCTTTGGCCGCTTTTGAGATATTCTCATAATTAAATGCACCGAGAAACCTTACAATATCCATACGCGATGGACCATCCTGAACTTTTCTATTAGGAGTCGGTCCAGAAGCACAACATTCATTGGAACCACTGGACAATGATCTACACCATGCCTTATAATCACTCTTTTCTGGCTCCATTTTTGTATTTTATAAGATTTACTGATAAACAATCTGTATATACAAATACAACACAATATACTAAAAATGTACTGTCATGATCCATATTCAATTACTGGCAAAAGAGTAATATTCCCGCAACAAAAACCTGCACAGAAGAGAGTACTTCTTTTTTCGACCATACCAATGTATTTGTTACTATTGTCGTTTCAAATAAAACAGGTTGACGCAATGTACATAGTTAGGGAGTTCATCAAGAGCGAAAAGGACGGAAAGAATGCTCTCAAAAAGGTGCCAGATGCGTGTGTTCGTAAACGAATTAGTAGAATTATTTATGGGAAATCTGTGACTGGTATGGAAGTGGTTATGCCCAGTGTTAGACCGTGTCCGCGATAATCAAAATTTACATATGATTCATATGTTATTTATTTGACATTCTTCGGTTAACGGCGGCGAGAACCACGAACGATGGACTTGATCTTCGAGTCCGTAGGATTGACATGCTCAAGGCTGCGTCCGACCTGATTGGTCACGTAAATCATGAGTCGCGTAGAACAGATCTTGCGCATAATTTCGCGGAAGTCAAGAAGCTCTACGCGCAGAACGCCGAAGTTTTCCTGACCGCCACGGTAGATGCCTTGAATTCCTCGGAAAAGTTCCTTACGCATCTTAGTGGTATCCACGAAATTGTCAAACGATGAAGCGTTGGCCACTGACGCACAGACCTCCTCGAATTCTCGAGGATTCTTGAGAATCGCGGAGAAAAGAGGCAGCGGAATCTGGCGTCCGCTAGGGCGCGGACCTGACGTGACCACCTCTTCGTTGTTATATTCGCTGATTCGCAGGCGCGCCTCGATCTCTGTGACAATAGACGAAGACTTGATCGAATAGACTTCTGGCGTGATAGTGACGGACTTCCAAAAAAACTCATTGGAAAAAATATCGACACGTCTCTCGTCTGCTGGTCGAGTTGCAAGATAAAACGCGTGATCCTTGGGACCTGCAGGGTTGAATAGCGCCGAAGAACGCTTAGCCAGCATAATGATATTTCCAAAGTCAGAATTCTTTAGGACATCGTAAGTAACCTCTGGGAGACCACCATCCTTCTTTGCATTTGCCCTGACAAGTCGATTAACTTGACCGAGCTTGATAGACATCTCAAGGCATGCCGAAAGAATAACACGCATAGTTGCATGTGTGAGAACCAAAACACTCGTTGGTGACTCGATGATATTACCCTCGGAGCCTTTGACCGAACGCACAGCGTCGCGACGATAGTAACCGGCATACTTAAAGGTAACTTCACAGTCTTGGAGGAACAACGCAGCCGCGTGGTAGGCACCTGTGTACGAATTCATTTGTGACAGATCAACTGGGGCCTTTCCGATAATTCTTGCCATCTTTTCGACCATGGGACTGGTGTTATTCAATTCCTTGTAGCTATCGTAGATACGGTTGACATGCAACAATAGTGATTGCGGATAGTAAGCAGCCGTAATTCCGGAGGCAGCTGCGACAGAAGACCACGTCAGAAGACCGCTGGGTCCCGTAACAGAGGCGTTGCGTTCAATGGAATTAACCATATTAACAACAGTAGCGCTGAGAGCACTGATGCCGATGTCGCTCTCGAGAAGGCTCTGAGTACCGCGATCACCCTTGCCGCGAAGAATACCGATAGCCTCAGCGACGACCGCGCGTGCGTTATCGACCGTGATTCCGCTCACGTCTCCAGCAACAGACGGGTTCAACGAAACGAGCCTGGCGATATCACCAACGAACTTTGTCATATTACTTGCGATGGCGTTGATGGCAGCCTTTGACGGTTTGTCCTGGCCAGCCTGGTACATGAAGTGAGCGAAAGCACCCTTCACAACTGCAAGTGCACGCGCAAAGTCCGCAGGAGAGCCCAGCGTTGCCTTTTCGAACGTATTAACAAGAGGCACTGCTGCCTTGCCAGCGAGACCATTGTTGAAATCTGCGGTACCAAGAGCGAGATCCAAATTCATTTTTATTATTTTTTATTTTCGGCCGGGTTGTGTGTCGCACACTTATGTCACAAATTGGCCTATGTACGATATTAACGTCACATCGTGCGCGCAGCGTTATAACAGCAAGAAAATAATCGTTTGGTGCGTTATTATCGAATATCGCCACTGCCGTATTTCTGTCGACACTCGGGCTCTCTTGTATAAACTCCAGGCTAGATTGCATTATTTCACTATTCTAATACCATGTTATTATTTCCGATAGATTTGTTTAGATTTTACGCTATTGGTAAAACTATTAAAGATAGAGTTTGTTGTAGTCTGGAGACCGTTATTAGGATATCCAAAAAATCACAACGATCATAAAAATGATTACATCTGGAGTCATGACCTTTGATCAGTTCATCGAAGTTCCTGTGGATGTTTTTAAGAAACGTTTTAGATTCACACTTGAGAAATCTGAAGGCAAATATGCGTGCATGAGAGTTCATTTCTTTTGGATTGCTGATGTACGCAATAAAGATACGGGCAATGTTGAACCTACAGTCGTCGATCTTAAATTTAAAGAATTTAACACTACGTGCGGTGATTATGCTCCATTTGAAATATCACAGACACCATCTCCTTTGCCTGGACATAAGTATACTTTGAATGTCAAGTACGGACTGCTTACATTGTCCGATCAATTCCCCACGATGGATAACATTAAAGGAGTCGATGCCATCTTCAAGAAACCTGCGGATATTATCTTAGCCAAGCAACTTACTGCTGTGCACAGAATCATGAAAGCGGTTATCTTCGATACTATCTCCTGGGCGGGTTGCCGGCAAGACAGTGTGACATTTTTTGCTGGTACTCCGTACGAGATCTTGATGAAGAAGAGTGCAACTGAAGGTGTGACACGTGGGCTTTTCCAAATAAACACTACTGCCAATGTTCGAGGATCTGGGCCTTTGAATGGTGAAATCAGTCTCTGGACAAAGAAGATTAGCGCCAAAAATTTCACTATCATCGACAGTGGTATTGCGTACAGTCTTCTTAGCTCTGTGTGCGATGAATTTCTCAAGACGTGTGATTCGCATGATATTGTCAGATCTGTGCTTAAACATCATCCTGGAGCCAAAGATGTACAACCATATTTTAGTGCCTATAGACCACTTGTAGATTTCAGGACTGTACAAGTTCCAACTAACACCGTTTGTTCTGTTTATGTGAACAAGAATAACCTACAAGAATTGAGGTCTCGATCATTGTCGTATGTCAACGACGAGTCTATCGTAAGCACTGAAGAATACAACGGCAACACTATTCATACTTTGCGTCCGTGGAATGTTTTCGGAAATCCCGCTGATCCGAAGGGCAAACAGTCAGCTTCGAAGTGTGATTTGGTATATCAACCAGAGATTTTCTTCGGGGCTAAAGCAGTTTTTAGGACATGTATCAGCTCCATTACATTTAAAGGGTGGATTGATACAACTTTAGGTAACAGGGTCCCAGATGAAGTTAAGGATATGATGGCCGAAGAAAGCAATTCTGGAGCTGAGTATTTGACGTCTGAGTAAATCATCATTTTCGATCGACTATATAAAATATATAATTTTCTAAAATGTCATGAAGATAATAAAAATGTCATTGGTACCTGCTGCCGAGCCTGTCGTTGAAGATGATTCTAAGTCAGAAGCTATCAAGGGAATGTTGGAATCTATCGAGAGAATTCGCTCTGCTTTTAAGGTTGTACTTGCGACTATGAATAATGTTACAAAGTATGTTGGAGCCACTGCTATCAAGAATCCACTGGCTCCTCAAGAATGGGCGGATATTACATTTATTGTCAATACTCAAACGAGTAGCATTGAACGATCGTGGAAGCAGAATATTACCGATCCTAAACAATCTGGCGCATACATTCTTGCACATTCTATTGCATGGCAAATGAGTGTCCTAACTAGCAACAAAAACACTGCGCCGTACTATGATCCAGAGGATCTCGAAAAGCTGTGCACTGAACGTCCTTCATGGCCTCTCAAACTCATTTGGGAAACTGCATGTAAAGGAAAGTATGCGACGTATCTTTATACCAAACAGACCGATGCTTCTGGTAAAACGATTACGGGTGCATCTATGTCATATGAAGATCGTGAAAACGTAGCTGGTACCGCATCGTTCATTCATTCGGGCATTTCTATGATGTTCGATTGGCGCAAAGAATCAAATTTTTACCAAAATAGTATTCCTTTTGCCTGTATTATTGATAACATTCGACGCTTGACAACGTCAGATATTATTCCTATGCGAATGGGAACTGAGTATCAGGCGGCAATCATTTTTGTATATTATGAAATTATCCTGGCAACGTATCAATATTATCAACATTTGAACGCTTACCTTGTCGCGATGGGTGAGCGTGCCGAGAACCGATTCGCATGGGTTACAAATAGAATCAAGATGACAGGTTCAAATTATACATGGTTGGAGGCCATTGAGCGTGCTCAAAAGGAGGCGTATGGTATCTGTTCTGGATATTATAATAGCGTAGAAAAGACAGGTGGTTCTGTTCTTGGCGTCAATCCCGAAGATCTCGCAAAAGATCCCACACAGATCGGCGGAATGTTGGAAAAGATCCTCGGCATTAAGGGCATAAATATGGAATCTATCAAGCGAATTCCCGCTATAAGTGATATTCTGAACATGTTAACGTCTGAAGGCGACTCGGCGAGACCCAGGAAAGTATAATTCCATGTTTTGACAAATATTATTTAATATTATTAACATCCACAAAATACTTTTGGTTTGCGCGTAATCGCTTCTGATATTGTCAGATTGTTATGCGAAATAAACGTTCTAAATGTATCTACAGTGTTTTGATCTAGTGTCTTTAAATTGTGATAATACGTTTTAACGATGTTAGTATTGCGTTGAATGTCGGTTATTATTTTGTCACCTGTGATGATCATTTTCGCCACCGATATGGACATGTCTAAAATTCTATCAATCGTGGGATATTTATGCTCTATGTCAAAATCATTTTCATGTCCTCGAAGTATGACTAAATCTGACAAAGATACGAGAATTTCATGAAGATTGTCTGCGGCACGTTTAGCTATAAGTACGGCAAATGACGTTATTTCTATACAGCAGTGACCAACATTTTTGATAACATTGTCTTTGTAAATGCATAGCAATTGTTCGAGTAAAAGATCGTCATATTGACGAAGACAAAATTTTGGATCTGTCATATATTTTATATGAATATTTCATCTGTTTTACCAATTAAAATCGGAATCAGCTTTCGGCTCAGCCTTATTGACGATAACAACCTTTTCCTTTTCGTCAGTAGTAGCAAAATTAAGCTCTTCGAATACCGTGTCTGTCTTTTTTGTAGTTCTGTTAGTGGTAGTCGTGGGTTCGTTCTTTTTGGTTGTGGCCGTAGTCACGTTCGCCCAATCGTCAATTGACGCGGCATTTCCGGTACCGTTATCAAACCACTTATCATCTTTTACATTTGCACCCTTTGTGGGAGGTTTCTTTGTTCCGCCAGCAACAGTTCGTGTTGATCGTTTTGTCTGTCCATCCTTGAGTAGACTGTTAACAAATTGAACAAATTTTTCCTTGTCCATAGAACGCGCTAGAGCCCAAAATTCCTCGATCGGTTTTCCAAATGCAATCAGAATGGTATCTACAAAACCAGCGGTAATTGTTGCAATCGGTGTTTGTTCAGTCATTTTTAGATTCTTGGCATTTATTAAAAATAAATAATTATGTCAAAAACAGTCATTTTAAAGTATTTGATACTTGTCATAAAAATTCTTCAGATTTTTTAAAAATTCAAGCGTTGATACGGACGTTTGATCGGAGATGATAAAGTCGTCAAAAAAGGTCGTTGTATGTGTTTCTGTTCGTCTGGACGTCGCTTCTCCAGATACCCTAATTCTAGGCTGGGACGTCTTTGAAATAATTGTGCGTTTCTGTTTCTTAACTGTTCTAGATTCGCGTATAGACGCCTTAACTGATCCTTTTTTAACATCATTGCGTACTTCGGTTTCGGATTCAGTCTCGGTTTCTGTATCGGTTTCGTCCGTACTTTCTTCATAGGAATACTCGTCCTCTGGGACTTCTGGATCGTCTTCTATAGGGTCTTCGACTTCGTCCTCTTCGGTATCGGAGTCTTCGAAAGTTTCAGATACATCGTCATCAATTATAGCGTCTTCGTAATTTGGTTCCATTTTATTACATACTAATATGGCCTAGCGACAACCTCTCTGCAAGAATCGTCGTAAGTCAACGAACCTTCAAGTCTTGAAAACTGCTCTTTTAATTTGATTATCTCATTGTTAAATGCCGGATGATAAGTATCGACATTTTCCGGGGCGTTATTTAATATCCCGGCGATCATTTCTAGACTTTTAATGGTTTCTAGTAAAAACACTGATCGTCCTTCTATCATAAACATTCTGCGACGTATGAAATATTCTACAAAACTATCCACAAATGCAAATACTAAACATACCAGCGATAGCTTCCAATTGGGCGTTACAAAATTCGCATGGGTATTTACACTTGACACTATCGATGCTAACAGAATCATAATAGTAGATATTAGTGATATATACCTATGTAATCGCCATTTTCGACGACGCTCCTTTTCTATCTCCGCAACTCTTGAAAGTACTCCTTCCATTTTATGGAAACTATATTCATTCATATACGTAAATTGTTATATTTTTATACTGATAATATACAATCGTCGGGATCTTTCAAAAATCACGTACATATGACATATTCCTGTATACAAGGAAGCTCTGGTCTGGAAAGAAAATAAAAAAAATCCATAAAAATGTCTGCTCAACCAAAGCGCGAAGCCAGGAAGCCAGGTGTTGTCGTCAAGGGACCTCGTGTGGTCACACGCAGGATCATGGAACATCGCCCGAAGACCTCCGAAGAGGAGGCTATTGCGTCTGCGTCCGCACCGGCCAACGACTCGTTTTCGATGTTTATCGTCTATAGCGAGAAGGAGTTTTTCGGCTCACTTCGGATGTCTTCCGTATACACTCACATTTCCAGCCTCCTGAAGAACCCAGCCAAGCTTGAATTGAATGCGGCGAAGACTCTTCTTGAAGACGATAAGTTCCACTGGGAGGTTCTTTTTGCTCGCCTTCTTAACGAAAATATTCCAATGTATGTGTCACCAAAACATTGTGTTATGTTCGCAGGAAGCGGTCTTAAGAGGTTCAATGACTTGGGACCAAAGTTCCACGCCAAGCGCGAAGAAGTCTTCAAGAAGAATTCAGATATGTTTTCCAAGTCGTCTATCGAGGTGGCTTCTTGTATCGAAATTACAAAGACCATGAGCCTGCTTGACTTTGAGTTCGTGATGCGTGTAACGCACTCGCTCTTCGCCAAGTTTGCTTATAACAAGCTTCGTGACAGCGTCATCAGCGAGACTCCAGTGAGCCTAATTCCGCACAATTCCTTCCTGTCTGCCGCCGTTGTTCCCGAGAGCGTTAAGGGACCAGGATCGATGGCGATTAGTGGTTCTTACAAGACACCTTACGATCTTGTTAAGTCTGTGCAAAACATCATCAAGGCCAATGATGCGGTTCGAAAGACAGGCACTGGATCTCTTCGTCAGATTGTTTTTGAAGGAGCTATGTCGAAGCCCGGTGAAGGTATCCGAACATTCTCTGTCTCTGTCCACGCCGCCGCACCTGCGCCGGTTCCCACGACCGTCGCAAAGGAGACGAAGAGGCATCCGTATAGAGTCACCATTGCACAGGTTTTGAATGCATTTAACAGTACTCAAATTCAGCAACAACTTTTCGAGGAGTTTAACGAACAGATCAACAGGAAGGTTACCGAAGACAAGAGTCTCGTGAGTGTGCCTACTTTTGGTGCAGTTGTTGATCACATTTATTTCGGAAAATTCAAACTCTATAATGGCGAAGAATCTGCTATTCACCCGGCTGCTGTCGTTGTTATCAATAAGGGCGAAACTCGGGTCTCTAATTACAAGCTTTCGACGTTTGCTTCTACTGCGCTTTATTTCTTCTGCCGCAAGTTCGGTGCCGATAAGACCGCGAAACTGCTTTTGGAGACACTGGTAAAGGCCGGCATCGATACATCTCAAATTACGAATCTTGACGCTCTTTACACGTCAAAGAGTACGTCACGCAAGGTGGAAGATGCAGAGGCATTTAAGCCATATAGCCAGGAGGAACTGCACAGACACTCGATGATGTCAGCAGCAGCTGCTGCCGCCGCCAGGCGCGCACAAAGCCCAGGGGCACGTGGCCCAAGTCCCACCCGCCACGTATCGTCACGCGCAGATTCTGCCAAGAAGGCTGATGCTGATTTAGGACGACGCCCGAGCCCAACCAAGACAGAGACCATGGCGACTCGTCGACCAGTCGATGACGATGATGACTTCTTCGCTCGTCCCGTTACTGAAGGGGCGGCTTCGGCGAAACCACCGAGCTCTACGACGAGTGCGGCGAAACCGAGAGAGAAGTCGCCGGCTGCGAATTTCGAAGGTTTTTGAGTAATAACGAGAAGTGACTGTTTTTCGATGATCACATCGACGCTCAACAATGGGCACAGCTTGATATAATTTATATCTTCATTTATACATACAGAAGTCTATACGATATATTTTTAAAACGGTCCATTATATTTGTAATAGACTTACCACAGTAGTGAAATATACTAAAATTATATCTTCCTTGTTGATGATACGGTTTTACTATTAGCACGGCTTGTTTTGATGCTTTATAGTATGGTATTATTTTGTTTATGTCGACGTCTTCTAACATGGTTACGCTAGATCCACATCGAAATTTAAATTGATCTTCCAAGTCCATAAATTCTCGTACACATACCTCTTTGCACCAACTTGGAAAGAATTTAAGACTGTCAAACGGCAATAAACCTACTGTTAATGTCGAACAGAAATATATGATTTTCAAGTATCCAGTACGGCCCATAGCTAGTGGCCATATATACGTCCATGGAGACGGTGCAGATACGCCACCATCGACATATACTTTGTTATCTTTTTTAATAACACAGACTGGTAATAAAACATTTGGTATGGCAGCTGATGCTAACAGTGCTCTCGTTATAGCAGGAATGTTGCCATTTAGATATAAAATATCAGATTTTTCATGTCCCAAAAGTGGAATGGCAGACGTCGTAACATCGCTCGTAGAGAATATCGTATGACGCTCATTTGTTGTGCAATATGTTCCTATAAAAATCTCTGGTTTGGTGTTATTTTCGAGTATTTTTTCGCAAAAAGCATATAAACGTTTTGAAGCATGAGCAAGTACATTTCCGGTAAATAACCAATTAAAAAAACTCGGAACTAACGGCCCAGGTGCTTCATAAAGAGTGTCAGAATCTATCTCCAAAGCAGATTTTTTCACTAACGTTGCATTCCACTTACTACCGTTACATATAGCTGAAACGGCAGCACCACCAGAAGCTGCTATCACCAAATCTGGCGGAACGTTATTCAGCGCTGTCTGAACTCTCTGTACACTTGTTAATTGTAGTGGAAAATACGGTCCCGATACCGGCAATATGTATATAGTTATTGGATCAGATCCAGCTACCGTATTTGGTAAAACTTCCAGTTTTATTAAACATTTATTTTTACATATTTTTAATATGTTATTGTTATTATCTAAACATCTGAAACGTCATTGAAATTGACAGTTGCTGTTTTTATTTGACGCAACACGCCTGTAGCTATCTCAGTGATATATGTCGATGCCATAGTTGCATGATTGGCATTTTTCACGCTCATAAACCTGTTGTAAAGATCATACGAAGATGTATCACGAGCTTGTGAAAAAGCGGCAGAAAGCTCTTCCATGACGTCATATAGATCGCCATTAAAACCAAATGGATCATTCATGTGATATTGAATAGCACCGACGATCACCGGCAAGAGCTTACAATCTCTATTTCCAAGGCCAAGATCTAAGAGTTCTGATGTAAGGTATGCAACCAGTTCTTGGCGCGCTATTTCGTTACGTAGAAATACAATTTCACTATCGAGTTTGGACAGTTTTTCGACGCCATATGCCTCATAACCATGTCTTGCGACCGAATAATCCAGCGTTGACAATACAGGATCAGCCTTGATGATAGTCTCGATTTCCTTTTCAATGGCTTCGACCGCAGATGTGTCTGTGGCGTTGATTCTGAGACGTTTTTCACGAAGCTTTCGCATAGCAACATAAATAGCAGGAAACAAAGACGAATCTGTAAGATGAATACTGTCTTCCAGAAGCCTTACGAGAGTTACAAAATCGATATTCAAAAGAGCATCATCAGACAAGCCTTTACGCCCAGCTCGGCAAAAGAATTGTTTCAAAGTTTCAACAGAAATTTCAGTTATAACTCGCGGCATAACAAAGACTTTAGTAGCATTTTCTGGATTGATGCCATATGCTGAAACTTTCCCAGTTAATATGAGTGCGATGCGACCAGGATTTCTCTTGATGAATTCGTATGTATTTTTAAGGCGGAATTCCGAAAAATCATCACAGATGCAAATGATGTCAAAAGATAACAAATATGCTTCGATGTCCGTCATTGCTTCCGGTACATTGCCATCGTAGTAACGCCTGCCCGTATGCTTGTTAATGAGTCCAGTGATCTCTTCAACCTCTTCGACATCTCCGACGCGATTTGCTTGGAACTTTTTGCGAACTTGTGTACCGTCTTTGTTGCTTTCAATAATGACCTCTGGACGCCCGCTTTTTGCGAATACTGCGGCTGCATGTTTCTGCTTTGCGACTTCTTCTTCCTGGTAGATTTTTCTGGCAGTCTTCATGATATTCTCTGCGTCTGAAATGAGCATCTTATGGTCGGTCTTGAGCAGGTTTGCCACAATATTTATACCAAGCTCAATAGGATTCGTATCCATGACCAATGACACGTCGCGGTCCTTTATTCCAACTTTGGTTATCGACGTTCTTAGTTCCTCAACAACCTTACCAAAAACAGTCCATATTTTTGGCTTGGCATTGGATGCCAAACTTAGCATAACCATTGGCATTTGCATTGAATATCGCGACTCTGCAACGACATCTGAAACCCAGGCATTAACCGGTTTTGGAAGTTCGTGACCACTGGATAGTAACGCATTAACATTGCGATATCTGCGCGTTTCTGGACGTTCACGTATCTTCCAAATACCACTTATCATAAGATCTTCGTAAAACATCGAAGTAGCTGGTTTAGCGAAAACTTTATTGGTCTCTGTTAATTTCACAAAAAGCGTTCTAGGCCACGGAGCATCAACAGGAAGAGTGATTTCAAGATCATTGAAATATCGGAGCGCGTCGCCGCAAGAAATGCATAAATCTGGACAAGCTTGTATGTATTTTGTGGCATACATATTGATGAAATATAACAGTCCAACTGCATAGTTTGCGACATTGTTGCCAGAATATATTCCAAGATCGTAATTCAGGTACTCTGACATCTCTTCTAAAAATGGATATTTTGACATATTCGCCATGATAGATTTGCGCAATTGAACGGCTGCACGATGACCAACAGTACGACGCGTCAGAGGATCCTGTAGACCGAGAAAAAGATTTACTAGTAAATCTTGTGGACAAATATTCCAAAGGTTTACTTCTTGGCCCCATGGGAGTATAAGTTGACTACCTACGTAGAAGTCTGCAGATTTCTCGACTGTAGTTACTATTCCGCGCGCTTGATGTTCCTTTATCGTATCGGTGATTCTGTCTTCGGAAACTATCGATGCTCCTACCAAAGTTATCGACGATGGTGCATTGGACAAAATAAGCATCGATTGAGCATACTCCTTGAAAGCTTTAATGACCAATTCTTGACGTCCATTAGAAAGTCCCAATGCCCTAGATGCTCCACGATTACCGATCTTTGCACAGAACTCATCGAAAAATACGAATGCCTTTGGATTTCCGAACCATGAACCTTCTGAATCGATACTCGTACTACCGCCGTCTCTGCGACCAAGAATGTATGCCACTAGTACGTTCGAGCCCATTATGAAAATGTCCCTGGAATTGCACTTAAAACCAGGTTCGACCTCGATGGTTACACGCCGACCTCCAATTTCGGTAGTTTCCTTGACCTTAAAGTTCGATTCGATCTTGATCTTTCCAGCTTCGTCGATGTTCGCTATAGACGCTCGTGCGACTCCAGAACCCAGTGCAAGCATTGCTTCGTACATCTCCGATCTTACGAGCGGTTGATCACATACGTCGAGGATTTCAAAATTGTGTCTCGGTAGGCGAGCGGGAAAGGTTTCTTTAACGATGCGTATGAGACTCGCAGCCATCTTTACAACGGTCGTTTTCCCGGATCCTGCAATTGGACGCAAAAATCCAAGATCGATGGTACTTGTATTTTGAGCGATGGATATTTGCTGCGAGGAACTCAAACGCGTGCACAACATTCGTATAACACAGATATCACACATAACGATATCTCTAGTACCAGAACGCGTAGGCGACAGTTCGCTAGTGAAACTCGATGATAATTGACTGTCAGTCTCGAACTGGGTGGGCGAAATACTCTCTTCACGCACGTCACGATCGAATGCGGCAAGTGGCGATCCGTTCATTTCAGGTGACATAGACATAAGTTGTGTGAATACTGCTGTATAATTATCAGACATCGTCGTATCGATCGAACGATATTTACGACGTGTAAGAATTAGTGCTATCGATGCAACGATATGCGATATTGTTGAGTTAAATGCGTTTACCATCGTCGCGGAGCGATATGAGCGAGTTTTCCTGCACGCGTAACTAAAAAGAACACGCTTACAGTCAATACCGGTAACATTGGTCATATCCACACATAAACGCTCAGTGTATGCTAATATTTCTGGAGTAGCTTTGTCGAAATTATCAGCATCAAACCCTAACTCTAACAATAATCCATCGAGACTTACTTTTACTCCAGGATCCTCAGCCGTACCGACAAAAACGTCTTCGTCTTCGTCTACATGCTCGTCGCGATGGTTATCGATATCCTTCATCATCATAGCAAGAAGTTTGTTTAGATAATCAACTTGGAATTTGTACGGAAGTACTGGTTCTGGAAGACAAATATTATCGAAAGCTTCGTTTCGTGACAATATCTTTGTATTCGTCGCAAAGGTCTCCATCGCATCATACGTACCTTCGAGATAAAACGCATCTATAGCACACATTAGACGTGCTTCGGCCAAATCGAGAGACTCGTTGTAATTTTTACGTACGAGATAGTTTACATATCGTGCAGGAGGTTCTCGTAAACATGTCCATGACCATGGCAAAAGTACTGATGAACGTATAATATGCAAGTCGATGCTCTTACATTTGGTAACAAAATTGACCATCGCATCGATATGGCTACGCGTCATTTTTGTTGTTGGTGCCAAATGTTTTAAAATGTCTGCGAACGTGGGAATCAGCGGAGGCAATAACAGATCGCTCTGATGTTCTTGGTATACGTGATCTATCATGTCTTCGATTGACAGTTCTTCGTATTTAGAACTCTTGATATCTGTCGATATAGCGAACCATGTAGTAGATTCAAGTACCACTGTCATTTTGATACGACTTATATCGATTATGTAGCCGTTTTCGTCGACATCGGGATTGTCACCGATAACATGTTTTATATAGTCTTGGTCCGCCTTTGGAACTCTTGCAAGTAGATAAGTAAATGGACTTTCGACACCAGTTAAAAGCGTTGCAACTAGACGTATTTGTGTAAGATTCGAGATTTTACTCGAAGACAAAGATCCATCGTACTTAAAGCGATCGCCAGGAAGTTGTCGTAGACCTCGTCCGTGGCACATTTTACACCGCTTGTGATCGTTTGAAAAAATACTCACGGCAATCGTTCGCATAGTATCCACATACCAGGCGTCAGAGTGATCATTTTCGTAAAACATGGATATGTGAAAATTCTCTTGTTCCAGGTACTCTTCAATTACTGTCATTGTTTCTGCTCCGAAAGCTTCGTAAAGTCCATTCATCACGTTTGTATTGATGGTTTTTTCGTAATTCTTGGCATTGTTAATGGACTTAATTACCTTGCGTGAGAAACATACCAGTTCTTGTAACGATGCATCTGGAAAACGAGTTGGGGTTCGGTCTTTTTTGGCTATCGTCAACATGAGTGTGCAGAGTTCAGCACTCTCTGTAATGTTCGGTATAGACAGGTTTTTCTTGATGATCTTACCAGCAGCCAGTGGAAAATTTTCGTCACCTATGTTACTGATTGCACGGACCGTATCCACAAATGGAACTATCGAAACGGCTCTAGTCATCGGTAGGTGTTTGATAGCAAATTTAGGGATACGTGAACATATATAAATGGGTCCTTCCGTGCCAACGTCGCGGAGTGAAGTAGGCGTTATATATAGATCGTTTCCCTTAGCGTCAGTGACGTTGAACATACAGACACAATCCTCGACAACTTGCCGTATTTCATCAGACACTTCTTCTGTAGACTCGACGTGTCCGCTATAACCGATAACACCAATGTTCATCTCCGTCTTCGACGTTCCAAATGCATCATCGTTAGAACACCTGGCAATCATCAATCGGTAAATATCTATACCTGTGACAGCACGCTGAACCGGAGGCTGATTGAAAGCGACAATATATTTTACCTGTGCATTCTCTCCAGAACACCGCAAAGACTCGATACGCAAACTGCACAACGACTTATCAGTCTCATAAGATTTTAATGAATCTTCTGACATTTTATACTATATAGATATTTTGTATTCGAGCTTTACAGTCTTCCACGGGTATAATTTTTAGCATTCATAATACCATTTTTGTGCGTCTTTTAATCATATTTTGCACGGACATCACTTTTTCATGACAAAAATATTTGTCAAAAAATCCCACAAATCGATTCTACACCAATAAAAATCACCACAAATGGGTACCCCATTGACATTCGTAAGTGTCAATGACTCGATGAGATTATTTATCATAAAGTAAATTATCGGTGATTTTAACATAAGTTAAAGGTCACAAAAATGGGTGTCAATTGAATGTCAATTGAAAATCAATGCTTTTTTAAAATATACTTAAAAATACCATAGTTATGTTATATTTATAATAATTATTATATAATTGACATCCAAATTTATAAAATAATTGACACTTAAAAATAAACACCCCCTCTTAAAAACAACACCCCTCTTTCAAATGTGTATTTTTTAAAACTATATTATTATATTAATTAATATAAATAAAGTTACACTAAGTATACATATCTCTATAAGGGGTCTTTTTGACATGGTCATTTGTTCAATTGAATAAAAATAATGGACACTTTACCAGACAGTAAATGGCTAGTGCGAGAAACGAGCGACGCATATATTTATGGATTCAAACAGGGATCGCCAGAATGGCATAAGCATAGATGTATAGGTGGAAGTGTCATAAGTGCTGCTATCGGCGCTTCTAGATACATGACGAGAGAAGAAGCTATAGCCGGTATAATTCACCCACGAAGCCTGGATATGACGACACCTATTATACGAGGTCTAGTCGGCGAAGACGTCGTTAGAAAGTACATTTCATTGAAAACTGGCGTTGAATTTGAACAAGTAGGCATGGCAATATCGAAGAAATATCCATGGATGAGAGCATCACCGGATGGCATATATACGCTCCCAGACGGTAAACTTGGAATCTTAGAAATAAAAATAATTTCTAGTCAATATCGCTCTAACATAGCGATTGCAGCACATGACAAAGATCCGATATTCATAGATCATTTACATCAGGTAAATTATACTGCTGGCATAATTGGAGCAACAGAAATAACGTATGCAACTTTACTGTGGACTGACGAATGTCGGATATTAGTGAGAAGATTCGCACCAAATATGAATCTTTTTGAACGGATACATGTTCCAAAAGCGAGGGAAATTTATAATGAAATATTAGAATGTCTAAAACCTTTCTAATATATAGGCATATTTTTATTTTTAATAAAATGGCATGTTCAGAGCAGGAGATCAGTATAAGGGCGATCGCAAGGATAGTTTATGCACACGGAGGAGCATTAAATGTTCCGGACTTTGTAGAACATCTTACCAAGATTGACGGATATGCCGATGCGGTTAGATGGTGGACGGAAACGAGTCTCGAAAAAGAGACCAAAGAACTTTCGACCGACACGTTCTGGTATCAATGTACCAAATGTTTATGTGGTGCTAACAGATGCACAAATGAGTCTGAAGCTCGCAAAATCATATCATGTTTAAAATGTTCAGAGGACACGGAACACGTCAATATTAGACTAAAGGCGAGATTCAAGAACGGTATCAAATTTGAGCCCGCTGCGGCAGCTAGAAAATCCCCAGAACGTAGAACACTCTCACCAATTGAACGTGAAAAATCCTTCCAAGAAGTGTTCAAAACTCTCGATACAGAGGTCGATACGTCCGAAATTACCGAGATGAAAAAGTTTGAGGATGCATTCGCATCGACGTCACGAAGGGGTGTCTGTTCGGACAAAACACGCATCCTACTTGCCGACGGAACCGCAATCGCCAGGCATTTTACCATCAGAAATAAACACTATCCTCTTATTTTGGCCAATGACGATCTGAGAAAAAATATAGATGAATTTGGAATCTTGAAAGAATGTGATTGCAACATTAACACCATATCTACTATGAAGCTCAAAGGAAGTCTTGGAGTAGGTGTTTCGGGTAATGTTTTTTCCATGGGAGAAACTAACGGTATCAGATATGCTGCCAAGACTCAACTAGAAGATCGTTTTGTTCTCGATGACGGAGTATTAAACGGCGATCAGTTCTGTATAAATCTATATATAGAATATGTTCGCGGTAACAAAATAGCGAGCATTGTCAAGGACGATATCGTTAAAAATGTTTGTTTCTTTGGTGTAATATTTAAATCACCTATTGAATATACTGACGATACTGGTCGTAAACGTTCTCCAACATTTTCAGTTATGCTCTTTTTAGTTATGGAAAAGATTCCTGGAGGCTCCGCGTATAGTCTGTTTGAAAAAACAGAAAGTTTGCTTCCACGATCAGCATTTGGGCGCATGAAAGTGGCGAAAAATATCGCATATACAGTGGCTAAAACGCTTGCAAATATACACAAAAACGGCTTTGTGCATGGCGATATAAAAAATCAGAACATATTACTCAGAAGAACTATCTCTGGTTTTGGTGCAGTTTCTGTTGAAACTGTGGCAAAAACGGCAGTTCTCTGTGACTTCGGTCTTTCTAGTGATAAGCCTGTTGGTACATGGATGATAATGTCTCCAGATTACAGAGCACCAGAAGTACATATGATTGACGATGAGCACAAGATTCCGTGGACATCGGCCGTTGACATTTGGGGACTGGGCTGTTCACTTTTGGAGATTCTGGGCAACGGACATTATTTCATCGATCCCATTTGTGGCATGGGTAGTATGTATGTCGGAAAAAAGACACCAAGTGCTAGAGACTATTTGGATAGGATTGGAATGTTCTTTGGACCGTATAAAGAATCTGATATAAAGAATCCTAAATACAAAGATCTAGTCGCTAAAGCATACCCCAGGCCGTCTCCTCTAGAAGCACATTATTCTTCAGACGAAGGAGCCAACACACCCCAAATATATGCATTTATTGGACTAATAAAAGAGATGTTAAAAATAAATCCATCTGAGCGCATTACAGCCGAAAAAATTCTAGAACATTCAATCTTCAAAGATGTCCAAGGATCTGGAAAAAACACAAGCTATTTTTAACAATAACGACTTAATTAAAAAATCAATGATTTTATTTTCATTAGCAATGAGCTATGCAGATCTCACGATACGAAATGGATTTTTGACGTCAAAAGCTTTACCCTCTGCAGGGCGTCGTCGGCGTTCGTTCAATTCGTTCCGGATGGCTTCGCGGATCTCTTCGTACGTTGCACCATCTTTAACACCCTTAGGAATACGACCAGTACCTTGTAGATATCCAAACCCTCCAGGACTGTCTCGGAATATAGGAGTTCCTTCATATGGAGTCGCTGGAGAAGCATGTGGAAATCCAGCATTTCGCACTGTTGATCCGAATACTGGAGGACGTCCTTCGTACGGTCTCGCCATTCCCGCTCGTGCATTTTGGCGCTCTTGAAGTGTTTGACGTATTTGTGTATCGATGGCATCTCGCGGGACGGGAGCTTCCAGTGTAAAAATGTGGTCTGGTGCGAGGGTTTCGACTGGTCGTGGAGACGTTGCGCGCCGCGTAGATGCGCGGCTGGGATACTTTCCCTGTCCACGAATCTCATCTAGTCTAGCCTTGATCTTGTCCTTCATGTCAGCATAAGGATCTGTAGTAAGATTTTCCTCAGATAAATACTTCATTAGATCTCTGAGAACAGAGGCATAACATCCAGAGTTTTCAACGCTGTTAAACGCTTTATCGAAATGTTTCCTAGCCCTAGAGAAGAGTTTTTTCTCGAAGTCAGAATCCTCCAAATACATGTCATATAAATTCTGACTAATCCTGTGAATGACTTTGTCAAAATCCTCGAAAATATCACGGATCCAATTTTTTTCAACACAGGCTAGACCCATTTTTACGTACCTTTTCAGGTCTTCTGTCTTCTTTATGAGACTTTGTGGAACGCGCAAATCTTTCGCTCCGGAAGCCCTGTCGAATACAGTCGTATGATTGTGTAACATTGCGTCCATGCGACACCTAGCTAACAATTCTCCAATTGAAACTGACTCTTTTGGTGGCGCCGCCAAAACCCACGCCTTAAAAAAATCCGCATCGATACCGTGAACTGAACATCCAATCCAAGATTTGTCGGCAACATAGGTAACATTACAGACCGGACATTTTGACATTCTGTGTCTTTTTATAAAAAAATTCTTTTTCTATATTTTTGATCAACTCCAAACTTTTTGGATCAATAACAAAACATGGATTTTCATCTACGCTCGATAAAAACTTCGTTTCTGGTACTAAGTAATAACGTTTAATCGTATCGTCAAAGCTATCGCTAGACTTCAATGACCGTAGATCATTACGCACCCAATTTCTGATCATGGACAAGCACATGGATTCGTATGTAGTGTCTGAAATATGTACGAAAAGTACGTATAAATCACCACAAACGAGGGAATCGAATTTCGTCTCCGACGTTATTTTTAACGTCCCTAGCGTTGATTTTTGTAGTACTTTAAGTGCCGAAAACACCAGGCTCCATTGATGTTTTTCGAGATTATGTTTTGGTATTCCATATCCATTTTCACACTTTGTCAAGATTATACTGACTCTGTCGTCCTCGTCATGCACGGCCAAAACACCCGCGACTTTGGTAATCATTTTATTCACATACATTTCTCTTGCATATAGAAATATACAATTTTTAGATATACGTGTCCTGAATTGGTTGATATGTATGAAATGTCGTCACTTTGCCGCGGTAGTTAAGGTACGGTTCTGCGAGTACTCTCGTTGACGTTCACAATGTACAACACCACACAAAACTCTGCGAAGGAAAAAGAGAACTTTAAAATCAGCAACACAATTACCTGGACTGTGTCGTGAGCGATAAAAATGTCACTTACGAGTTACTTCCATCGTCCATTACAGCGTCCCATTCGTTTAAGAAGGTTCGCAGCGGTGGCGCTTCTAGTGGGATTTTTAGCTTCAGGGGATGGAGAGATATTTCTAAAAATCAAGTTGAAATGAAGTATCCATATGCGTTATTTATCGAACAATAGGGATACAAATTCTTACAGAGTTGATAAAACGTCAACCCTAAAAGATTTGATTACAACTGAACCGATCAAGGTTTATACTGATGGTGCTTGTAGCGGCAATCCTGGTCCCGGGGGTTGGGGAGTTGTTTTTGTTTCTGGCAAAGGTCATCTTGAAATGAATGGACATGAAAATAACACCACAAATAATCGCATGGAAATGATGGCTGTTATTTCTGCTCTTTCCTACATTAAAGAACAAAGTCCAGGCTCTAGTGTCATTCTTTATACCGACAGTAAATATGTTAAGGATGGTATTACGACTTGGATTAAAAAATGGCATGTCAATAATTGGCAAACTGCCGCACGCCAACCAGTTAAAAATAAAGATTTGTGGATGCGGCTCGATGAACTCTCTTTAGCGCTGACTATCAATTGGGAATGGATAAAAGGTCACGCCGGCGATAACTATAATGGAATGGCCGATACACTAGCAAGAAATGCGATCACTGTGTAAGATGCAGAACGAAAAGATATTGTCAAATATCAATATATTAATTAATATAATACATCTTATACTCGTGCTACAGCATCAACAAATTCTACCCACAATGATGTCTTTGTGTCTGTGACTAGTTCACATAGTGTTTCGATATCGTCCAGGTCCCATGCTTCACACACTCGTTCACGATCTTTTACAATCTTAGCGCGCAATACATTCATGCGTATTATGCTAAATTTCATGAGTAACAGATGCCACTTGTCTGTCGCTATATAAGGTATAAGTTGTATGTATTTGTTATCGATGTCGACATTGATCACCGGGACGTCTATACGAACAATATTGTGCGTATCACAATAAGTGTCTAATATGCCGAGCAAACAATTAGAGCCTGGACATGCGCATTTTAACGTTCTAGGAAGGCCTTTATAGGGTCCATTTTCGACGATTCTTCGTAAATCTCCAAGATTGTGACCGATATTCTGTTTAACTATAGCAATATTCCATGATGTATGCAATGGCCAATATGGCGAAAAAGAACCGTCAGGTAGCGGTGGTCCGAAATACTCCCAGTCAGCAAAAGTTGATATTTTATAGACTTTTGATTTCCGTGTTAGCAATAAAATAAAAGTCTATAAAATGAATTGGCCTTCCTTGATAACTGTATGTATTACGATAATTGTCGTATTTATTCTCATAAGAATCATGGACAAAATTGTTTCTAGTTATAATCGCGAAACTTACGAGAGATTTGAGGAGCGACAGCAACCGACCAGGAGAACTTTTACGCTCCCGTTGCCAACTTCTATCGACAATGTCAATGTTCCTACACCACCGCTAAGTACCAATACTTCTTCGTCGGATTCAGAATGTATCGAACCATTTGACTTAGGTCAGCGTGCGACCTTTGGTGTCGAACTGACATCGACAGCTAGCAACGGCGAGAAAATGTGCGCAGAAATATGCAAAGAGATCTTTCCTAACGAACAGATGCTTTTTAACTATAGACACTGCAAAATCGTCAATCCTGATACTCATGCTGCTCTCGAATTTGATATATTTATTCCGGCTCTTTTGTTGGCTATAGAGTTCCAAGGTCAACAGCATTATGCATCGTCCGGGTACTTTGGAACTCGACCAGAATCTCAAATTGCACGTGATCACACAAAGGCGTATTTGGCCGTACATTATGGTATATTTTTGATAACAATTCCATACACTTATACCCCAGACATGATCCGTAATGCGTTGCAATATATTAAGCCAAAAGACGTGCATGTTGCTAAAATCGAAGATATCAAGAAACCTATGAATGTCGCCGATCCTCCTCCGGATAGGGCCGGAAACGTCGCACGTGTATCTAGGCTATTCAGGGATTTTTTATAAAATGCAAGGGAAATTGTTAGATTTATTTATAGATGAACTAAAACTTGGAATCGCTGACGATATTACTTATGAAAAAATGGACACTTGTTCCGCATATTTTGGGAGACGGTTTTGTTCATCGTGTTGTAAAGAATGGGGCGATATGGACGTACTTTTAGATCTAATTGCGACTCGTACTGGTGTTGAACGCACGGCAGCGATGAGAAAATTACGCTCTGATAACGTTGTTAAGCATGTTGCATGTTGTAACAGAGCACTGTTTCCAGTACAACATAATATTGCATCAGTAACGTGTCACGCTGTTCATTTGTTGAATTCGTCTGTTCCTCTTGGAATCCCATCGTCGCTGGCTCTAAGTGCTAGTCGAGAACGCTATCGAAATGTTGTGCACAAGAATCAAAAACCAATTCCTATAAGAGATCTTACGTCACTCGATCAAGTTATCGCAAATGAATCTCAATAAGATATTTATTAATGAATAAAAATAACATCGTTCGGAATAACGACGTCACGTTTCGTACGTAACTGTAAAATGTTTTTCCCGAATAAAATGAACGTATTGTCTGTGTCAGATTTAGAGACTACTGCGTGGAAAAGTTTGTCACTGGCCTCTGCGACATTTACAGTATCAAACAATTGTATATGGGTATTTCCGCCACTATTGAACAAAAACAATGTCGGTCAAGGATCGATCATTTTGCTAAGCGATATGCCAATGTGGTACAACGATTATAACCTCTGGTTACATAACACTGCAAAAGTTTCATTTGTTTGGAAAGATGAACGTTATACATCAGTGTCAGAGTTTTGTGATAAGTTTTTTACGGACGACGTTGTGCGCAATGAAAAAGTACTTTTAGCTGCTCTTACGTGTAAGTTCTCACAGCATCCAACGCTTGGTATGGCACTTGTTAAGCTCGGTGACCATGTTGCAACGCGTCATGGAGGTAAAGGTGCATTTTTAACAGAAGCTATGCCAAGACTTTTAGCACGAGTACGTGACGATCTTAAACTCACAGAAACGCTTGCTGGAACATTGTTGCATGCAAAGATAACGTCGACGTCAAACAAAGTTTCCGGAAGTATATCTGATCCAAAGAGTGACTTCGGAAAGCTAGAAGATGGTCATAGATATTACTTTCTTGGCCGTCTTTTGTCTAAGATTTTGAGCACGTGTAGAAAACAACAACCACTTCAAAACATTGGGTTTAAACTTATGCGAGACGGTCCAGCATTTTCGTACGTCTTCGATGACGTAGAAGAAGGCAGATACCTTACGATATCTTTACAAACATATTTGATAGATGTCGTACCAAAAGTATCGAGAACACTCGTTAACCAGCTTATGCTAGAAGGTATGGCATATGTTCGTGAATCTATCAAGAAAAAACTAATGAATCCGTGGGATCCTAACGTAGAAATGATCGAAGGTGCTATATTTCCGGCATCAGGAAATACTAGCGACTTTACGAGTCCAATGTTAGCCACTAACGGAAAATGCCTGGAAGATCTCATTGAGCAGTGTAAAAAACGCAAGTTCACATCGATCTTTTTGCAACCAAAATTAGACGGAGTGCGACTAATGATGCATATGAAAGAAGGCAAACTTGTAGCATTCACTCGAGGAGGAAACAAGCACGATATTGGTGATGAGTTTGCTGCCGAAGCCACGGTCATTTTAAACAAGCTAGAAGCTGTCCATGGGCCAGGAATTATCCTTGATGGTGAACTTTACATTCACAGTGTTCCATTGGGCATGTTCAACGTCCTGAACGATGTTGCAGGATCAAAACCAAATGTTGGAAATCTCGTCCCTATGCAAGTTGGTAAGATCAATGGAGCAGCAGCGTCATATGAGCTAAAAGGTGATACGTATAAGCGTAACAAACCATTGATCGACGTTCTCGAATATCATGTTTTTACATGGCTAAAAAAAGACGTTCCCATGCCTGCGTTTGAAAGATGGACAGAGTTAAAGAAATACATAACGCTAGACACTCTGGGCGCAGATCATTGGACACCTGTTGGTAACACATGGACACACTCTGGGCCACGCATTTGGCTTGTTCCAGGAGTAAAATTCGATGATCAAACCAGAATCGAAGCAGCACTGAAAATGGTCATGTCTAAAAACTATGAAGGTATCATGGTCTACAATCCCGATGCTCCGTATGAGCACAAGCGTTCAACGAGCCTCATTAAACTGAAAACTACAGAGACAGAATGGTTCCAGATAGTTGGAATAGAGCCAGAGAAAAATGGACTGGAATCTGCAAACTTGATATATCGATATGGCAATTCTAACTACGTTTCGTCGGGATTTTTCTCTAACGAAATGAAGCGCGAATTTTACGACGCCTATGTTAACGACCCAGAAAAATACACTGGAATGTGGGCTTATATAAGGTTTCAGAAAATCACCGAACATACAGGGTCACAGGGTGCATTGCGTGATCCAAAGATTTTGCGCATCAGTGAAACACCGGAAAAAGACTAGTACGAAAACTATACAAAACATTTACAAATATTACGAATATTACATAGGTCTAAAAATGACCTCAGATAAAATGGAACATAGTTTCGAACCCTATCTGGAGATGTGCAAAATGACGAAGTTGCATGCAGGTGATGGTAAGTTTCTAGTTGATGGTGTAACAATGGATTTTGACGCCGTTGCTGCACACATCTTCGAGAAGTATTCCGTGGAAGTCACCAAGCAGGAACTAGTCGATGTTATCGGTAGAGAGACCCTCGAGCCTATTATGAATGATCCGCGCAAGCTGAAGGTCATCGAGTCATTCTTCTGTTTCGACAACTGGGAAAGTCTGGCTATTGCCTATATCCGAGCGGCAACTCAGTCGGTGACTAAGATTGTTTACAGGAAGGGCTGCTTGAATATTTTTGGCGATGCTGCGGAGAAACTCATTCGAGTCAACGAAGACGCCTACAGATTTGCGCATAAGTATTCAGTATCTGGCAAGAAACTTGAGTCGTATTGGCAGCTCCACAACGTGATTCGACGAGCGTGTCGGGAGAAGGATGTCGATGTTCTGTCCAATATCCTCTACGTGATCGAAAACGACAACAGATGTGATGATCTTCCTCCACGAAATATTTTGCGGGCACTAGACATCGGTGCACAGGTTGCCGCATACGAGGGTCATCTAGAACAGCTGCAGATATTGTACGCGTACGGTGAGAAGAAGTACACAGCCCCACTGCGCAATGGCAAGACATTATGCGACAACAGCGGCGAGAAGAAGAAGTTTACCTTCAGTTCTAGTGTGGCCAGGTTTGCTGCGAGAGGCGATCATCGCGACTGTTTGCATTTCCTCGCGCAGAAGAAAACGAAGCTGACGAGCGTCGTGGTATGTGCCGCTATTGAATGCAACAGTGAATCGTGTCTCCGTTTCCTGCTGAACAACGGTGCTCCGGTAACTCAAATCAGCATTGAGTCTGCATTCGCGCGTCCTCGAATGATGAAGATTCTGAAGGAATTTGAGTGTGTCCTTCGCAACCGTAGCACGGAGCGTTATTTCGCGGACCCACATCCACGAAGTTACGATTCGTTGATGGTTCTCGGACATCTGCCTGGACTCGACACTTGTAACCATTCGACGTTCGCGTATCTCACGTATGCTGTAGAGCGTGGTTTGGTTGTACCTGACGAGATCCTCTTGAAGATTTTCAACGATCCTAAATATGTCGTTCTCAGCGACTGGATGACGCCACATCTCACGCTTGGGATATTCGCCTCTGCATGGAGAGCTGGCGGACACAAGCCGTCGAAGGAAGTCTTGGATGCCTTGAACGCTGGTACCGACGTTGCAAAGGATTGGGCCTGGCTCCTAAGCATGACAGATGCAACACCACCGAAGAAAAAGGCTACACCTCAGTCAGCACGAGCATCGTCGCCGGAGAGGCCGAAGAAAAAGACTACGCATAAGCCTGCATTTTTCGGGTGTCCTGATGCAGAATCAGGACAGCCTCAACCGGCACGAGCATCATCGCCGGTGAGGACGCCTCCTGCATGGGGATGGGGACGGCCTGTCAGTCGACCATCATCGCCGGAGAGGTCGAACCCTGCGCCCATGCCTGTTACAGGATGGGGACGGCCTGTTAGTCGACCATCGTCGCCAGCTACAGGATGGGGACGGCCTGTTAGTCGACCATCAACACCAGACGAAATGCCCGCTCTGGAACCCGTGAATAGTGCGGCTGCTACGGCAAAGCCAATGGGATGGTAAAACAATAGCTTAGAAATAATTACTGCAACTTATATTAATAATATAAATCAAAATACTATCAGAGATCTCGTTCCGTTGTTTGTGCGCAAATACCATATTTCTGGTATATCTCTAAGTGCTGGAATGACGCCGAGTATCCCGGTACCTGACGAAGAAATCTTCAAAAAATCCTTTACAATATCAGTGCCCAAGGTTCCGATATGTGTGTATTCTTCGACTAAAACTGTAGATGGTTTTCCGCCTGGAAAAGTAACGTTATACACTGGTTTGAGAAAATCGATCGGGCCATGCTTAACCGTGCCTATATCGAGATCTATTTTCTTATGTTTATATGTTAAACATATGCTAGTTTCGACGGTTATTTTTGCATTAAATGTAACTGGATATTCACGTTTAGAAAGATCATATTTATCCATCATAGCGTTATAACAAATGGCTCTTGTAAGTTGGTCAGTAATGGTTTTGGAGCCGGAGATAGAGCTAGGAATAAGAGCATCGAGCTTTATTGACGATGGCTCACATTCACTGGAAAAAGACGTCATCGTGTATTCTCCATTGATAAGCTCTATCTTAATGTTTGGACTTATGATGTTCTTATGTGTACCATTGCAAATAGTACCGAAAGTAGCCGGGGATTTGCAGTGATAAACGACTGCATCTTCTTTGTGTATAAATATTGAAACGTTTCCGCTAGTAAAACTCAAACCATTCTCACAGAAATGTAATAGTAGATTTTGCCTGTTATTTAGCCACGTAATCGAACCCATTTGTAGAGTAGAAAGGTGCAAAAAACATAGCCACATTTTTATTTCTGATGATTATTTTCATTAAAATATTTATAAAAATGGCCGATTCTGATAATGAAAGTTTACATTCTGGTGCAGGTTCGGACGATAATCAAATGCATGGTTTTAATAACAGGAACATAGACGTCGGTAATACATTGTCATTCGTGACTCATCTGGAGATAACACAATTATTAATTAAAAGAATGGAGCAGCTCAACGATCCAGTAGGAAAATTTAATCAAATTTCACAAAAAATAATAGTCGAATACGGTTCTGATACCGGATTACTTAAACTCATGATAGCTGAATTAATGGATTCTTCTATCGAGTATCCGTTGATGTTAAAACGTGGATCAAGTTGGGTAAAGATTCACACCGACGTCGAGGTTTTCGACGAAATGATTGATATGATTGTTCTGACGACAGAAACCGGGGAAGTTTCGTTTAATAGCGTTGCTGAAGATCTCTCTCTGCGACCAGGGTCGGAACATATTGCCATGTTGAGAGATCTAGAACGATTGCGAATTTTGCGCAACAATATGGGACGTCGTGCAGCATAATTTTATAAAATGGAATCTTTCTGGCATGACTATCGGGGTGCCCGTGTAGAGGTACGTGCAGCAGGCCTTATTTGTTGGAAATTTAACAAGGAGGGCAAAGTAACAATGTTGCTAATGATTGAAAATAGAGATGGTGTAGAGTGCTTGTCAGATCCAGGAGGCAAAATAAGCACCGAGGATAGTTCGGTGCTAGAAACGGCTTCGCGTGAATTTAGCGAGGAATTGGGTATCGAGCAACCACAAATGTTAGATTCTTTTGATATATACAGCGAGGGCGCAAAATATTTGTTCATTGTATCAAGGATTGCGGATGATGCGGTCGATTGTCAAGGATGCGGTATATGGGTTACTATAAGTGATCTTATAAGTATGTCTTCTGGTAGAGCGCTGAATCCAAGACTAGCTTTAATAAAATCAAGACTCATCATTTCGCTGCGTTTGTTGGAATCGGAATATAATAAAAACGCAACCAATAAGACACCGTGAAGTTGTCGAGCGTCTTAGAACATCGGTCGGAATGCCGATGTGGGACGCTTCAAATGGAAATATTAATGGTACATTAATACCCGTGTATAATGCTCCTCTTATAATCGTTCGTATAATAAACAAAATGTTGTACATATATAATGAAAATGACGAACGTGTTCCAACGACTGAAGCAGATGCAATAAAGTCACTGTTTAGCAGTGTGGGTGCGTTATATTCGTGGATGATATCTAATGATTCGGAATGGCTTATGTTCTATTTTTTCAGTCGTTCTGCCGGTACATTAGTGACATCGCCACTATTGTTACCAGTGCTTTGTGGAAAAACTTCTTGTAAAATAGTTTCGCAATGGAATATGCCACCATTAAAGACGTTTTATTTTCGGAATCTGATCATACCGAGAAATTCCATACCGATAGGATACGTTGACGCACTGGTAAACGATTCCTTGTTAGGAAAATATTATACACATGCACAATTAATAGACGACAAGCGGTGGACGAAAGTTTCACGATCACCTTCTATCAAAATAACGATACCTATTTCTACGTACTCTGGACCACCATCTGAACACTTGAAAATGTCTTCGCCAGAAAAAGAGATTGGCGTCTGTTCTCATCGAGGCGAGCTATGTAAACTTTGCAGAATAACACCAGGTACAGTAGTGTTTCGGTGGAAAAATACACTTGTGTCAGAGGGAATCGACGGTCCTGTATTTAATATGAATGCCATGAGTATTCTGAAAGGTTATTCATCGCATGCATGGAACATTTTAATATGTGTAGATAACGCACGTGAAGAGTCTGAAGTAGATAAGTGTATTGGAGATTCTGTGATTCATACGACAATCACTCCGCTGGCTGGATTCAGAAAATACCCAGACGCTACTTACGAAGAAGTTGAACATCAATTATGCGAATATGCAGGAAAACCACTGATCTACTATGATCATATAAATAACAACTTAGTGAAAGCAAACGTACTTGCAGCAGTCATGGGAGTATATATAGCAACGGTACTTTACAATGATCGCGAAATGATGATGTTGCATCACGAAATATACGACGTTGAGCTCTGTGACGGTGTAGTTGTATCGAAATCTTTATTTTGAAAATGTTTTATTTATAATAAAACGACAGTTCCATTAAGATTTTTTTCATTAATCGTGTCCACTATAATAACAATTGTTGTAATAGTGAATATCAAATTTATACTAAATGGTCACGACGGAGATGCTCATCTATCGTTGTTAAAATTGGCATTCATAGTTGCAATCGTCGCTGAAATTATGACAAAAGAGCCACCAAAGCAAGAAATAGTTCTGCCGACTTTGCTATTGTTATTACTGACTGTTTTCGCAAATCATCGCGTTGACGATCACGAAACTCGAAGAGATTGGTTGAAAGTCATGTTAGTTTTACTATATATAACATTGTTCGTACAGATTTGTGTATTAATCTCATATAAAAATGGATTTGTCAGTACTTTTCACTCCTGTAACGATGCCTCCACCGTTGCACGATCCAACAGGAGGTCTCCTGAAACCAGCGTTAGGACCAATTAATTACATCATAGGAGCCATGCAAGATGCTATTTTAGCGAGTATTAGAGACGAGATCTTTTTGTTAAAAATGGGCTTAACGGATGGTACCATGCTCATAAATGATTACGTCGATGACGCATTTAAGACCGTATTTAAGGATGCTCAAGCGATGGTACAACAAGCTACAAATACGATTAAAAGTGTACTTTCCATGGATAATGGCGTCCTCGATGATGCTACAGCACTCCTTGGAAACATTGAAGATATGGTTGGTTCTATTGCCCTTACCATAGGACAAATGGCGATGTCTATAAGTAACGTATTGACGCACGGTGCAAGAGATGTCGTAGGTGCCATCGACGATATTCTTAACGACACTCGTAACAATATAGGACGTGCGTTGGAGCAAAATATTTCGTCATTGACCAAAGATGTTATGTCATCTTCAAATGCCCTAACAGCGGACATAGATTCATACATAATTACTGTAAATAATGCATGCGCATCGGCTATTTCTACCGCCAAATCTGGTCTACGACAAGCAATGTCAACGATAAGTGTCGATATAAAAAACGCTACCGGGGAAATGAAAACACTTGTAAACGATGGTACTTCGCGCACAAGAGCTGCACGGAACAGACTGGCTTCGGTATCGACAAACAACATTCTCCAGACCATCGATGTAAGTGGTGTTAAAAGTGACTTAGAGTACGTCAAAAATAAATCATCCGAAGCATTGGGATCGCTGAATATGCTAGGTACTATAACAACGATAATAATCCTTGTGATGGTGGTTGTTGCACTGATAGCTACATATCGTATATATCATATGTTTTTCAAATCTATTTTGCGTGGCGATTTATAAAATAAAGAGAGTAAAACTAACGGTAACTGGCGATTGTCAACAACCATTGTCGCTATTGTTAGCATTACTAGTATCACATAGCGATGACCAGTCTTTATTGGCTCATGGACATTATCACGAAATTGGATCAAATGCAAAAGAAGTAAAGGTTATTTTCGCTTCTGGTGTCGGAAATCGCACGGCATATGGTTTGTATTTATCGCACGATTCTAGTAAAATATACGTTTCTAATAAAACGTTTGAGCCTCTGATCGATGCGATTCATATCAAATACAGAGCCGACGAAAGTGTATCAAAGACGCTCCGGTACTGTGCAGGTGATAATGCCATATTTTACTCGGACTTTTTGCACGCATTGATAACAAACGTTAGGACTCCTGGACTTCCACTATATAGCAACTTAAATACCATAGATGTAGGTGTGTGTATGATAGATATAGATCCTGCTTTAATACCGGTTTTACCACTATTTGCTAGATATTGGAATCCGGAATCAAACGAGATCACAAAGTACACAAAATCTATTACTAGACTTACAGAAATCCGTATACATTAATCATTTATATGAATTCATATATTAATGGCTTTCTTTTAATGATATTAGTTTTCGGAAAAGTTCTGCAGATTCTTCTGTAATACACTTGTCTAGACAGATGTTTAAGAATGGCAAATCGCAGTTTCCGACAAGTATGTCGGAGCGTTCTCCGACGAGTTCCGACAAAGCAATATCGGACATATCTTTACGTTCTATGTCGACGAGCGCGTTCAGAGCCTCGTAAATGTTATATTTGTAACAGAATTGGTCATCTGTGTTACGTGCATATTTGTAACATTTTTTTCCGAGCTTATTAGCAACATAATTCGCAAACACAAGCTCATTTACATTTGCCTGAGTCTTTGTATAAACATCCATCGCTCTGAGACCTCCAATCACATGCTCCATTTTTGTTATTTTTTAATGTTCGTCATACGTGTTTTTACTTGGATCTATGTGTAAGAACGCTTAAAATGGCATTGGCAAATCGGAGATTGTTAACCGCCCCCGAGATAGAGAAAATACTCGGTGCTATAAGTAATTTTCGTATAAACAAATCTTTTAAATCTGTGCACGATGAAAACGTTTTTGAGGCATTGCGTAACAATTTGCGCCCATTTTTTTCGGACATTTTGGTATCTGATCATCCCGATATTGTGAAGCATTTGCGAGAAAAATTGAGGCGCAAATTCCTTTGCTGCTTATTAGTTCCAGGTATCAGTGATGGTTCGCGTGCATCATCGGCAAACACTGAACCTATTAATCAATCTACACTCAAATCTACACAATCAGCTGGTGCGAAAAATCTCGGCAATCCTATTAATGAGCTGTTGTCAGTCGCAGCTACTAGAGTCGCTGAATATATTTATACGTCGCTCTATTGTTATATGCCTGTGCCAGAATGGTACATGTTCAGATCATACGATTCCATACGCGAATTAGTTGTTGAACCGCCTCCCGACATCGACACTGTTCTTGCAGAAGCCATGGATATGATATCGCCACCTATCGAGACTATTATTGTCCGAAAACCAAATGGAGCGATGTGCAATACATCAAAAATATCCGGGGATTCTGGTAACCCGATGCTTAAGATTCTACCGTCATGCGACCCCGCTAAAAGTTATGTTTTCCATACGGTTAGATTTTCTGTAACGGAGGCTTTAAAACTGCGACGAACGCCATTTGATATATTAAGCGCGATCGATGATTTTTTAGATAGCGACTCTAATAGTTTTCTCGGAACATCTGTATGTAAAGCAGGCATTACTGCAAATACTCCTACATATTTCGAGATAAGCATCTGGAGTGAAGATTCTACTGTCGGTTTCGCTGCTACACAAAGTATCGTAAATATTGGAAAAAATACTACCGGCCTCGCGTCGTTTGAAATTTTACACACACCCACGACAGCGTGTATAACCGATGTAGAAATCATTGATACACGACGTTTAGGTAAGCTCGCGTCGATGAAGTTAGACGGTACTCCGGCGAAGATGTGGATAGTGTATTTGTTAAATCCAATGTCACTTGTACCACCGGAACATTTGTGTTACTTTTTGTCATACTTGGGATTTCAGATAGCTGGTGTTGAGCGCAATGCTGTCGGTAGAGTCATAAAATTGCGCATAGCTGAGTGGAAATGCTCAGTAGATGGCAAACTACTTGACTGGATATCAAAAGCATCGACATCGGAAAAAACATCTACGCCCGTGGGAAATATAGTATCCTGGAGATCAGAAAATTCTGACAAAATGTTACCATATTCTATGTTTTATGTCGTTAAGTATCGTGCCCATATAAAGAAAAAAGTCCAAAAGAAACCTAAAAAATCTACTAAAAAGCCCGATGAAAATACCTTCGAATACTTCGTTGGAAATCACAGATACTTGTGGAGCCAAACATATACAAATGTTATTCCAACAATGACAAAAGTGATGTGTGCTACGTCTGCACGACACGCAATGGATCGTGAGTGGATTACGAGTGTCGCAGGTACAAAGGTGTCACAATCAGGAGCCGATTATGTAACGATGTATGCCTGTCACATAGGTCCCGTTCCACAAGCGATCACTCATGTTTCTATTGGTACTGGTGGGCCTTTAGCAGCGATGAATGAAGATCCCAATAAAGTATTCACAAATTCTGCTACAAGAGGCCTAGTTTATACTGCAGATGGCAGTCAGAGTAATATTGTCCTGGGATCGACATCAAACTGTAATGGTGCATCTTCGGTTCAGGTAAAAGAAATATACCACGAAGGTACACTTTCTTATGGTATTGTAGAGAAGGGTGCATTGACATCAGATTCTACGGTAAAATCATACAAAACACCAATACCTGACGAAGATGAACAGCCTTTGTTTTCACTCATGTAATTCTAATTATTTTTTAATATCATTATTATAGTAATTATTTTTTAAGATCCTTATTATACTAATTATTTTTTTTCATATATTTTTAATATATTTTCACAACAATATCTATGTATTTTTCATTTATATTTTTAATATATTTTTCATGGAGGTCTGTGTATTTTTTCACGTATCTATGCTACGCCGGTAGCGACAACTTCGGACTGAATGCGGGGATTCCTCGTGATGATAGGAATGTAGCAAATACCATAATCAAAGATCACCCGAGGATCGTTTCGGTGTTTGACGCAAATGTCATAGACAAGCCGCTGAACATCGATAGGAGCTAGATGTGGCAGGTACGTTTTGTAGAGATTCTCGAGGCACTTCATTACATAGCCATCTCTCTCGGTCATGGTAGCACAAGTCTTGTAAAAATCAAACGAAAAGCCATGTTCGCGAAGATATTCATCAGTAACGATGCGTGGAACATACAAATTGCCGTTTTCCGGCTTCTTGACAACGACGTCGGTGTTTGTTCCAATTTCGATGGCATCTACCGCCGTGGCGACGACGTCTACGTGTGTTGGTTTTTTGCTCAGAAGCTTCGCTCTTGTACTATCTCCAATGGTGTTTGTCGCTTGGATCTCTTTGATCTCCAAGAGCTCTAGGAACGCAAAATATCCCATATATGGAATGGGGTTGTCAACACCAGCCACCGCAAGCTGTTTCCATGCATCGAACTCACTTACGATACTCGCCATAAAGTCTCGATTTATTGACGGTAAGCTAGGTCTTGCGTAGCATGGACGACGACTGTTAACTGCGTCGTGCTCGGCCACTAAAAACTTCTCCGAAACGTTGTCCAATCCTGCCAATGCAGTCATCGAAATAAGGCTCGTAATGTGCTTAGTTTCCGACACCACTTTCGAAATTTCACCAAGCTTGTAGATACACGTATTTTGAAGTCCTGCGCGGTCACATGTGATGTCAGCACCATTGACTAGCGGCCAGATATGAGAAGGGTATTCAGTGACCATGCAGTCGATAACTTTCTCCGCAAGTGTCTGGCACCAGGACATGTCGTCGTCGCCGTGGTTAAACGGACAGTGGCAACCGTGTGCTACGAAGTTTGCAGGAGTCATCAAGAGACGATTACCCGGAATGTCGTCGTTCGCAGGAGATACGAACAAAGTAAAGACCTTAGGATCGCTCTTTGGATATACCAGAGCCTTAAATTTGGCAATGATCGCACTGTACAAAGCGTAGGGACATCCCTCTGAAAAGGGACAATCCTGAGTGACGCGTTTTGCATGTGAAAAAGTCGGCAAAACTTGGCTCTTGATGCGCTGAAGTATCGATACGTGGACAGCTAGCATATCAGCTGCACCTTCCTCGTTTAGAACACCACCTTTGCATCCATACGACTGACCTGTGCATTGCATTCCCCGAAACGAATCGGCGATCTTTGATCTACAATGAGCAACCAACGGTCGAGGTGTCAAAAGAAGCGACATAAGAAACTTGGCGATGTGTGGCAAACAGTCGTTAGTCACGAGAAATGGTGACATGAAATTTCTCTTAACGTTGTCAAAATCGACTACCGTAACACTTGGATCGCTAGTGAGCGGAAAAGTCTTTGTTTTTGCTATCATAACACCACATGTCGTACTATACATGTATGCTCCGATACGTTCATGGTGGGTTTTTCTCTGAGACATTTTATAAAAATTATTTTTTCCAATACCTTTAATACCGGACTCTAAAAGTCTATGTGACATCTTTTAGAATATTGACCCACCAGTCTTTTTGACCTCCTTATTTCTTGATTTTGTCAGAACCTGTACGAATCCTCCATAGTAATTATTGTGGATATTTTCGTTATATTCTCTCGAGTATGTTCCGTCTGGGTTCATCCATGTTTTTATCGGTATTGGAATACCGTTATTTAGCAATGCCGAAGTCTCTCCGCGTCGCAACAAAGGAAAGTTTATTCCGTATTGATTTGGACATACTACTGTTTCGTACGAAGTATCGTTTTCGGAAGTAAAAACTAGCGCTTCTGTATGTGATTGTGTTCGCGTGTGTAATATTACTTTAAGTGCGGGCGTTCTCGATCCTTCTAGGCCTATAAAACCGTTACCGTAACTTTTTCCATCCGGCGATAGACCGAACATTCCACGCTGACTTATGAGCAAATGTCCAAAAATGAATAGCGCTGTTTTACCATGGATTTCTGAGAGCGTAATAACACAAAAATCAGTCATTGCAATAACAGTCCGGTCGGCCGACAATATTGTTTCTAGCTCTGATGTGAAACAGCGATGCTCAGTGATCGGTGCGATAGTGGAAAAAGTCTCTTCTTTTGACTGTATATACTGTCGAATGTCATAGCAATATATTTGCCGGTCCGGGAGATTAGGATTTTGATTAGGATACCGTACGAGCATTGTCGATGAATAACTGTCAACCAGTTGTGGTACAGTGATTTGATCGGAAAAGTATGTAGACTTTGGCATGTATGGTAAAAGACCATATTTAAAAGAAAGTGCCATGTGAAATTCTTCGCGACGCATAACCGTACCCAGATCGATGCCTGTTTCTATTGACAGTGACATCAAGTCCGACAGTGGTATTAGTGATGCGGCAAGTAAAAATTGGATAATTTCGTCACACTGCTGTGAAGTTTCTTCGTTGTTATATTTGGTTACGTTTCTGTAAAAATCCGTTTCCCAATGTGTAGGTATGCGATTACATTTGATCAGTTTTTTAATGTATTCTCCGGCCGCACTTGGATATAACCAGTTCAAGCCGGGTGCATAAATTTCGTAGATCTTTTCTAGCGATGTTAAAAGACCTGTTATAATGCGCGTTTGTACACGGTGTTCGTCAGCAAGATTTAGTAGTATTTTTAATTTATTTGCGTGATCGGAATTCGTCAAAATGATGTCAGCATTTTCCGCCTGTTCCATGAAATCAGCTATGCCTGCACCTAGCGATTCACGTGGATAATAGGCCTTCTCTTTTGCGGTACCAAAATAAATACCAGTTACACGTGGTTCTTCTGCAAAATAGTCCACACAGAGGCCCCAGACCATAACTACAGGTACTTCAGAACCTACTGTCCATTTGAATGTCTTACAGTCAACTATCGTTGTTTTGTGATCAAAATTCGAATCGACATATAACGAATATGGCCAAAGATAGTCGCTGGGTATTTTAATAAGATCTTGATGTACAATACTTGGTGATCTAATTAGCGCAGATAGAGGTGATTTTCCCAATGTTTTTACACCCATACTTCCATAGGAAACAGTTATATCGCGTAGAAAATTTAACTCACTGTCAGCCGACACCATTTTTGGACTCTTTTTGACATAAAATGTTGCTGGAGACACTTTTGTAACATTACCTCCAGAAAATCGCATATGAATAGCGCCGTCTATCAGCGCAGAATTAAATAACATTTTATCATACGTATAAAATGCAGAGACAACCATTGTTTTTGATTTCAAGCCCAGTTACGTCGGCAATTTCGATGAAAATTACACCGGATTATGAACGTATTTGGGTACCTTTAGCTCCGGAAGTATTAGCCGAACTCGCATACGACCCTGACGTTATGTCTTTGCCATCGTTTGCGCGTTCTATCGCGATTCCTGCATTGATAAAACATTATTCAAGAATAGCAAAAACGCCCGCACCTAATACGAAAAGCGTGTTTTGCTTGACCGGAACAGACACCGATGTCGCAAGTATGGTTACGGTGGAACTTTTAGGACAAATTATCGACATTGGACCAGTGTGGTGGGAGCTCGTAGGATACATAATGGCCTCTCTAGGCATAGACACAGAGATGCTCTGTTACAGATCAAACGCATCGTCATTTCCGCCGTTACAGCCACAAATTTCACTCTTTGAATCTGGCATCGATGGTTGGTTTGCACTCCACGGTTATACGCGTTCCGCAGAGCTCAGCGATCGCTTCGGCATCAGCGTATATGTTACAGAAAATCCAGATATTGCGCCCGGAGCGATCGTTTTAAATGTCGAAAAAATAAAATCACTTGTAACTAAAGACTTTGAAACACGGACTTTTTTGTCACGCGAATTAGGTTCAACGTTACCGATTCCGATATTCTGCATGATGCCCGTTATCAATGATTTTCAAGCATGTTGGGAAGAAAGTTCACGTCACTCAAATGTGTATCCTGTGACGCGAGAATACTTCGATCTAGATCGTAACAGAAATATTACATATCCTAGGTTTTTACCGATAGATCCAATACAAGATAAGATTCCTGGTTTTCATCCTGGAATCGGTATATACTCGTGGATATCAGCACCACAAGCATGTCATGCAATCATGTTTAGAAATAAGCTGGAAATCGATGATTTCTTGTGCATACGTGAGAGTAACCACCAAAATTGCATACAGTCATGTCCAGCGGAAATTAAGAGAATTGTTCCTGTACTTCATTGACCTGTGACTTTGTGACGTTTCCAATTGCGTATTTGCGAAATAACATCTATCAACGTTGTGTCTGACACGTCCGTGTTAAATGGGTGAATAACTATATGATTTTGTGGCAAATTATTACCGTTTCTTCTTGCGTAAATATTGCGTTCTGAGACTTCTGCACGATCATCAAGGATCATTGTACGAGCGGTATCAATAATACGGTTTTCTGGTGAACGTTTATCATGTAAAATCTTATGTATAGTATTTGTGTCACCGTCGCAACTGTCACGTGTCCATAAGCCTGCAAGTGAAATGCCATGGAAAACGTGCTTTACAACGTGTTTTGCATACTCGTCAGTGGCAGCTGTATACACATAAATTTCATCGAAGAGTGCCACTACTTCGCGAAGTAATTTGTAGAAATGTGGACGTATCAAAACGTTGTAACCAATGGGTATTTCGAAGTGATCGAGTCCACGTGGTACGGGTTCATCTATGCCAATGCTATGTACAATAGTTTCATCGAGATCAAAAACTATGCGAAATTTATCATCGATTTTACTTAGCTCACTTTTGTGACTGAAGCTCATTTTATTATAAAAGCGATTCTTGATATTGCATGTGTTGTCTTGGTCGTTGTATCCAGTATTACTGTGCTGCATATAATGGCTAATTTGCGAATATTCACAGCAATAACCGTGGGTGCCGTAATCGGGTGGATATTATCAGGACAACTTCTGCACAATCATGACATATTTGATTTCGATTCTTACGAATTAACACATCGACGAACCTTTTACCACATATTTAGCACATTGGCAGTATTTTTGTTACTCGTTCATATAATTATCGCAAGTTACCGCGAGTGGAAGAGGCCACGTATATAAAATGAGCGTCAGATTCTTACGATCCGAGGCAGAGGGCGAAGATTGTATCGCACATATACAATCTCCAGAGACTATAGATACTGAGACTTTTGTGCGTCATTTTCTATCTGCTTACACTGTGGCTGATTTAGAATCCGGAACGATAACTTATCATCCAGGGTCTGCAGTTTACGCTAAAGCAGTAAACGACGCTATTCGTTTAATTAAACAAGATGGACATCGAGAACGTTTACAGGCTAAGTTTACACAGGCTGCAGAAGTAGATATGTATTATGAGCTTCGTAAAAACGAAACATCGGCATTGAGTGCATATATTTTCGACAAAGTTCTCGCAGAACATTCTGGTAAATCTATTGGTATTGATTTGATGTGGGCTCTTTCATTTTATAATAGTAGCAAAGGTTCAGCCATCGAAGCTATAAATGAATTGCGCGGCAAAAGTTCATCGTTTGGTGGAGGCATGCTGTGTGACAAATGTGGTAAGAAATCATCGATCATACAACCAGTTCAATTGCGATCTGGCGATGAACCTACACAGATCAAAATCATCTGTATGGAACCTAGTTGTGGTCATAGTGCTATCATTGGTTAAAATTGCGAATCTTTATATTTATAATATATTTTCTCATGTGTTTATGCGGTGTTTTCAGGTTCGTGCTTTTCTGGCGTGGTGCGCTTCAGACCGAACCTATAGATTTCGTAGATCCAGAAGAGAACACCACAAATTAAAGTAATTGTAGCGAGGCGATTTACGGGTCGTGATCCAGTATCAATGCATTCGCGCCAAAAGAGCACCATGCCGATCAAAAGCCACGCAACGTCGAAAAAACCGAGAACAACGTAAAGGGTCTTTTTCACTGCCGTAGTAAGACTCGGGAGCGCCTCCATTATAACCAGATAAAGAATAACCGCAGCACGCAAAGCACCGTGAATCACAAACCACTTTGGAATGCCGACGTTGCGCGTAAGATTAGTGTCATCGACACATCTTGTTTGCTCTTCGACACTCAATGGCAAGATGATATCTACGACCGCCAAAACAAGGGCAAGCGGAAGTACCAAACACTTAGTAACCTTAAGAAGTCTCTCCATTTTTATATATTTATTAATCCATTTTAACTCGGATACAAGAGTTTCTTGAAACGACTGAATAAACCCGATACCACGGGAACAGTGGCTTTGATGGCTGTTTCAATGATGCTAACAACGGCTCCCTGGGGTGATTTTTCTTCTGTGGAAACATGGATAAAGCCATTTTTAGCCTCTGGCGCATCTTGAACTATATTGATTTTGTGTGGCACCGGGCGACAGTCTTCGTCTGGTATGACGCTCGGTGAAACATCGACGGTTTTAGTGTCAAAAAGTGCTAGATGTTGTGGATGATCTTTTCCAAGATGTCTGACTATAAGAACTGCCCGACTATGTGTTAAATCCGTGACGTCCATTTCAAATAGTTTACCCGTCATAAAGTTCCATATCTGGCATTTATGTATCTTAGGTCCAAAACGAAGTCTATGTAAGGCCGCATACGTAACGAGTTGACGCCTATACGTTTCGACAGGATCGTAATATTTACACTTGATATCGACAATCATCTGAAATTTGCGATTAATAATGAGATCGATTTCTCCAGAAACCACACCGACGCTTACGGTACATGTTAGTTGGTCACTGTCATTTGTTTGTGGTAGTGTTCTGGCGACTTCTTTCATGAAATTCTCATAGACATTTTCGTTTCTTAAAACATATACATATAGTTTATTGGATTCGTCTTCTGGACAAATCACATAACATGTAGCAAGATTTACAAAATCTGTGGGCTTTTTCATGATTTTGATATGGCTGTTATAAACATGATCTGAACGCTTGTCTCCACTTTTGGTAAGGTATTTTGCGACTTTAGGGAACGTCCGTACTCCTAGCGCATATTTTACCATCAATTCTATAAAATATCCATACAATGCAGTGTTGACGTTTTCTGGTCTATCGATGCGTGGTATACTCTCCTTTTCTATAAGTTTAAACGGTTCTGGATCAACACATTTGAGCGTCTTAGTGACGCAAATTCTATTAAGTATTCTATACGCTGCTATACCTTCTGGAAACTGTGTATAATCTTGGATTAAATATTTTAAATATCCTTCTGGTACATCTGACAATTTTGAATCTTTGTATAGGCCAAATGACATTACAGTGTCACTATCGTCACTGAAGTACATATTTTATAGCGTATGTATTTTCGTGTATAAATATTTTAACTTAAATTCAATTTGAAACCCTTATTATATATTTTCTAAATTCATTTCCAAAAATATCACTTTCTGGAGCAAATTATTTAATCAAAAATACCGATAAAACGAATCTGCAGGATCAAAAATCATCACAAATGGGTACCCCATTGACATTCACAAGTGTCAATGACTCAGTGAAATTATTTATCACAACGCAAATTACCGATAATTTTAACATATGTTAAAGGTCCTGAAAATGGGTGTCAATTGAATGTCAATTGAAAATCAATGCTTTTTTAAAATATACTTAAAAATACCATAGTTATGTTATATTTATAATAATTATTATATAATTGACACAAAAATTAAAAGAAATGATTGACACTTAAAAAATAAACACCCCCTCTTAAAAAGAGACACCCCTCTTTCAAGTATAAGATTCTGTATATTTAAAAAATATCCTATTATATTAATTAATATAAATAAAGTTAATAACTCTGTACCAAATGCAATATAGCACATAGTGATACATGACTTAGGAGGGGCTTTTAAAAAATATAAGACATATTTAGTACGGTACAACAGTGTCATTATCGAATTTGGTACCAATTGGTACCAATTAACTCATAATGTGGCCAAATCGGAAGGTACGCAAGAGGGAATCGAGTATCGTCACTAAACGCTTCTGCGTTCTTTCTCGCATCTCTTTTCTCTTCATACAAGACTCGCTTCGCTACATGTACATTCGCGAACTTTCTGCCATTTATGAGTATACCATACCGATTTGGAATATAGATGGGTTTTAACACAAATGCTCCAAGTTCGTAACACCATTCACAATCTGGCAGACACATGTTACAATCTTCAATAAACAGATTATAATAGGCCATTTTATCCATAGTGAAATATCAATGATATTCAAGTCATGTCTTTTTCGGAAACACATTACTTATGATCTTAGAAGCGCTTAGAATGCTTGGCGAGCTCCTTGTTCCAGAACTCAGCCCTTGACTCCGTGTCGTTCCGAGTGACAGAAAGATAATTGTCAACACCTCCCTTGACGCTCTTTAACGTTGACCTGGAACGGTAGATGTAAACGACCGCAGCGATGGCAAAGAACGAGTGCAGAACCATGCCGAGAACGTTCAACGAGGCCACTGACATCAGCGGATGGTTGACATCGACAAGTCCGGTAGATCCGGCATCGGGCTCAACTTCACCGCCATTGAGAACATCGTTGTTACCGATCTTGCCAATGTAGTACCATACCATCGTCCACCAAATGACCAAGAGGAGTGCAAGGATGCCATAGCCGACGGCCACGGGAGCTCCCAGAGTATAGAGAGCAAAGCCCACCGGAACGGCCAAAAAGAAATTCAAAACAACGGTTGCCATGAACATCTTGCGGACGTCATCAACGCGCTTGTCACCGGAGTCACCACCACCGACACCTTCATCCCATTCAGTGACCGAAACGAGGTCATACCACTTCGAACCACTCTTGAATGCATTGTGATAGTCACAAATGCGACTGTAAGCAAAAGCAGCAACAACGATCGCAACAATCGCTACAATAGCGACGATCACCGTTGTGATCGTAACCATAGCATTAGAATCAGCCATCTTTTATTAAATTTTTATTTTTTCTTTGGTCTTGGATTTGTGCGATGCAACCCAAGTCGTAAAAATATCAGCAATGGCCAATAATCCAAACACTGTCGTTGCAACAGGAACCGATCGTATAAAATTACACGCAAGACTGTCTTTTCCACGTATTAAATTTTTATCATATTGCAAATAACAAGTAATAACCAAACGTATTCCAAAATATACCCACGCAAAGATATCAAAATGACGTATATGGCCCGTTTGAATTAGTGACAATGCCGTAAATGACATTGCTAGAGAAAAGTCCGACAAAAGTGATATCCATCGAAATAGTAATAAAAATTTCAGATGTACATTGTGATTGTCACTATCAATAACCATGTCTTCGGATGATTCATCGTCACAATTTTCTGCTCTATATACGCCTATTTCACACAAAATAGTTACGATTACGAGTGATAACATGATTCCGTAAATAAAATCATAGTCCACTTTTATCTAGCATATAATTAACAGAGTTCACCAATATCGTAGGATCTACAAATAGTGCTACACCGTGACCTTTATACGATTTTGACAACAATGTTTCTGGATTCATAAATGCTCCCACACACTTGGTAACAAGCATATTTCCACCAGTGAGTGACAAATCCGATTCTACTACGTATTGGCCGTGAATAGTAGACATTTGCATCGATCGATATCCAGTGTTTGCGATCTCTGTTTTACCGACAACTACCGAATATCTTACGGGTGCAGAGTGAATGGCATATTGTTCTGGCGTTAAACCATTCATGAAACTACTATCGATAATTCCATTGCCTATAGCTGTCTGTTTCTCTGAGCCATCTGGGTTACGTTGAGCGTGACGATTGTACAAAAGTGGCATTTTTGAGGCATCTGTTCTATTTGATCCAACGTACTGTGCACCCAAAATCATCGCCATTTGAGTCGCATTTTTTGGACTTCCTCGACATTCTGACAAATACATGATTTCGAATATGTTATTTATGCGCTTTTTCATGCATTCGTCACGAACAGCTTTTATGTCATCTTCGGTGGCACCGGATGTACGCATTTGGGCAATTCTGGCTTCATAAATATTCTTTGTTTGACTTAGAGATTTCATTACGTGAGTGACAGGTGCCGATGCTAACAGAGCAATTTTACGTTCTAGTTGATCACGCTCAAAATCAGATCTAGCCACGCTTTTTTTCTGCAAAACATCTTCTAACTGTTGACGCGCAGAATTCACTAGCGTAGCGATAGAACCATAGTATTCATCTGTCTGAATCATGTCAGAGGGATTGAAAGAAATAACGTTAGTGTTCATGTATACTGCACAAATCTTTATGACATCATTTATAAACATGGCAGTACGTTTAGACGAATAAAATAACAACGCGTGTGTAATCGAATTCGATACCAAACCGATGTTCTTTTTCTCGAACTCACCGGCTACCAAAATGCCATCGCGAATTTTCAATCCAGCATGGCCATTATAAGTAAAATCTTCTGGAAATAATAGTGAACAAACGTCACGATAGGTACGTACAATTGTACTGTCAGCGATATCTAAAATGCGTTCGCGTCGCCATTTATAAGAAGCTAGTCTACGGTCTAAATCGGCTGTTTTTGTATATGCTCCCAAATAATCATCGGGATTTTCTACAACACAATCTGCCCTTATGGAAAGAATCATCATGATAGCCAATTCGTGAAACACCGGAGCCATTGCTGGAGCACCTGAACCAGCAATATTGTTAATGACATGTGCATGTGAACGCAACTCCATAGATGCGGCAAAATTGGATGCTGGATGGGTATTCATTTCGTCACCATCGTGATCGGCATTATATGCGGTAGTTTCTGCATTATTTAGCTCTACGCACGCATGCGTTGCATAACGTATAACATGACCCATAAGTGATTTTCTATACAGTGTTGGTTGACGATTAGCTGTTGCGAAATCACCTTGCATTAAATTGCGCCAAACGAGATCACCGAGGTGAATTTCCATCGACGGCTTATACTTTTCAGTTTGTGTAGAACCATAGGGTAAAATCCATGCTACGAGTCCTTCCCGCGATAACAAACGCAAGCGATTTATCGTATAAATATTCGCTATTTCTGACGTACAAAGTTTTCTGTAAAACTCAGATATTCCGAATTCTCCGATGTTCCCTGGCGATGGAATGACTACGCCGCGACCAACATTCGACGCGTACGCCGATGTAATATGTTCACGGATATAGCCATGTTTTGTTGGTAATCGATGAAACAGTGTTTCATACTCTGGGTTTATAGGCTTAGCACATGTTAATGCAGCTATTTTTGAATATATCGCTGCATATGCTGCAGAATACTCGTTTGACGAACAATTTATAGATTCTTGACATCTCGGATATGGAATACTTTGACATTCTAAAACGATGTCTTTATACTTGGAAGTTTCGTAGTTTTTGTGCGAAGACATGTCCTGGCGAAGTTGATATGGAGGTAGATATAATGTATCTGAGACCATAAAACGCAAGTCGTTACCGATGCCATAATTTTTAAGTGCTTCTTGGACATTTGTTAGATTCTTTGTAATATACTCCATTATCATGTTTAATGAAACAGGATGTATCATTTTGCCTATCGTATAAGTAAGATCGCCGCAATTTCCTACAGCAAATTTCTCTGATCCAGTGCGCTCCAGTGAGCATTTTTGACACTTGTTCGCAGATGTTATTCGCGATACAATAGACCCGGACGTTTTAATTACCGACGATCTTCCTGAACAGCATCCACTAAGAGTTATTTTACCGTCCCTGGTGACATTTACATTTATACAAATAGCGTTCAAAACCTTGATAAAATAGTGGGTAAATTGTGGTTGAATGTACAAAAAAGGCAACAAAATTCCTAAGCGATGTCCGATACATTCTGACGTTCTCTGCCTATGACAGAGAGAACATATCGGGTGTGAACCGGTGACTTCTTCGTAAAGCATAATCTGGTCGCTGGTGTTTTTGGGATTCAGTACACATTCAAAATAATTACCGTGATGATTTGCGATTCTAGTCGATATATATTCAACATTTGTAATCGCTGCCGTCGCGTACAAATCTGACAAACGATTCACGGACGTAACTACTTTAGTAACATCGACTTCCTCCATTTTATACGTATCAGAAATGTTTATAAAAGTGCCGGACGACGAGGAACATGAAGAAAAAGTCCGCAGGATTATTCGTATTATTCATGCCATTTTTCTTGTCATATGGATCATTATTTTGGTATATGTCTGCACCAAAGAACCATCATTTTTATCGTTTTTCGTGGGACTCATTTTTACTATACCACTCGCATTACTAGTGTGGCATCCAGGCTCCCGCGACGATGATTGCACTGTTTTGCATTCTGGAACATTGGCCATTTCTATAATAGTTACAGTAACGCTTATAAATCATCTTTCAGAAAATTATTCTGGGAACCACGACGTCATGAATTTGTTGGTATTTGGCGGACTGTTGTCGATTTTGTTGTCTGTGCCGAATTTCTATCTTGGTCACGAATGGCTCGGTGTTACACATCATTTGAAAACCGGTTTTCAAATATTATCAGTTGCTTGTATAGCCGTTGCTTTGACTCTCTATTGGAATTGTCGATCAACGAAATATTTTGGCGCGAACAAAAACAAAATCGTATAAAAATAGGATCAACCGAGTCCATAGAGGTATACGCAGAATGTGAAATAGATCTGTCAATGCCTCCTGTGACGAGATCGTTGTTCGGTGACATTATTTCGCCCATACGAGGGCTTTTGACCGAAGCTTTTAACGAATTCAAAGGCCCTGTTCAAGATATCGTACATTTCGTTGTAAGTAATGTTTTAGGGGGTTTAATAAAATTTATAGCCACTGCTGTCGAAGATGTATTCCCAGGGTTTGGGAACACTGTTGCGGCGTCAGGTTTCATTATCGATCAGCTGATAACCATTGTTCCAAAAATTGCCGGTGTTTTGGAATCTGAAATACGTTTTACGATGCTCATCATAACAGGAACATCAAAGACCGTTCACAAGGACATTAAAGATGTTCTCGAGGTCGCCGCCGACACTTTCGACGCACTGTTAAAACTCCAACAAACTGCGTATGCTCAAGGATCTGTTTTGATGTCAAAGTTAACAACCGCGTTTGATGGTCTAACAGCGACTGTAAATCTGGATTTGACAAATACCATGAATGCTGACGTACCAATCATAAATGAAGCCGTAGCGACTATCGGTAAAGCTATCGGAACGCTACCGACAGCAATGTCTTTCACAGTGCGATCTAGCGTCGTGGATACGTGTCTCGTGTTTCAAATTATAGCCGAAAACATTCTAACCGTTGCCAAGAATTTACTACATGCATGCGAAAACATGATAGACATCATTGTAAAAGACTTTGAGGCGGCCCTGAACGAATCCATGAGTATCGTCCAGGACATGTTAAATGAGGCTAACACAGAGGTAAATACCGCTGTTAAATTGGCGATTGTGGAAGTGAAATCTGTGAAGGAGGAAACCTGCAAAATGCTTGCCACGGTGACAAAAACAGCCATACGAACGTCGGAACGTGCAAAAACAGGAATAAGTGATGCTTCGTTTGATATACAAAAAGGTTTACATGGTGCCGTACATGTCGCAACAAAGATCGATGGAGCTTTGGTGAAAATAATTCGATATATCGATAACCTTGGTACCATTTTTGCTGTGACTGTCGTTGGATGTCTAGTATTTTTGTTGATACTCACATACCGAGATTATCGCAAATATAACGGCCTTTAAAAGGATCTCGGACGAGATCGTGTATACCGTGGCGCTGACTGTGACATTTAGGAAGGATTTTTAATAATCTGAATAAAATATGTACACGGCGACGGCACCTCCTGTGGAAGAGAATAGACTTATACCGAAGCAATCGTGGAAAACCGGAATACTTGACTGTTTTGACTACCCAATGTCGACGCTAGACGTTCTCTGTTGTTATCCGTGTCAACTTTCAAGACAGTACAATTTCCTCAAGCACGGGAATCGTGATCTCTCCATTGAATGTTGTGTGGTTTTAATGTGCTGTGGAGTATATTGTCCACAATTACCAATTGGGCCACTACTTTTAATGAAAATGAGAGATAATATACATTCACGATACGGCATCGAGACCAACAATTACGAACATGATATTTTCGTTACCATGATATGTTCTGAATGTGTTGCATGTCAGCATTATCGAGAGCTCACTTTACGCGGCGATTCTCCTGGTGGTTTTTTCGTAGGATTGTCATCTACAATGATGTAAAAAAGTATGTGTTAGTTTATATTATAAATATATTAATTTAAAATCGTAGATTAAGAAGATGCAGTTACAGCACGTCGCTGGATGGCGTTTAGACTCGAGAAATCAATGAAACCACCAGGTACATATTCTGCGCCTTTTCCAGATCCCGTGGGCATTGACGGCGGAGGCTTTGCAAAGACGTGCAAACTCACCAAAAATCCAAGGAGAATAAAAGCTCCCATCGATGCCATATTCTCGACATTTTTGATAGATTCGTAAACGAACGTTGGCATCGCTGTGGCTTTTTCTGTGGTAATGTTTAGGCTTGACAGGAAAATTCTGAATCCGACATATCCAAGAAGACCAATAACGAAGGCATAAACAAGAGTTGTAGCGTCACGCTTTTCGGTCTTGACAATATAGTATGTAAGATATAATGCACCGAAAATCGCTGCCAACGTCGACAGTGTTACAAATAGACGTAAATGAGTGGTCTCTAATATATCGGCGACAGTGATTTCATTCTCCGACGGCGGTCCATTCTGAAGATCGTCTATGCGGCGTCTTTCGTGTAGTATGTAAAATACAGCCACGATCAATACAATAGTGAGAATAGCTGTCAAAATCATCGCCGATTTTGCTTCGGCTGCAGTCTTCGCAATATCATCGCCAACCTGTTTGAGGCTAGGGTATGCCAAATTTGGTGTTGTCGTTTTATAATATTATAAAAATGTCTTATGACACCTCTTATGATTGCTGTCAAACACTTTTCATCGTATTTAACGTACGCGAAACATCCTGGTTTTGTGATACTTGGTAACAAAACCTCTACGATACTCTTAACCCCGGGATATTTTTCTGATATCGCGGTCATCAAATTGAACAAAACTTATGACTCCTTTGGTATTACGGACGAAATCTTTCATTTTAATATGCGTAGACAATGTGAGCATATATTTTACGCTCCGATTTGTATTACGGGCCGGCATTTAATCGGTGAAAACTTCGAATATAGAGGTACTTTGGATTTACAAACGTGTATAGCAGAAATATACACAATAAAGACGGACTCTGACGGTCAGATTAATATATAGATGCATAAAATGCTAAACTGTTGTATCTGTGACGTCCTTCCTAAGGATCGTAATGCTGAGGTCAAGTATATTGATACTCGGCGTATCAACACAGAATCATGGATGAATTCCAATGTCAATCTGTACGTCAGTGCTAAAAAAGGCGACCGACAATTAGAGAGATTTTTCAAAACATTATCACATTTACCAAAGATGTTGATTTTCGATGATCTTACGCTTTCAAGAATACAACAATTAGAATTGCCTTTTTGGCGATGCATCGTCGGAATTTTGGCCGCAAAATACATCGTTGCATATCCCAATATCGATGTCAGTGACGATGAAAATCTATGCATAAGTATAGATAAAATCGTTGATCATAAGACTATTTCCGAAGATTTCAGTAAACTGTATAGCGCGTATGTATCTGGTACTGTATAATATTTTTAATATTAAGATAGAATATCGATGACCGAACTCAGGGCCGGCAATATTGCTGGATAATTGTTGAATTCGTCAGTGAAAACGATCTCCGGATTTCCATTTAGCAAACGCATTCCAATGTGATGAATTTCTATGTCTGTATCACCGTGTCTGTATTTTTCAAAAATTATATGCTCATGTGCTACTAGGTAATACGAAGGACGAGCGGCGTTAGAACCAGCTACGCTATAACAATTCATCGTGGTGAAATTCGACAAGGTAGATAAAGTCTGCCCAACATACGTATAAACGTTTCCTACATAGTCTATTCCGATTGTACTCATATCTGGATATTGAGCTATCAACATCCATACTTCTCTGTCTTGCATAATCTTTGACATTTTATAAAATTCGTAATCTCGAGATAGGTGAACTTGAGGCATACAACAAGCCACAGCTATTGTATCCACGTTACAGATTTTTACCGATAGCGGGAACAACGTTTGTGACATATATGGAAGCGGTGACATCCGGTATGAATGTGAGAGAAATAGTCAAAAGACAGATGGACTGTACGTATGTGCGCAGACTAGTAAATAACTGGAATTTACACTATGATCCGATCATAATGGCATGCTTGTCAGAAACCATTCCAATGGTTCGATATGACACGTCTGGAAGATCTATGAAAGATGAGAACGAAATAATAGATAATTTGAAGAAAAAAGACATCGAGATCCAAGATTTAAAAGTGCGTCTCAGAGAGATTCAGAATATCGCAAACAGTTTACAGAGCATGGTAAATGCTCAACATCTATATGTACCTCCTGTAAAAGAAATTCAACGTGCTCGTCGAGAAACAATGATATTGAATTCCAGCACTCAAACTACTAAGCTTACATCGGATTTTGGAACTAACACCGAAATCATACCTGCTCCGCTCGACTTGGCCGAGGTATTCAAGACCTATGTCGAGCCGTCTACGACAGAAAACAGCACAAATACCAATGTTTTTCAGACTCGTGAAGTTTGTGTCGGTGTCGAAAATTTGGCATGTGTCGATTTTGCCTGTAACACCGATGTTTTTTGCACTTCTGACGCGGCGGTCTCCACCGAAGAGACCTCTAAATGTACCTCCGACCACAAAACTATCGACTCGTCCGTTAACACCGTCGAAACTGAAAATGTCAATATTGTAACATTTTCCGACGCAACGACGGAAACGGAAAATGAAATTGTAGTAGAAATCCCGGTCACCAAGGATGTTGTAAATGCATCACAATTTACTCAAACTCACGTTTGCACTGCTGACGCAACGATGATCACAGAAAATGAAATTATACTAGAAACCGCGTCTCCTAAGGATATTGTAAATGTTTCAGAAATCACTAAGGTTTCTGAATCGATGGTTACAAATTTAGTGGAAACTGGGGTCGCCGAGAGTGTCGTAGGTGTGACGGAATTTACCCGGGCTCGCGTTTGTACGTGTGATGCGATGACGAACACGGAAAATGAAATTGTACTAGGAACCGCGGTTTCTAAGGATGTTGTAAGCGTGTCACAATTTACTCAAACTCACGCTTGCACCGCTTACGCAACGGTGTCTGTGTACAACTGTGTTTCACATATGCCTAGAAAAATATTAGGTGTATAAAACGGCAGTGACTAACCCGGTTGCAGACTTATATGGATTGGACACAGTTTCCACTGATATATTAGACAATATTTGCAATATTTATATGTTGATAGCTCATGGTGCCATAGGGACAATACCGGCATTGTCAGAGATATTGTTATCGCTATGGACCGCGGATCGTAATATTAATGAAGTACTATGTGCCGATATAGACTTCACGAACACACTCATAAAGTCTAGATTTTTGACAATTCTGTTTTCATCGACACTAACATACGGTTATAGGGTTTTGGGCGCTGATGGAAATCTTAGATGGACTCTGACCGGAAAAGGTTTGAGTGAGCAGGATTGTATAGCTTTTTTTAATAGTTATGTACCAAATGCTACACGTCCCTATGATATTTTGAAGAAAGCGATACACAGAAATCGCAGTGGTCTTACTGATGATAAAGAATATGTTTGGTCACCAGTCGGAACCATTACTGTCGATGACTGTATTCCTTCTATTAACCCTAACCAGACAACGACGGCCACGGTACCAATGGTTGGTGTGAGTCCTAATTTGATACCACTGAAAGAGCCACGTTTAAGTATTGCTTCAGCGTCGCGGGCGATATCGCCATTTAACATGCCTGTAATGGAGTACATAAATATCGCTATTTCAAATGAATCAGTTGCAAATCCTGTTAACAATGACCTTATTATGACGTTGAAAAAGCGTTATGTATCGGCGATATTTGAGACATATGACTTTAAGTATTATACCGGTGTTTTGAATTTATGTCCGAATAATCAAAATTATGCAAATATGCCTGGTTTGAGACAATTTACACCTCCTGCGACACAGACCAGTTTACACACGAATGCCGCGAAATTTGAATTGTTTTGGGACGGTCTTTTGGAACAGATTCCTACTATGAGACAAGCGCTAAACAAGTATATCGGTTTTAATTTCTACTAGAGACCGATAACACCAACTATCTTTAAAACTAAGCGTATTTAATAAATTATTAATTCGTGTTGATATAGCCTCTTCTTTGAAGATGTCATACAGTCCCAAGCCATCACAAAAAAAGATTTTTATAAAATGGATCTCATAAAGAAAGAATTTCAAAAGCTTCCCGCAGATCTTTTAGCAAGTTTTAGGTCGCGGATCGAACGTTCTTCGAGTTTTTATACCTCTTTGGGAAAAGTCGATGACGCAGACGTCGACGATTTCATCGCTATTTCACTTCTACATTTGAGAGAATTGGACACGGATGCCTCTGAGGTTCTCAGTACGAGTGACGCATTAACACATTTTATACGAATTATTCTGGATTTCTGGAACGGGAATGTTATACTAGGACTTCGTGGTAGACTCGTATGGACATATACTAATTTTTTGGTAATGGATTTCGCCGATGATTTGATAGACGCGACTATCTTTCATCTCTATCATCATCCTGACGATGTAGATCTTATGGTAAATCTTCCAGAAAATGAAGATTTTCGGGCCAAATTTAAGATATCCAGATTCGGCGATCTGGAACCAGACACGAATCTTTACGTTTCTGACTTATATCAGTTTTTTGCCAAGCGTTTGGGTATCAACAGCCTGTACGAACTCGGTACATATACGACAGGAGTGAGTGCACTTAACAGTCTAGATTGTGACTCTGACATGAGCTGTTTGAAAGCGTTAAGCATTATGATATTCAGGGTACATGGTAAACGCCGGCCAACAAACGCGTCCATGTTTACAAAAACACTTAACAAAATTCGAACATATGTAGAGAAAAACTACGATGTTTACAAAATCGCATCGGCAAGAGCTGAAATGTCAAAAAAATCCATATTAGACGCACCCATTGATATCAGATCCTTAGGGTTTACCAGAAAGGAAGTTCCATCCACTATTGGCTCCACAATTTTGATCTGTTCATATACATGCCCGCCACCTGTTTCAGACGCCGACGTGATAGCTGTTTGCAGAGGTGGTACGCGTCCAGGAATGTATCGCTTCAGTGAGCTCAGATCAAAGAGATTCTTGGACAATGTCAGAGCTAATAGAAAAATCGTTGAAAGGCAGTTTAAAGAGCAACGAAAATTCTTAATGCCGGAACAACCAAAAAAATCAGCAAGTATCTCGTTCGATGCCATTGAAGAATACATCAGAGTCTTCAATGCACGTGTAGGAAATGAGGAACGTATGTATATCGCAAATATCGACACCAAAACCTCGACAACTGCGGAGTTTTTTTACAGAAATTATGGTTCAGGAACACCGGTCGCCGCCCTGGTGAACATGCTGGATCCGGAGCTGAAAGATTCTTATATGTCACGATACTTGTTCGCTTTATTTACTAGATTATGGAGATTTGAGCGACGGCTTGGCATCACTAGTCTCCTTTCAACCAAGAGCGACGAGGATGAACGAAGCGATGAGCGTCCCCAGACCAATGAAATTCCCATAGAATCACGCACATGGTCTCTGGTAAAGAGTGTGCCTGTTAACACGATCGATCCGGCTATACTTGAGATCTTGAAAAATCCGGTCGGAACAACGGTTTTAAGTGGCGGTTGCGTAGTCAGTATTTTGAGCCAGAGACGTTATAATGGTGACTATGATATTTATACTAATAACCCAGAACTGCACAAGATGTGTGACGATATGATAGTTACCGTTCTTAATGATATGAAGAAGCTGCGTGATTTTGATGCTGCTCGTATCAATTTTCAGATATTTCTGTATAATTATTTGAATGAACACTTTGATGATACTCCGGCAACTGAATTCGTTTTTACTGACGGTACGTCAATTGAAATTCCTAGTGTGATGGGAGAAGTACCGCTGGAAGAATTGTTAAATATGACAAATTGTCATCAATCATATGAGTCTGAATTCCCTCTCGTTGTCGAGAATCTTACTCTTCCAGCAGACGCAGAATCGTGCCTTAAAGATCTTTTTCTTAAGACTGAGTTAGAGGAAGATATCGTGGATTCGGTAGTTGCTTATATTAATATGTATAAAGAAATGTCAAGTGTGCCCAATACACAACTAGACCGCTTGGACGATAAAAACGTCAATTGTAATTATCACATTTTTCCGAACGCTGACGTATACCATTTCGATAGTATTGGTATTCCACGTTGGATAGATCCCAAGTCGATACCTTTCATTAAGGCTCGTTATGTCGGTCGTGTTAGCAGACTTAATCTTGCCGAATTTAAACAACATATCAAGAACAATATTTCACTATATAAGTTTAAGATGCTTCTGTTGCCATTTGAACCGTCTATTAGTTCGTATGGATATGTAAGAAGATACAGAAAGCGCGATTACCGCATAGACAACGTTGATGGCGACTATCAATGGGGACAAATGACTACCTTGTCCTCTCTGGATAAACCGATATCTGGCATTTTTAACCTAGATATTGATTTCATCGACGTAACCTATCCTGGACTTGAAAAGCGCTTCGATAATCCACAAGATTTCATAAAGGTAGAGTTCGATTTTGATATCGTCAAAAACTATGCTATTTACAATCCCCGTACCAACATGTTAGATGTATATTCGTTGTATCCAGAGCTCTGGATCGGAGGAAGTTTGCCATGTTTTAATTTGTCGTTTCACAAAGACATGACCATCAATACACATAAGCGGATTACCACTATAAATCGAATATATAAATATAAGACAAAGGGATATAAATACATCGGTCCAGTGCTACGGCCAGATCCATTTCCACAAAATCCTACAGGTCTTCCGTACGAGTCGCCATTTATTGATCTGGAATCGTTAGTACATCCATTTACACAAGAAGAAATAGACAGGTATTTATCCTGTTTAAATGCTTACAGTGTGCGTATATACGGACGATTCGAGTTCGTTAATTCAATAGCGTCGGAAAATGCGGTAGAGCGAGAGTCGATATCGTCTAAGCGGTATGTAAGCTATGTACCTGCCTTGGACATACGTGGCCCAGGTGTGAACGCTACCTCCACGCGTGACGATATCGTTAGGTCGCGCCCTGATATGATTTATTCGGGATTCTTTTACACGAAAGGTGATTTTCCTCCGTCGGTTTTACCTGATGGAAAGTTAGTCCATAGGTCTATTCACAGATATTACTATGAGGATTTAAGGGCGGTTTTTGATATGTATAAATCAGATCCAAAGCGAGGAGCAAAATATATGATTCATTTCAGTAACGAGCTTGGTCTGAATATGTTTGCTATCTTCCCTAAAACGTTGTACGCATCGACGATAATGGACCTTGAAAAACGTGGCTTAAATGCGATAGATTTCGCTACTAATATGATTAAAAACCCATCGGCGGACAGAACTATGTATATAACATATAGGAATATCTGGGAGAGGCGTCTTCCATTTTTAGATATTGCACTGAGAGAGATATCTGAGGGTATTTATGACGAAAATGTTCATCGTATACCTTTCTATATTCCAGAGGTAGATCGTTTGGCACGAGCGCCCGCACGTGTTAAGATCGACAATGATCAAATTGCCTGGGATACTGCTTAATAATTAACAGTAACTATATTAAAAATATAGCTTCTTTGTGTATTTCTATGATACTATTTTTCTTAAATTATCTCTCTGAAAAAATAATTTATATAATAAAGACAACAATTTTTGAAAATAGATATCTGAAAAAATAATTTATATAATAAAGACCAATATTTTAAAATCATGTTTGCTAGTGTATTTTCAGAGCTAGGTTCTCGAACGCCAAATAAAAATATCGACGCTTCCTTTGTATTTGAAGAACTCGAAAATTCTAGGCAGATCGCTAGAACGCTTGCTTGGAGACGTTGCGTACACGCAGGCAGAAATCCGCGAGGTCTATGAACGCATATGTAAGATCATTACGAACGATCCATCTAGCCCTTTTTACAACAATCCAGTATTGTTAATTTTGATCAAACATGCAACGATGGAAAATTTTCTGGCGGCATTTGCAAATCATTTATACGCAAATGCAATGCCTTTTGATATATTGATACCTTTGACTTCGGAGGTTGTGGCGACGCCCGAAGCAACGTTGACTGTTTATGCACATATTGACGTATTTTTTGGATCTTGTTTTACGCATTCAATTTGTTATAAACGTTTTATTGAAGACATCGTGCGGGATAAAGCAGACCCTCGACAACTCATTGGATGCTCGGCAAAACTGGGTACTTTGTATGACGGGGCAACACTGACGATTTCAAAAGTTACGGGTGTTTCAGGGGGTAAAATAGTGGTCAAAGTTTACGGGACCGATAATGCATATCGCAATATAACGCCGTCACGAATGTACGATTGTATACCTGGATGTTTGAAGAAATATATGCTCAAAAATACCGTTGGATTGACACCTCCGTTGATGAAAAATCTCAATGTTACTCCCTATGCAGACGTGACACTCACGAATTTTGGTATAGTAACCGAAGATGGCTACGAATTCGATTTTGCGCGCTGGTTGATGGATAATTTTGTTTCTATCAAAGCTGGAGATCGTTTAAGTTTTATCACTGGTTTCGTCATTATAAAGAACGTATATCCGGTCGGCGGAAGCGTTGGAAAAGGCACAAAAATACTCATGGAAAATGGTGAACCTGCGGGTGTAGAATTTCCTGAAGTGTGGACTTTTCCAAATAGATACATTGTTCCCGCACGTCTACCGCCCGAGTGACCCCGAAATGTTTATATCAATGATATATATTTTTTTTTCAAATACTATTTACATGTTTACGCCCAATGGCGGTTGTTGTGGACGCGTCTGCTGAGGAAGGGGGGTGTCTATTTTTAAGAGGGGGGGGGGGTGTTAGTCTTAATGTCAGTCATTTCTTTTAATTTTTGAATGTCAATTATATAATAATTATTATAAATATAACATAACTATGGTCTTTTTAAGTATATTTTAAAAAAGCATTGATTTTCAATTGACATTCAATTGACACCCAAAAACTAGGTATTTAGAATATGTTAAAATTACCGATAATTTACTTTATGATAAATAATCTCATCGAATCATTGACACTTGTGAATGTCAATGGGGTACCCATTTGTGATGAATTTTGTCTGTGTAGATTCGTTTTGTCGGTATTTTTGATTAAATATTTTGCTTCGGAATCGTGCGTTCGTCGAAATGATATTGAAAAACAATAGAATAAGCTATAATTATGAATCATAATTTTCATTGGGTTGGTTGTTGTGTAGAACTACGTCTAGTGTGCATATTTATAGACATCGTCGACGATATGTCAAAAATAGCGGTGTTTTGATTTGGGTGAATTTTTGGAATTGGCATGAATAAATAAATTATATAATAGGGATAAAAATTATTTCATCGGTTGAAGATGCTCGCGAAGAGATACTTAGGCATCGCGGGAGAGCTACCAGAGTGGCAATTATCGATCCTGGAACGAACTGTGCAGTCAGATTTAGCTCGTTCGTTACCGCAGAGACCGCAGGAGTTCGTCGAGTTACAGAATGGAGACATAAATCACAGATATTCTTTGCCGGACAAACAAGCGGTAAAAATTGGCAAGAACGTATGGCGATGTTGACACGTTTTTTGTCGGAGTCAGCGTTATTCAAGCTCTGTGATGTATATGTTATAGAAGCACAGCACGAAAACAACGTTTTAATAACCTTAGGTTGTATCGTAGGAATTATTACTACGATGCGCCAAAATGAGGTTGTTGTGCGTACTAAACGCAGCGGTAACGATGCCGTAGAAACAATGCCATATGTTATTGCTACAATGAAGGCATCGATCAAGTCAGCAGTGATAAAGAACGTTCTGGGAATAACTTTACGCAGTAAAAAACCACTCGCCGATATCAAAGATCTAGGAATACAAGTAGCTAAAAAGATAGCCACAGACATGGGTGACGAGGCAACCTTAGAGATGCTTGTCGATGACGCTAAAATCGACGACATCGCTGACACTGTATGTTATGAGCGTGGTTTCTACATGATCTTGGAATAATTTTTTTGTATAAAATGTCTAAGCAAGCTTTGGTAATCGCTATTGATTATCGTGGTTCGTCCGTAGAGCTGTCTGGATGTGAAGTTGACGGTGGTCGGATGACAAACTTTTTCAAAGACCAAGGATACGGTGTAACGATATTGTCAGCGACGGCTGCTTCGAACGGCACTGGCCAGGCACCTACGAAGCAAAATATTACAAACGCCATCAAGGCCTTGGCAGCAGCTCCGGGGTTGGTGTCAGCAGCTATTTTCTATGCTGGTCACGGTACTCAAATACGCTGTAAAGATGGCTCAGAAACCGACGGTTTAGATGAATGTTTAGTGTGCCAGTCACCTAAAGGAGCATCTGTTACGCCCGGGTACGGTGATCTATTTGTCGATAACGATCTTCTGACGTTGCTGAGATCGTCGTTTAGCGCTCTGGACGTCGATGTTTTTCTTATGTTCGATGCTTGTCATTCTGGTTCTATGTGCGATCTAGCACACTATCTTGGACGCGACGGAAAATGGACTATCGACCCAAGGGGATTCAAATTTGGGCCTAGTGATAAATGCAAATTTTTGTGTTTTTCTGGTGCCGCAGACTCAGAATGTGCGCTCGAAGCCGGCTCTGGAGGTGGTCTTATGACTAACAAATTTCTGGCTTGTGTTAAAAAAGGTGACCTTTCCCTTGGGGCTTTTTGTCGAGAATTTTCAACGATGGGAATGCAGACCCCTCATATATCCGCCGGGTCTCAAGTATCCATGGATGCCAAATTCGGCACCTCGATTAGACAGGAACGATTACCTCAGAATCGAGGACCCAAGAGGTCTTCCAGTCATCGAAGGACAGGCTCCGAGTGGCGATACGACGACGGATTTATCGGAACGACGACAACGATCTTTGTGGAGACCCCGCCTCCGGCAGCAGCAGCAGCAGCACCAACAACACCAACAAGAACAACAGCAGCAACAACAACAGCAGCAGACATAGCAACGTTAGCGGCGGCGGCGGCAGACATAGCATCGTTAGCGGCGGGACTAGCGGCGGTATATGCGGGAGAGGGAACGGCGGTAGCGAAAACGGTAGCGGTAGCGGCGGCGGCGGTAACGGCGGCGGCGGTAGCGGCGGCGGGGGCGGTAGCGGCGGGGGCGACGCCGGCGGCGGCGTTAGCGGCGGCAGAAGCAGCAGCAACAACAGCAGCAGCAGCAGCAGCAAAAGCCATAGGAGCAGCAGTATTAACACCAGCAGTAGGAGCAGCAGTACAAACAGCAGTAGCAGCATTAACAAAAGCAGTAGCAACGGGAGCGGCAGTAGAGAAAGAAACGGTAGCAGCGGTAGAAAAAGCAGCAACAGCAGCAGGAGCAACACCAGCAGCAGCAGCAGCAGCAGCAGCAGCAGCAACAGCAGCAGCAGCAGCAGCAGCAGCGACAGCAACAACAACAACAACAACAGCAACAACAGCAGCAGCAGCAGCAAAAGCCAAGGAGGAAGCTGACCTGAAGGCCAAGGAGGAAGCTGACCTGAAGGCCAAGGAGGAAGCTGCCAAGAAGGCCAAGGAGGAGGCTGACAAGAAGGCAGCCGACAAGAAGGCCAAGGAGGAAGCTGCAACAACAACAACACCGGCGCAGGAGGTACCGACAACTACTGGCGATAAATTAGTGGTGGTCGATACGGCGAGTACCAAGGCCACCGGTATGGCTGATGTTATGACTAAATTGAATGGTATTACCGATCAAATAGGCACATTAACATCTAAGACGGCAACCTCAGATCTGGGAAATTTACAAAAGGGCATTTTTGGATCTCGTGTGCTTAAGAATAGCGATCCTAGCTTATACGATCTATTGAGGACAGTTAACGGAAGTGATTTTGTTGAAACAAATAATTTCTTGCCGTTGTACACGGCGGTAGCGCAAATACATACCGCTACGAGTGGTCAGTTTGGCATGGCAACAAGGATAACTCAGGTTTATAATGAACTGACTAGCAGTGGAGTGTTGGGAAGGGCGGTGTACGATACCAAGACTGCCGTGAACACCATTAAGACATCGACGGATAAGATTAATCATGAAACCTTTGGTTTATCGGCGATTAAAGATGCTATCGGGGCTCCTGATACCGGCGTGTCTTTAACGAGTTTACTTACTAATGATCTTAGTGGTTTATCGACGATTAAAACCGCTATTGGAGCTCCTGATACCGGCGTGTCTTTAACGAGTTTACTTACTAATAATGTTAGTGGTTTATCGAAGATTAAAGATGCTATTGGAACCTATACTGGGTCTGGAGGTTTGGTCGGTTTACTTACCAGTGATGTTAATGGTTTATCGACGATTAAAACCGCTATTGGATCTCCCAATGGTGGTACGGATTTGGTTAGTATACTTGGAGAGATAAAAAATTTATTAAGTCATAGTGAGCATGGTTTATTGGCCATAAAGACCGCTATCGGCAGTACCGGGACAGTCAATACTGACGCTACAGTACTCGATCTAAGTACCCTAATAAATCTACCAATTGATCTTAATCTTGATGGCTTGTTGTCTGATGTTACGACCGTAAAATTGCCTAAGAATACTACTGCATTGACGATACCAGCGACGGTCACTCGTGTTGTTTTAGACACTGTCGATTTCCAGCCGCTGTCTCTTGTTGCGTATTGTGGTATGGTTAATAACTTCATCGATATGGCTTGGATGAGTAACACCGTAATGGCAGCTAACAGTACGATAGATATCTCAACCGTAACAGATATCAGTGCCCTTGACTTTTTAGACTCTCTGCCTACTAGCGTTACGGTAGTCATGGTATCGGCTAACGCGAATGTGGTTTATAATGGTAACGGATGGGCCGTCGATGATATCTCTAGCGATGGGGATAGAAGTGTGTATATGAGGGCGCAAAGTCTTCTTTCTCTTGTCGGTGATGACGCTGTTCTCGAAGGTGGGGCTGTTCTTGAGGTTGCGGCGCCTCTTTGAACTCGAGGAAAGCCTACGTGAAGGGAATGGGTCTTTTCGCGTCATGCAATTTTCGCGTTCAAAAAAATTCAAGCGTGTATCAAGTTGAAAAATTTCGGGAGATGTCGGGGTAATTGAAAAATACTTTTAGTTAATATAAGGTTACGATATACGAATATATCTATAGTATGTCGTCATCAACGATGTTCAAAATTGGTGGGAGATCTTCGATGTAAAAACGGTCTATTAGCTTTACTATGACAAATTCTATTGGCAAGTAAGCTATTAAGACGGTACCTACAATTTCAAGTTGATAAGACAAATCTTTTTCGAGAAATACTATAATACATGCTATCAACGATAACATGCACTGACCTATAGTTTTAGAAATAGTAGACCATGTTTCAAATTTACCTTCAAACGGTCTCAAGTATATATGATATATTGTATAACATATAGACATCGCAAGTAGTATAAATGTAAAGGGTTTACATGTGTTTTCAGAACGCAAACCATCCAATGCTGCCGCAAGCGTTCCTAGAGATATATCGATAATCGTGGTATATTGGAGTATTTTAATATCACTATGCCGTATACCAGATGAATATATTGAGTAATAATAGCCATTAAAAAATACTACTAAAACCATGGACGCCAAGGCAAATAATAGCGATAGCGTCATTGTCACTGAATCGACGCTATTAAACTTTAAAGAATCTCTAACTATGGTCGGTAAAAAATATGCCAGAAATACTGGCGCCACATACTTACAAACAGGGACATCGATGGCTTTTTTCGACATCGCAAAGACCGCTATTTGGATACTTAATATAGTCATCGATGCTACTAGCGTAACTTCTGGATAGGACCGAGGATATTGTAATGGATATTCTAAATATGACGGTATTCCTGGTTCATCTATTTTGCACGAAACAAAACCAGTAATTGCACTGATCCTCGATGACTGTGCCGTAGACGTGGGTATAACCGTTGTTAAAATCTTTGCCGTCGTATCTTTAACTTGTGTTACCGCTCGCATATCTACAAGTTCTTCAACGACATGGATCGGTGTTTTTGATCGCAATTTTGACCGTGTTTTTGTATACGACAACGTCGATGTTTTTGTCCACGTTTTCGACATTGACGGTGTTGGTGTTTTTAATTGTGTTAATGACATAAATTTTGTAGGTGTTTTTGACCATGTTTTCGACACAAATAGTGTGGGCGTTTTCGACATTGACGGTGTAGGTGTTTTTGATGGTGTTAATGACATAGACGTCGTAGGTGTTCTTGATATAGATGATGTAGGTGTTTTTGATATAGATGATATAGGTGTTTTTGTAGACGATAACGTCGGTGTTTTCGACATGGATAATGTAGGTGTTTTCGTAGACGATAACGTAGATGTTTTTGACATAGATGACGTCGGTGTTTTCGACATGGATAGTGTGGGCGTTTTTGACATAGACATGGTAGATGTTTTCGTGGACGATAAAGTCGATGTTTTCGTAGACGTTTTTGACATAGATGACGTGGATGTTTTCGACATGGTATATGTTCGGGGACGTTTAAATATGCCAAAAGTTGTCGCGCATGTTGATGTGCAAATATCTATTGAACTGCGTGTTATATTAAGTATAATTCCTCGTGGAACATTGTTAACTTTTATGCCAGATTGCTCGTTAATAATGTTTAATTTCGTCATCGACGTTGGACCTTGAAAAGTAATATTGGTACCATATAACATTGGTTTTATAGTGCCAATGATGCTCATAGCGTCGATGACAAAATTGCTTTGTGTTTCAGCGACATTTACAGTGGAGTTTACAAATCGAACAGTAACGTTGCGACCGGCAACAGTATTCGACGTTTCAGTCGATATTTTACCAACAGTGCTGTTTATGATGGTAATCGTATAATTGTTACCGTTGGCGTGATTGTCAAGCGTGACATTATTTAAGACGCAGTTTGATATTATGACGTCACCGGAACAATATCTACATGAATATGCTCCAGCACGGTTACCATAACATTCTATACCAGCACGGTCTTGTGATCCACTGAGGCTAAAAATACCGTCTCCACTAGGTGCATAACAATATACACCCGAGCACCCACCACACGACATTCCAGCGTTACATGGGCTCTGTGAGACACCTAAACCTACGAAAAAAAGCAGCATAAACATTTTATATTGAAAGGTTTTATCGAAATGAAGTTATTGCCGCATATTCTCATATTTATTAAATATTGATGTCGTTTTTGCCGGTGCGAAAATAAAAAAATTTGATAAAATGACTGAAGTTTTGGATGCTCGCGACTTTACAATTGGCGATACCATGGGCCCACACAATCCCGTTATTGTTTGTGTCGGTTATGACGGTGAAAACGATAAATCGATCAAATACGTTGACACTGAGATGACGATTGGATCAAATTTAACATCGATGGACCTGTTTTTGGGCGGGCTTGGTAAGCTTGGGTTGACTATCACTGGTACAGATACTACTGCTTCGGCCCCTAACGTTTATGTTCGCGCGAAGACACATATGACACCAGCAGTGCCGGCCGACAGTTATCATGCTACGTATGATCCGACTGCAACTAGCTATGATTATTCGATCTCCATAACGTCACTTACCCTGAACGTCGGCAATGTTTTTAATCTCATCGTCAGCAATTATGAGGGAAACGATTTCAGGTCATCTACGTCTGAGACCAAGTACGTGATTGGATCGAAGATAATCATCAATAATGAGCCTGGTATTTTGCGCCTCAGAAATATCGGTGGAGAGCTGCGTCCAATCGATGCTGACGGCTCATTGACGACTGTTATTTCGGAAAACTTTCCTGCCCGCGCTGCCGGACCTAAGGATGACTTTCTTGAGGAACAATCTGAAACTCTTGGTACTGGATTTAACGTTACCTCTAAATATACCCCATACGGAGCCGACAGTCTTGTGGCCGAAACGTCAAAAAACGCACTAAGCACGTTCTTGATTAGAATATCGACCACGATTATAAGCTCGGACGGCAACTCGTCGGGCAACACCTTCGCGTCCTCGACGACCATGAACAGTATTGTCTCGAGCACCGGGTCGACTAAAATATCGTCAGGTACCGGTACTAACTTGGTTGACGATTTTAACGCTGCTGTTAATTATCTCAAAAACAATCTTATTAGCGATGAAACAACGAAAAGTTTCCTCGAGACCGCCGCGGCGTCAGACCAATTTAGCGCGTTTGGAAGAAAGCTCGGGCTGTTTTATCAAGTTTGTATAAATTTGGGTATTTTGTTAGGTAATGCAGGATCTACCGTCTCTGTGGCGACGTCGACCCTGGGAATGTACAACGGCAATCTCTCCGGCAATGATTCCGCAGACGCGGTGTCGGAAACGGTGAGTGGTACTTTGGTCGTCAAAAATTCCATAACGTACTGGCCCAGGATCGGAACGTTGACCTCCGGAGGTAGATATCTACTTAAGACCGAAGAGAATACGTTTATGCCTCCGATATTGGCTAGCGGCGACGGAGGATCCAATTTAACGATTGTTCCAGGTATTAAGGATGGAAAATTTATCATCGGAACACGTGATTTTAGCGCACGCCCAAGCGTAAGTACGAATCTTGAAGCCCATGAATTTTTACAAGACGCGACGTGGGCGAATAGCTCCTCGACGAATGATATAAATGTTTATACCATCGATCTGACTAAATACCCTGATGTCAAGACTATCACCAAGTGTGTTCTTGAGTACAAAAAGTCAGACATTACAGAAAAATACGAGTTTACTGTAACGCCGACAAAGAATAACTATTTTATAGCCATGTACGCCGGTGACGGGATGAACATTTTTCAGGAATTTTTCTCGATGGATGGTACGAATCTGAATGGTGGTTTCGCCGGTCTTTATACGGGATTACAGATGAAAAAAGGCAACCGAAATTGGCTTAACAATACCAATGCTACGATCTCGAATCCGTACGGAATTAGCGAGACCGCCTCTATTCAAGTCTTTAATGTGGATAAACGTGACGTAAATAAGCAAATTTCCGTACTGGAAGTCGCTCCACATATCACTTTCTCACTAGTCGATACCACTGCTACTAGTAGCAGGGGAGACTATAAGATAAGTTTTGACGACACGGAGCTATTTAATATCAAAAATACGTTTCAGGAATGGCTATTGCCTATTATGGTAGTAAAGCTTGGAACGACATATTACAGAATCAAGCGCACAAATACCGGAGATCCGGAGGCGGTGTCGCCGGCGACCATTCTCAGTCTGAATGTGATAACCCCCCCGGAGATTATCGTGGGCAAAAAATACAACGTGGGAGCACAACCGACATCCGAAGATTACTATGGTATGTATGATCATCCGTATGCTATCTCAATTGTCAGCAACAAGGATACTGAGATCAAATTTGGAAATGGCGGTATTCCAATGTGGAAGAATTTGGTTTATCCCATTATTTTGGAGAAAAGCTTCAGCTTTAAGTTCGCCAGCCTCATGACGGCCGTCGAGTCGACGGCTGGCATTCTTAAGGTCAAGATCAATAACCTTGGAGCGTGCGTAATTGGCGGCCGGATTAAAGGTCCGAATAGTAGCGCTGATACTATTAGTACTCACGCACTGGGAGTCGTATTTTTTAACACGGACCAATCGGTATTCGTCACAACTCCGGGCTCAAGTAATGAGGACACCTGTATTAACGCTAGCAGCACTGGAATGATCAATGCCACTGACTCGCCGGATTTGTTGGTATATGGCACTAGTGACAAATTCATAAAGTTGACCACCGCTGAGGTAAGGATCTACGGCGGCGGCAGCGCCGGTACCCCGGGGACGCCCGGCGACGCCCTAGGCATTCTCGGCACGCGTACGTACGGAGGATTTATTTCGTCGAGTACCGCTCCATGTACGACTAGTGTGTTCACTGGGGCGCTTAGTTCTGGGAGGTTTTTTAAACAAAGGTTTTTGCCGCTCAGAACGTCCGATCTTACTGACAATGATCTCGTGGCATACGTGAATAAAGTTGCCGATGATGAGGCCATAAAGCTACCTCACAGACACAACGTCGGAGACTTGTTATTCGTACAGTTGCAGAATACAAGCATGGAAGCCGTCACCGTTAACTATAATGCTACATCAACGTCTAAAACTAGCAAACTTTTGGCCGCAGGAAATTGTGAATCATTTAAGTATCGAATCATATACGATAATACCGATAACATCGATGCGCATCGTTATGTGATAGACGATAGACCAACAAGTTCTATTCTGTCCGACTGCTCTATAGCGACGTCAAATAACGGGCCCGACATTGCGTGGGAGCCGGGCAAAAACATCACAAGCTTAATATCACAGATCGCCTGGGCGGCTGGTCTCGGGTCTTTTGGTGCTGGCCACGCCAACGGCGGCTTGTATATGCGTACGACTCCGACGGCAGTCTTCGTCGCGAAGGCGACTGTCTCTAAAAATGTGGTATCGGGAATGAGTCTCTTTAATGCCAGTAGTACCGACGTCCTAACCGTTGAATTCCAACTTACCTCCTCCGTGAGTACGAGCATAGCGACGGCCACGAACCGCGCTAAGATTCTCGTTACGAACGATAACGCAGCACGCGGCAGCAGTACGTCAACCAATCGTGGTCTGCCATACGTTGCGAATGGTGTAAAATTTATTGTACCTTTCCGTGTATATGATGCGTCAAAGGCTTATACCATAAGTATTGACAGACTGACAGGAATCAGCGTGGGTACCGGGACCGCATATGATATTTCGTCAGGCACAGTGTCAATTACGAAGAATTCACTAGTTGCAGGAATGATGAATTATCTGCTTTTTGAGTTTCAGAATAGTGGGACGACTCCTAAATACATGGGCTCGTCCGTGGATGTAACAACGCTTTTGAGTGCCGTCAAAAACAAGTTCGGTTACATGAACGAATCCCTTCCGCAATACGTCAGACTAATCGTATCAGGAGGGAGCTCGAGTCCCGGTTTCGGCATTTCACTCACAAGTCCTGTTGCGACTGATAGTTATATGTATTTTTCACTATTGCCGAATTTCGGTCGTTATCTGCCTATCGCGAAAGCTCCGACCAACATTGTGTCTAATCCATTTGGATCCGATTACGAGTATGTTTTCCCCGCATGGATGTCGATGGATTTCGATAACAAGAATAGCATTGCTGCCGAGGCTTTCATGATGCTAAAGAGCCCTGCCAATATCTTTTACAAGAAGGGCTCAGGTACCACTGCTACGCTTCACTATAAATACGGAAAAGATGACAAAGATCTTACGACCCTTGGTGTTGGGGGTATTAAGTATTCTTCGAGTAGCGAATCGGCACTTTGTGGATTTGATATTACGAAGTTTTTGACGTCCACGAGTGAAATTTCTAACATGTCGGTGAGCGATGCACCTTGTGCGATAGCCGCGTATAAGGTTGCTATGAAATATGCCGCAGAGGGTTACCGAACAATCCTTGTAAGTCCGTTCTTTCCAGGGGACGAAGTTCGCGAACTAGGAATTCACTGTTTCTTGGCGAATGCCGTCGGTTTGCAAGCAGCTCTTATTGAGGCTAGGAATGTCTCAAACAAGACGTCTCCGGTGCTTATTTATCACAGTGGTACGATCGACGAAGGAAATATAGGCAAAGAGCCTATTCTGCAGCTCATGCCACTTTTCACAGTGTCTTCCGATATTGTCGAAAAGAAGATTCTCGGTAACATTGCCATGACTACGGTTTTTGATGAAGTTAAACCGTTCAACACCAGTTCAAAGTTAGATATCGAACTTCTTTCATTGGATAAGAAAGTCTTAGGTATCACCGGCGGCGATAAACTGTACGGTGACCCAATCGGTAGCTCTGGCGAAACCCACAATGTCACTGTAAGCATGAAAAAGGAATTTCTTACATCCGTTTCAATTTCGGATTATCTCAGTAATATCGGTCTCACTGGAGCTAAGTTCAATGACGGTACCGACATGGTTGTTCTCAACGATACTTACACCAAAAACAAGATGTTCGGCGGACGTGCCATTGACCCAGTCAATGATGGCATGAATTTCGTATTAACAACCGGTATATTCTCGGGCCTGACTACTACTTCCAAAATACTTACAGAAGCTAGACCAGACGGTATTTCTGGCACTGGTTACTTCTACAAATATCTATTTGAAGTCTCGAGCTCTGCTACGCTCTCTCCTACAAATTACAGTTTCTGTTTTGACGCAAAGAAGTCTACAAAGGTTGCTTCGCAGAATTTTAGTGATCTCGTAAGCAAAGGATTTTTCACTAGCTATGTCATGAAATCAGCGACAGTTTACACAGCGTCTGAGCGTCAACTGACTGATGCCGAAAACAAGCTAAAGCGCGACAAGTGGTCTGTCGTTGCATTGAGCGCTGATCTCACGTCGAGCACTGGCCCCGTTCACACTGATACAAAGAGTATCGCTTCGGCGTTGTTGGTAGCTGAATACCGTCCAAATACGACATTTGTGCAAGCATTTGCATGCCCATCAGCATTTGCTGCGCCCATTCCTGGAGCTCCGGTTCCTGCGTACATCTATACAGTCAGCTCTTATACATTACTAAAGCTTGCGGAATCTAGACTTGGAGGTGTGATAAAGAAAATTAACGATGCGGAGGTGTATATTGATGTTACTTTTGACACTTCCAAGACTCGTTCGATTAAACCTCCAGCGCCTGTCGCAGATAACGTTGTCAAAAGCGAGACTCCCGCCCCTAAACCGAAGAGAAATCGCCGACGTTAGGTCTGATGGTGCGAGGAATGACGCTGGTCCCCGTTTGGCGTGACATTGTCATTTTTTGCGACTACATTCCATGAGCGTAAGCTCCGTCTTATATAATCTTTTTTTTTTGAAAAACTATATCAATGATATATTTATAAATATATTTATAATATAAATAATAATTAATAACAAAAATACACTACATTATTGATAAAATTAGTAATTTTTTATAAAATGTCAACGGTATTAGAGAAAGCGTATATGCTTGCATGGAAGGGTTTTTCAGTACCATCGACGACGTATGCGGAAATCGATGCTTTGATTGCTAAAAACGGAGGTTTCACAGACAATGACTATGCTGAATTAGCAGCATGGAAAACACTGTCATTATCGGATGAAATCGCTACTACGTTGACTGAACATTGGCGTGATGAAAACGCTAATTTACCCGATGCAAAGGTTGTTTCTAGGGCACTTGCACTACAATCTGGACATCAGTGTTTAATACCGATAAGTATACTTCGCGGTGGTGCATGCAAAGGTGATCCAGAAAGAGTGCATAAGTTACTCATAAGTTATTATAGACGTAGAAATATTTCAATATATCCACGCAAAGTAATACTCACTCCAGATCAGCAACAAGTTACAAAACTCAGCGATGTTCCCGGAGCAAAAGCAGTTGTAAATGCTGGTCCAGGAACGGGAAAAACGTGCACCGCGATAGAATTATGTAAAGCGATTCTACGTACTGGAAAACGCGCACTTTTAATATCATATACCAACTCTGCTCTTACGACACTTCGACGCCGCATTTCAGCGGACCCATATCTGGGGAATCTTTACACAGCCGATGCGTTTACGTCGGCTAAATCATCGAAATTATTGACACCATTATTACTGTCTACTGTCGATGTAATGGCCAGAGCTATACTCGGTGGAGCGCGTACGTATGGTGGTGTTGTTGATTTCGAAGCAATCATCAATAATGCTCGTGTTACGATACAGAATGCACGCTTGTCTGATCCGCTGAGCGTTTTCCTTGAAAATGGGGTAACGCCCGTATTTGATCACATCGTTGTCGACGAGGGTCAAATGATGTCTGACAATCGCATCGAGCTTATTCGAGCAGTCGTTACAGGAATGACACGGTCCGGCATCAATGGATCACGTACATGCAATCTAACTATATTTTGTGATCCAAAGCAGACAATCGTCAATGGTGCTGGAAAATGGCTAGTTACGATGTACGAAAACCCAGAAGCATCTAAGAGTGAAGGTTGGCTGTTATATAGCCTTAAACGGTCATATAGATTTGCATCTCCACAAATGCTTGAATTTGTCATGAATATTTCCAAGAAGCGACCGGCGCTACACGTTGATCTCGAAATAGATGCAAATGCACGAAATGTCGATCATCCTGTAGCAAAAGCTGTCGCTATCGATGACATCGAAAAAATAGCCGAAGAGATGTCTGCAAACTATAGAACATCGCGTTCAGTTGGCATTCTTGCACCTTCGTATGGACGCACTAATGTTGTGTCTCAACAGCTTAATGCCATTATTTTACAACTGCGAAAATTATCGACGCCCGTATGTTTGCACGGAGACGATAACTATCAAGCAAATGGTATTGTAATAACCACGTTTCACTCTTGTGCAGGCATGGAATTTTCACATGTTTATATCGTTGGAGCTGCCGGTTATCCTTCGAGATATCCCCAGATTTCTTATGATACTGGTAGATCGCTAGCGTTTGTGGCAAATTCCCGTGCAAAGGTATCGTTGACGTACATCATCGATCGCGCTGAACTGTGTGTCGATGTTGATCCAGGAACCGTACAAATGCATACAAATGTCACAGAGTACAAAGTACCTGATAAATACAGTCCAAACCTTCCTGTGGTAACGACACCTGAGTTTCTGTTTAACAACGGCGAACCTCTTACATATCTCGAACTTAACGCCATTAAACTCACTGCATACGTAGTGGCATCAAAAACCCTACAAAAATCGACACTTTACGATGTCATGAGCGTTAGTGGTAAACCACCTGTTTTGCGCGATCCTGGTGAGAATCTTGTGTCACAGTCAATGTTGAGTCCGAGTGTCGCTCATGCTCGAGGCTTAGCTTCGTGTGGACGCATGATCTTGTCGTCCGGTCAAAGAGTGTGTGATGTCGCTGAAAAACGATGGTCAATGATACCACCGCCAAACGATGACCCTCGTGCCGCATTTTACTGGTATGCGAATCAACGTTTTGAACCCGGTACTCCAGAAACGTCGACGAACGCTCAGCGCCTTCTAAATGCTGCTTCAGAAATGATCGCGAAGGTACTTGAACATCAGGACGCAGTGACGCTGAATCTGTGTCGCCAGATGCTATGTATACCTAGACATATTCACAACGCATCTTTTGACGAATGTTACAGCGTTCACCCAGATTTTGTAGCTAAAGTTGTCACTGACCAGAAGACCGTTGAAGTATTCGTAAATGTTGGTACTAATCCGTGGTTTGCGCTCTACAACGGTGCATGCATTTGGGGTTCTAAAGGCCTGAAAGTTCCCGTTATAAATATCGATCCTCAATCTGGTACTGTTGCGATGTACGATGGTTTTCACGAATTATTATGGTATCACTTAGACAACCTTCGACGCATACAATTATATTCGGTGAAAACCTTGTTCAAAGACAAATATCTCGGTATCGAACGACGTCCTCCGGAGAATTCGTACGCGGTAGATACCGAGTTTATTAACGGAACTGATCTCTATGAAATTGGATTATTGTGTATCGAAAATCCCTTTAGATCGCTTGTGTCACCGATACTTTCTAAATGCTTACCAGACATTGGTAGGATAACTGGAATGGGTCTTACACAGGAAGCGTTCACAAAAATAGCCATATCGTCAGATGACATGTTATTGCGCCTTATGGAGACCGTTGGACAAATACAGCGACCACCAAAAATATTGTACTATTCAGCGTCAATGGATGTAAATTGGATGTGCGAAAGTTTATCTACGCTAGACGTTGCAGCTGAGCTTTCAACGCGTATTATAAAAAAAGGAACGTTCGCGTCGGACTCAAAAATGGCTACTTTAGATGCGGTATATGGCTCTTTTGTGGGCTTGGTAGAGACAGTTGGTAGACATCGTGCATTTCCTGACGCTATTATGCTAGGTGAAATAGTCAGGGCAATGTTCTCAGGAGTCGCCTAGGGGCTTTTTACAGATCAAACATTCTTTCTTACCATCGATAAGTAAAAACTGTGCTAAACACTCGCAGTGGAACATGTGTCCGCAGTCTAACATTCGTGAATGTCCATGACGCAAAGAACACAAGCATATTACGCATCTTTCATCATTAGATCCCGTCGACGATGATGTTTCGGATTCTATGAAATTTGTCATGATAAATCCCGATAAAGCTGGCATATTTTCGACTGTCAAAGGTATTAAATGTTTCGCATAAAATGCATATGTTTTACAGTCGGCATCTTTCACGTCCTTGGCAAGCTTATTTGCTATGCTTTTGGAAAAATGATGATCAGGTTCCATGGATTTATATCGGATTTCAAGAGGCAGTAAATCACATGCCCATAACAAAATATACATCGCAGTCCGCAGTACGCTTGTTAACGTATAAGCACGGATATTATCACCATATTTACATACGAAGATAGTTCTCTCGTCATCTGTAATACCAACGTAACCATGAGGTGATATTTTCTTTAGTGTACCTACGTGTAAACTGCTAATCGACAAGGTTATTTCTTGGATTTCTGCGACTGTCGCTTCCAGCTTAGGCACGAGCGAATGTAAATTTTTAGAAGGTATATATCGATGTTTGGATACATGAAATGCAAATGCGTCAAATGTTCTATATTTTGAATCTTTGTGCGCTTTTCCATCGTTATGCAAAAGTTTCAAAAATGCATGTTTCGTTGTCTCTGAAAAAGGCGTTTGTAGGGCATCGACGACTTCTTGCTCTGATTCTTTCCACAGTTTTATAACCTTTTTAAGAGCGGCTTTTGGCATAAGTCTGAACGCATGGGTATTAAAATCTTTACTCGAGTGCAAAATATGATTACATAAACCAAGCGTTGGAAGTTCTAATATAGTGTCGGTTATTTTATAATAGAAATTTTTATTCCTATAAAATGGAGCAACTCCTGAAAATTATCAACAGGTTTCAAGACCATTTTAGCCGGGATAAACTTCCAGAAAATTCCAAAATGGGCTTCTATGCGAAAGTCTCTGATGGTACTGTGGTATGGATTTCTTTAGAAGTCGTCAATGGCAGTGCCGAATATGATCAAGATGACCTCATTGAGAGAGTCAGATTACCACGCGGCGATGCACGAGCAATTCGTCCTATATTCAATCTAGATAACATCGGCGAAACTAGACCATGGCCACAGATTTTATATCCCGATTTTCTAGGTTATTCACTTACATTATTTTTGATTGCTGCTGCGATCTTTGATATCAACACAAAACCTCCCACGACGCTTACAGCATTTGATATTATACGTTTGGCAAAAAGACTCGACGTCAATGAAATGACCGAGTCTATGGCGAAGTTGGTCGGAGAGATTGCTTCCACCGAAATACACGATGAAAAAGCTCTTCCATGGAACCAACGAGAGATTTTTCGTAAAATCGCTACTCGTTCAAGAATTTCAGGAGCGTCGATAGACATAAATAAAACTGACTCCGACGGAAATCTCATAGTTGACTTCCAGGACGTATTTGTAGCGCTGGCACCGATATCCAGATTTTTGCGTATTCCCGTCCCAGAACTTATAGTAAATAACGATGGTGATTTCTATCTCGAACGCGAAGATCCATACAAAGGAATTGGGATTATTGACAATATGCGCTTGGAAATTCAGGACAATATTGAAATCACCGTTCATGACACAAATATCAACGAAACCACCGATAAAAAACGTTCAACTCTCCGGAAGATCGTCGATGCACTGACTTTGCATAAAATCGCGGATTCGTGTGTAGAAAAACACACAACGACGATATATGTCGAAACTACTTTGGACATAACCATTCAGCACATTTATGCAGCGACTGTGTTGTTTCCACGTACGCATGGCAAAAAGTTCTTTATGAACGAGCTAGGGACATGTGCAACGATGCGATCAAATGGTTTATTGTACTATCGAATAGACGCTGATAATTCCTTATCGGTACCAGAACTTTTGACACACGTTTATATAGAAAAACACAACCCAAAGACGGAGAGAAATCGTCGGTTTAAGACATATACCATAACCATCGACCATACTGATCCTAGGCAATTAGACATGTTTGAGCACGATTTGACACAGTTGTTATACGTCTGCAAAAAGCACGCCAAAAACGTCAATCTTATTGCCTCGTCCGTTAGTGAAACTGGACGTCAACCTAAAACGATTTTGCCTCCTGACATGTCAAATTATACACGAATGTATACGCTTAAAACAAAGTCTGAGGACCGTACACCAGCGGATTCCAAACGTCCATATTATATACCGATAGGTTATGCTGGTAACTTCGTTTTGTCGCTGAATATAGCCGCACTTTTAGTAGCATCATATGGACATGTTTCTAATCCAAAAGAGTACATTTACGTTTCTTATCAACACAATTTGATAACGTTGCAAGAATATCAATCGATCAAAACTCCCGGCAAAATATATGACTCTTTTTCGGCGATGTATGTTTCTGGAAATTCTGAATCTAGAACGGTCTCAAACAACAGCAAAAATGCCAATGTCGTAATTCCATGGGTATATCCAAAGAATACTTCTGTCGAGATTTTACCGTCCGCGAACGTAACTGATCTGAGTACTACAGGAATATGGGTTTTACCACCTATATATACAAGTTCTAAAAAAGGATTCTTTGATGTACTGAAGCATTATTTACCGCCACATATGCATTCTAGTACGATGCAAGAGATATTCGCAGAAAACTACTCCACGTTGTGTAAAGCTGAACTTTTTGATCATTCTGTTTCTGAAATAGCTGAAACTATGTCGACGCCAGATTCACGCTTACATTATAAACTCATGGAATATGCACTTAAGCGAAATATATTGGTAGTAACTCGCGCCAGTGACATCTACGACAGAATTGTTGATGGATGCTCAGTGAAACTCGAAATGCCGCGTTACGCAGGGAGATTAATGCGCGATTTTGAGACATATGACAAAACGACTGTCATTCTTAAATATTACGACAAACAGTGGTGTTATTGTGAACTTATGTGGTCAATGCCCCTGACACTCACAGCATCAGGCGCAAGTAATCTAGCTTGTGCACCAACAAAAGAGATACCCAGAAATATTCGTGACGAAATACTGCGAAAACACTATTACCCACATATACGTTTGTTTAATTTTAGTGACAATCAAATTTGCCAAACCGTAATAGAATTGCGCCACAAACAACTACCTCGTCGAATATTGCGATCACAGACCGTAAATGTCGATGGACAGTGTACCTCAGTGTCTGTTGAAGGTTCGTATGACGATATCGAAAATGCATTCGGAATAATGGTACCTGGCGTTACTATAAATAGATTTGACGATACTCGTCGAGTAACCTTTATGTTCGTGAATTCAACCATTCCGTTAGCAATACCTATCGGAAATATGGATGATCTTTCCAGCGTGCCGATAGACTTTTTCCAGAAGCCTCCTACGATGGGCAGAATTAGTGACGATAAATTGGTCGCTAAACTCAGTAAAGAAATCTATATGTTGATTTCAGAACCGACTCAGACAAAAACAATGCCGGTTACGATGTTAACGATACTTTATCAACGACCGATGATAGTGCTTTTGTCACTGCTAGATTACTATATGCTGTTGTCGCGATACACACTGACAAGAGACACGATTATTGATGCTCTTGCGCTACTGCGGACAGTTTCTGAGTGTACTGACGATGATATTCCAAAAATACGCATTGAAGATCGCTTTGTACCAACGTCCACTGGCGATCATCTTAGCGATCTACGACGTTGGTTATCGGAATATTTCGTCGACAGGTTTGTCATCGACGAAGAAACTGCGCGTGCTATACGCTCGTATATGGCAGCAGAATATACGTGGATCCATCGCAACAAAGATAATCTTACTGACAACGCTATTAGATACATAAATGGTATACATCACATAGTACCTCAAGAAGGCTGTATTGCACGCACAGAATACTCCGAGGCAGCGATAGGTAAAAAATCTATTGTATCTACGTGGAAACAGTATGAATATGCAGTATCGAGATTCAGAGCTCGTCAAACCCTTTCTTCGTGGACGCCAATGATAGATTTAACTGACGCCGACAACGCTACTGATATGGAAAATTATACGGCTTTCGTCAAACGTTTATCAAATGGTACGGTTATTTATGGGTTTGCGATAGAAAGCTTAGAAAAAGGCGAACTTATTCTCAAAAGAAAAGCGTTACAAATGGGTATGGGTGACAACTTTGTAGTGAATATCATACGTGGTTACGACGCTTTCAAGGTATGCAATTTTGCCTCCGATACAGTGGCCATCTTCAATACGTCTGGTTCTATTACACAAGGCTCAATGTACAGGATCCATGTTTTTGTTTCTAAATAAAATGCTCAAACCACCACATACACTTCTTCTCGGTATTCCAGCTACCGCAAAAGCGAAGCTAATCGTTCGTGCGGATGATAAAGTTATATCATCTCTGTGTGATACAGAAATAGTTCGTTCGTCGGTACCAAAGCAAATAAAACGTTTCGATATATCTGATATACGCATAAATTCTGATGTCGAGGTTATAAGTGACTCCGAAAAACGGACGTTACTGACGAAAAAACTCGTTTTAGACAAGTCTATTTTAGCGTCCGTATTGATGTTTTTGGCACTCAGTTGGAAATATGGTCAAGCAAATAGAGTCGTACTTGTAACGCGCCAAACACCTGCGTTTATAGAAAAATTATGCGATGATCTCAGAATGTTTTATCCGAAAATTGACGTGGTTGTAGTCGCAAAAGCTAAGATGGACGAGATTTACGAATCGTTTGCACAAGGTGTAGTTACTCCAGACGAAAGTCCTGCTCCGACGTATCTGCTATCACTTGGGACAACTCCTGTAAATCACGTTGCGATGGTTAAACATTTTCGTCCAAAACATGCTCTTATGGGAATATCTACAGATGTCGATTGTCCGATAAACTTTAAGTTTTATGACGGAGAAATGTGGATACCTCCATTTGGCGGTGCAGTAACACAAGTTACTTATATCAGAAAGACATTTAAAACATCGGAATTAGATGTCGATCCAACGATATCAGGTATCATGTGGAACGGAAGTACGATAGCTTCTGCATTGCTAAAATTTAGGTTTGTTACAAACGAGTCTGTCGGATATCTTAATCCAGCTACAGGTACGCCAACATACTTGTTTGAAAAATATCCCAACGATTATGCACATATGTTTGCATACACCGCCGTATACTACTTCTATAAAAAATGTGGAACATGGCCTCCAATCAATCAATTTCAAGCTGCTTTTGAAAGTATTGTACCTCATAAGGATTAGTATATATCATTGATATATTATGTAGTTTTTTGATAAATACAGTATAAATATATACGTATAATTAACGAAGTAATTCCTAATACGGCAAATACTATTTTGTACTCTCGTGGATTTTCAGCATCCATTTTTATAACGTACTTTCTAGTATACACAGTTCTATAGCGGCATCGACATGCATATGTCGAATGTTTGTTAGAAACGCATACAGACGGGGATCCTCGGGCATGCCTGTACTGTATATCAAATTTGCGTACAAAAGTAGTAGCAGATCGGATAAATCTTCGAGGTCGTCGCTTTTAGGTAGATTTTCAAGAGATGTGCAGAATCCGCATAATTTCACAACATCGTTATCATATACCAAAACATTATCCATGTCTATTTTATGATGTTGCGCTCCGAAAGTTTCTCTCAAATATTTAATTGCAGATAGTAATTGTGCGCATATTTTAAGAATCTGATTTCTGTTCGGACGAATGCAACGTAATGTTCCAATTGGAGTCCATTCAGTGTAAATTTTACATATATTTTCTTGTCTAGTGGTAGCCAACACTTTGACGATGTTTGGATGATCGGACCTTTTCAATAATTCGATGCCTCGTAAAGCAACAGGACCGTTACATACAACAGTTTTTATAGCTACGTCTCCCATGGACCACGAAGACATTTTTACATGTTCCACTGACATTTTATTTGGTATACAAATCGACAATTGGATTTTCCACGACTAGAATTATAGTTTCGCATTCCTTAATATATGTTTCATATAACTATGTTGTATTTTAAAGCTTGTACGTTATACCCCTGCCCTTCTTTTTCTGAGATGTAGGTGTATTTTTGGGAGGAAACAGATATGTTTCATATTCCCAGGCAGCGTCATCAATGTCATCTGGATATGCTGTTCTTGTACATGTGAGATTGTTGTAAAAGGTGGTCATTACATCGTATGGCACATCTCTTGTCCAGGCATTGTTAGTTATCGTTGGATACAGATAAAGAACATAGATATCAGATATTTGCAAGTGTTCACGGAATTCTGTCCAGATTCTCTTCAGTATCGGTCCTTCAAGGTCTTCGATTTCTTGAGACAAATTCTCAAGAAGTGCCGGATATTCTTTAGGTACGACGTCCTCGACAAATTGAAATGGATCTTCGAGTTCTAAGCCGCACTGATCATCTTCTTTGAGATCGATGTATTTGTTCATGGCAACAGCGGCCACAGACACATGTTCTTGTTCATCTTGAATCATCTGAGCAACTTGATCGTCGATGTAGTTTCCTGGGTCTAAGTAAGCTTCGAGAATAACTTTCCCAAGTTCAACTTTTTTCTTGATATCTGCGACGGTTTCGCGCAATTTATGCAATCTCGACATCTTCCTAGCACAAGCTTTTATACCTTCTGGGACCGTTGTCCAAATGTATATTCCGTATTTGTTTGCGGACTTCCGTGCTTCGTCTACGGACCACAATTTAACTTTCCCGATGTACGGATTTTTGAATGCATATTCAGCGTCATCGAGTTGGTGTTTTATGGCGTCTAACAATTTTATTGGCATCATAATGCCAGGAATCGATTTAACCTCGGTGACAAACTTTTGTAATCCTTCGTAACGTTCACGAACAGGTCCTGACATTTCCGTCATCGGCGGGTTAATTTTGGGCGATATCAGTCCAGCTAGAACTTTGTTAATAGTCGCGCACTTTTTCGACGTTACCGATTCATATACATGTAGCAACTTTGTGACAGATGCAGTAATGGTTTTGCACGTTCGAAAGTAATCTTCACTGTCCTTCTTCTTGGAGTTTTCGTACGATAGCAACTGTTCTTTGGCTGTATCTGAAGATATTTTTAGCGTCTTGAGCGTTTGTCGAGTTTCGTTGTTTTCCGGGGCGATTCTTACGAATTCCATCAAATCGTTTAGCGCGTCAAATGCTCCGTCGCGGTCGGTATTCGTCGATATCGTAGACAGATGAGTTGTAGTCTTCAATAAGTGTAATGGAAGTTGCAGAGCCGCTTTTTCACTTATGCCAATCAATACTGGATATTCACCGATGCTCGACGTGTTTAGATCACGCAAGAGTATTCCATCGTAAAGCGGAGTAACGTTACGCGAAAATTTCAGATCAGTATTGGAATCGAATATTTGTACTACTTTTCCCGTAGGGTGTAGAACATTACGTTGACCAAAGAATAGCTCACATTGGCCGGGAATTACTGATTCTGAACCCATGTTTTTCTCGAATGATCCAAAATAGTCGATTATCGTTGGATGCAACATTGAGATCTTGAATGCAACGTTGGTACACAGTGTCGACAATAGATATCCAGAGCCATCAGTATTCGCTCCTATGGAATATTTGTATGCCTCTGGTACTTTAGGCGAAAATGCGATCAAATAGTTAGCGATGCGAGAAGCATTTTCCAAAACCACACAAGTTTTAGTAGAGCTAGTTTGCACCAATTCTGCTTCGAGATTGGCTATGCGCAAATGTATGCTCGTAGAAAGCTTAGTCAAGTCTGCAATCTTAGAAGCGTGATCGCGCGATTGCTTTATAGTCATCGCGGAAGTATCAATATTCTTCAGGTTTTCTAGATCTGTAAGCTTTACGACGGCGTCAGCTCGTAGGCGCGTCAGATTGGCGGTTTTATCTGCACGTGCACGCTCTAGTTGGGCTTTCAAGTATCGTGTTTCGGCACTGTCTAATGGTGCATCTCGTTGGATTTCTTTGTGATATAGTGCAGGTAGTGCAAAACCATACTTAGTGATAACTTTTGTGTACAAATAATCAAGCACGCTCTGAACGGTAAAATGATGGCCTTCGTTGGAAGTTTTCATGTGTTTTACAGTGTAATGAATATTGCCATACTGGACGTCAGATGTACCTTCTGTGGTTTTCTGCACAGTGAAGTATGGCGCGTCGAAAATGTCACTATCACAGTGCATATCAGAGAATAGTGATTGAACCGTCAGTTTGTCGTGACCAGGTACCGCTAAATCTACAGCTGAACCGAGATTATATCTAGTCACTATCCATCTGATAGCTACAGGCAAAAGATCGCTAACGTGCATTCCTATTGGAACGACACATACGGATTTACATGCGATTTCCAGGTCGTTTTCGAAACGTATGAACGATTCTTTTTGAGTTTCTGCACGAGAGAACAACGGATTCGCTCGAAGCCTGAATGACGCTAATGATGCATAAGCTTCTCGGTAGGTATGTGCGTACATCTTTTCAGAATTAATATCCTTTTTCGTACCCTGTATGGGTAAGTTTTTAGGCAATCTACAGTAACCACAAGGACCTTCCCAAACGTCCAATAAGTCATCTTCGATCTCGATATAGTCCGCTAGAGATTTACCAGCGAAATACATATCGATATCGTTACATGTTTTTGGCGTAAGTGTAGGCAAAGTTTCATTCCGAGAACAGTGTGTGAGATGACTATTTACGAGCGTAGACAATACTTCCATGAAGCCGAAAACAACGCAATAAGCGTACAACAATTCTGCATCTTCAGGATGTGCATAAAATACATAATCGTCGAACTCTTCAATGAATTCGCGATCTCCGTAAGTGATATATTTAGCCGCTAGTGAGAGCGCCGCAACTACCCACGGCGAAGCATCGATGTCGAACGATACAGAAAGTTCTGGACCAATGCCGAGTAGCGTTCCCAACGCCAATGATGCCGATGACGAATAGCCGTTTAAATGTTCTCTGCTATAATGATCTGACCGAACAATATAGGGTGTTATACTGGCTTTTTTGTGAACGACAGAGCTGTAAGCTGAACGTCCAATACCACCTTTGGCATAGTTCGGAATCATAACACGTTTAGATTCGCATACGGGAATCAGTGCACTCCCTGGAATTCCTGCCACAAGTGTTCGATTTCTAGCCATTAAAAGCCTAGACATCGCCATCGTCGGATTAACGTTATCGCCAGAAGAAATTTTTAGTCTCCTGACTGTATTTGCATACTGGAGAGACATGAACGTCTTGTCGGGCTCCACGATACTTTCGTACATATTTACTGAAATAGGTTGGCCATCTGTACCGACATTAAGACACTCTTTTAGACTCAAATAAGTATCGGAAGTTCGTTCAAGACAATCATCCAAAAACTTACCTATAGTCCCGCAAGTGGGAAAAAGTTGCAATGCACCACTGTTTCCTGAAATCATTTTATATGAATTTAATAAATTATAAAAAAGATGCCAAGTTTTATGAGGCCGAATATTCTGTCGTTTTCGGATATCGGAAAAATATTCGACTTGACGGACGCGCCACTGACAGTTACCTTTCGTAATTATTGCCAAGATATTACCGTTAATATGCCTGATGTTGGCAAACGTGCATCGGGGCTCGGATTCGAGATCGAAACCCGCTCGGCGACATCCTTTGTATTCGTTTCTGTTGCTCCTGCTGTATTATGTACGTTTACGTCAGATTCTACGGTATCTACGTTCTCGGTGACAAGTATCGATTCACCACCGGCAATTTATTATCAATCTGGCAAAAATGCCATTATCAACAGTGACATTTTTGAAAACTGGTCATCGCGCCTAAAGGTTATTGGATACGACATCGGCGGCCAGACGTACGGACCTTCGTACTATGCGCGCGAACTCGGTGCTCATGACATTCGTCTGACGGTCGATGGTAAGCTAACAATCTGTACTTATATCCAGGTGGATGTGGTAGATGTTTTTATTCATCTCGAAGGTGATATTTCTTGCTATGTACGCGTCGAATTTAACTGTGTTGCTAAGTGCTTTGATCGACCTTCGTTCAGGTATGTAGTCCACGAAAACCTTGGTACTTTTGTTCTTGGAGGTCTTAAGAGTGTACCGTCACTTTTGTTGGCAGATTCACTTGAAACCGTTGCTTCATATGAATCGACACCAGCGTACGCTACAGTCGCTACCCAAGGCGATGATGGCATCAGTGGTACATCGATCGTTTGTACTGTTAAACTCGACGCTGTTGGCTCTGATCCTATGTCGTTGCCGTACGCGTTTGCTGTATTCAAGGACGCCGATGACCAGGAAATCTATGCATCGTTGGCATTTCCGATAAAGTACGCATCGGCGGTGTCGGAATTGGTATTTTCTACGCCATGTGGATTTGTTGCAACCGATCTTCGCACGAGCCTCGGATTCCCTATCGGTTCCACTGTGAAATATATTACGATCAACGGCCTTTCAGTTCGTCCCCTTGAGCGCTACGAAGAGCACCTGGCCATTACTGACGATCTCACGTTGGTAACGATGTCGGAGTCTTGGGCGCCGAAGAAATACGATGTTTTTATCCAAATGTCATGCTTCGATGGATCCGTTATCGAGTCGACATTTACCGTCAAATTCAATCTTGGTGACGCTCTTCCAGCGAAATCTACGTTCGTGACACATTCGTCGTATGATGCGTTTATCCCCGTTTCGCAGATCTTTCCGTTTGGACATGCGGCTGTCGAATTTGTGTTCGCAAACCCGGGAATTTCTATCGTATCACTCAAGTCTGATGTCGAAGGTGGAATGCGGCGTTATGTGCGCGTTGGACGCGAAGCTTTGTCGACAAAGACGTTCGGTGTTCGTGCGGTTGTAAACTCGGTAGAATTGTCATCATTCACACTCACCGTCGAGACAAATTCACATCTCCTATCGTCGTCCGAAGACGAGTTTCCAGCGATGCTTGGTGAAAATTACTACTCTGCCAAAAATATGCCACTTTATGCTTGGCTCGGTCAAGAGATCGCCGGCAAGACTTATGACGGTATTAGCGGGTGTTTTCAGGCTGGTTCAGAGATTGTCATCGACGGTATTTGCACGATCTGTTTGCTCGGATACTGCATTATGGTCGATATTGATCCGTTGAATGCATCGAAGGTTCCCAAGATCCGGTATGCATGGAAAACAGCTTCGAGCAAGGATGAAGTCGTCGATGGATGGAGCAAGATGAAATTCAAACTTAAGCCCCTCGCAAGCAGCGACAATATGGTTGGTCATGCAGGTCAAACAATTACCATCCGAGTACAGGACAATGACTATAATCCGAGCAAAGTTTTGTCGACAGTCACGTACAGTGTCAACGATGGTCCTTTTGAAGTCAATTTGAATCTTACAGGCGACAAGTCTCAGATTCAAGGAACATCGACAGGAATGGTGACTGTTCGACCTCTGACATCATTTGTTGGTCAAGCGTTTTCGGAAAAAATCGTTGCAAGAATGACCAGCGAAGACGGTTCTGTCGAAGACGTTACGTTGACGGCGACATTCATCGACGCTGCTGCTTCTACTGCGTCTATAAGCTACGTGACAGATATTTCCACGAGCGTGGTAACACGTGGAAAAATGAACATCGATGCCGGCGTTTATCTCAAGAATTTCATCTTCCGCGGAAGATCGTATTCCGTAGGTAGTGTAGCTTATTTCCCTGACGGCTTGGTATCTGTCGACAGTGTCGGCACATTCATGTTTTCACCGAACTTATCGACAGTTATTAATTCCAAATCCCATATCGGCGATATCTACTGTTACAGTGGCGTTTCTGGTACTCCGCACGTATTGTCACTACAGTACGCAAATTTCAAGACAGGACCCTATTTTGTTCGTGGCAATACAAAAACTAAGATCGAGTTTAATTTGCGCCTACCAGAGGGTGTGGTAATTTCTGAATATCGTTCAGTATCTACACCTGGAACGTGGACATCGGCCGGTAATAAACTCTCGTATGAATCTGGGTATATTCAGATTTCGAAGCACGGAAAAGGTGCTGTTAAGCCTTCTGGTGAAACTTTTACATCGGTCGTTGTCCGTGTCGTTTCTGCCGACGATAAGACAAAATCACACATTACTTCGCTGCAGGTTTTGATGTGTGACAATGTCAAGGCAGCGAAGGAATTTCCGACATATTCCGGTAATCTTTTGACAGACAAACCAAAGGGATCCAAGATCGCTTCTTATAGCATTTCTAAGACAACACACACTTTGATCGGAACGGCATCTACATTGGGAAATTCTGCGTCTTTTGTTGCCGAATCTGATGGTTCGTATGGAATCTGGGTATCGAGCGCCTACGTCGGTGAAATTTCCGTAGATTACCGATACGAGTACGACGATATTTCTATGCCTGGAACATTGGTTATTTGCGAAGACGTTCCTGTGGAATCAAAAAGGTCGTCTTCGCCCGCCCCTGTGCTGATTGTTGACACAAACGTAAATACGTCAAAAGATCAACAAGTTCGTGCGGCTATTAGCGGCACTCGTAACACTCCTGGACGACGATCATCTTCGCCCGTAAAGTGGCAAACTGTCCCTAGCTATGCAATGTATCCCGATGGGACAATTTTGCCTCAGCACGTGGTCGATGACGCTGGTGCAGATCATTTCGAAAGTTTGGTTGTCGGTGATCGCGTTGCATTCAAACTTAAGTCAAATAGCGCACAGGAACTCGGCGGTGCTATCTTCCGTCCAGTGGCATTTGAACTCGACACTTATTGCCAAGTTGCTGGTTTGGCTGGCCTCGTTGCGGAACTAACTCTAATCGCGGGCGCCGTCGATGTCGCACTCATTAGCATCGGAGATCTCGCAAAGTATGTATTTTCGTGCGTTGGCGGGAAAGTCACCATGTCCATCGAAAGTGAGGTAAAAGAACGCGAAACCATCAGTCTTGCGGGAGTATTCAGGAAGTCCGCAAACGAACCCGAGTTTTTCCACAAAATTACCATCGATGTTATGCCAATTCCTGGCCTCTCGGAAGTCAAGTTTAACCCGGCGAATGGGTTCCGTGTAGTGAAGCCGTGCGAACTCTTTGAATCCCCGGTACTTACGAATCTTGGCGAAGGTGTACTGACGAACGACGATTCTTTCGAAACAGATGTCGAAGTAACACTCCCAGGAGGTGTTTATCACAAGCGTGTAAATTTCGTTTCGGACAAGCTCGTTACCGCTGTCGCCGATCTAAAGTACGGTCTCGACAAATTCGTGGTTTCGAGTGCCAAGCGCCTCTTTAAGCTTGCTCTGGACGTCGCTGCGGGTGACACCAATGGAGCTATTCTCAAGGCAGCTGATATCGTCATGGATGGCGCCGCTGGTCATCTCGATGCTGCTGAGCTTATTGCCCGTGGCGGCAGCGCTGCGGCTGCTAGCCAGAACCCGTTTGAACGTCTGGCAGCTCTACAAAAACAATTCGCATCCATATCCAATGCTATCCCCGATGCTCCGGCTATTGAGATCGTTCCTGAACAGGTGCCAGCTCCGATGTACGAGCCTGTCCGACACGTTCATAAGCCAGCTACGCGATCGACAGACCTGTTCGCCAAATTCATCAATGAACCTGATGTCGTGCCTGTGCCGGAAGTTGATGTTTCTGAGCCTCTTGAAGCTACTCTTCTGAGACTTGCGACTACCGCTGTTCATAAATCTACTACATCGAAACTTTCTGGTAGCGTCGACAGTCTAAAAAGAAAGGCATTGTTTGATCAAATTGTGTTCGACGCTCCTGAACAGCCTGTTCAAAGTCCACCGCAACAGCGTGCACAGAGTCCACCCCATGCAACACTTCCTCGCGCACAAAGTCCACCACAGGTTCATGCACCGCAGCAGCCTCGTGCACAGAGTCCTTCACAGCCTGTTCAATGTCTGTCGCAACGTCAGCAGAGTCCACCGCAGATTCACGTGTCACTTCCTCGTGCACAGAGTCCTCCACAGCCTGTACGAAGTCCTCCACAGATTCACGCAACACAACGTCACCAGAGTCCTGTTCAGCGTGCACAGAGTCCTCCACGAATTCATGCGTCGCGCGTACAACGTCAACCAAGTCCTCCACGAATTCATGCACCACCACCTGCTCAACCAGTTGAGTCTACACGTAAAGTTCCGTTAGCCGGACGAGGTCCAATCGTCATACGCAACCCTGTGTCGGCGCCGGTACAAACGTCCGTGCCGGTACAAGCTACACCGGTGGCAGTGGAAACGTCCGTGCCGATACAAGCTACACCGGTGGCAGTGGAAACGCTCGTCCATCCGCCTACACGTGTACCAGTACAGCCGCGCGTCTCGGGCGTGAAGATCGTGAGATCCGCGCCGCCGCCGCCAGAACCGACCTTTACGATTGCGAGAGGCGCGACTCGGTATAACGTTCCAGACATCGAGGTAACAAAGTATGTTCCGCCGAAGTCGGACAGTGTCGATCATGCCACTCAGGAACGTCTTCGCAAACTACTCGTGTCTGTTGGAAAGAAGCCTGCTGTTGTGCAAGATAGCAACGTCAAAAGCTTTCCACTGTACGTATATATCTCTTTGGAAACTCTTGGTAAGACGTTTGCATTTGACCACACTAAATCCGTAAGCATATCAACAACTACTGGCAGTGGTGTCGAATGCGTTTCTGGCGGTTTCTATTTCAGTGCTAAAGTCAGTGGCGTTATCAAATGTGATGGTGTTTCTATCAAGTATACAGTGGAAAATAAATTGGTCTTGAGTAGTTGTAAAGTTGTTTCATATACAGGCGATTCAACGATGCTTGACGCGGAAGTTACATCTGCGTCAATTTATATGCATGGCTCGGGATCTCCGATGCCTGTTTCGGTCGAGGGCCGTGTCGTCAAACATAACTCAAAAACGCCTGGTTTTAATCTAATTCTTGTCACAGGAAATACTGCTAATGCCGTTATTGTCTCCTAGACAATTTAATTAAAACATATATCAAAGATATATTTTAAAAATATATTTATAATATAAAGTATTAGTATTTAGAATTGTGCATTTGATACTCGTATGATGGCATCGACTGTCCTGTGTACATTGGGAGCGAGACCTTTAGATTCGTGAAACCAGAGCGTTACTACAGATTTTACTCTATATGCGATTCTAGACAGTGTATCGTTTTTGTTGTAAACAACATCTTTGAAGTATTCGTCGTAATCTACAGGTGCGGCTTTTGACTTCGGTTTTGGAACTACTTTCTTAGTCTCTGGTTTCTGTACCGTACTTGCATATGAGCGTGTTTCAAAGAAATCGTCATCGACTTCACTGTTATCGTCTCCTTCAACTTCAGTACATTCTTCTGGATCTTTCTCAGTCTCATTGCTTTCGGCTTCGCTTTCAGGTTCACTCTGTTCAGTTTCACTCTGTTCACTTTCACTTTCAGTTTCACTGCGTTCAGATTCGCTCTCAGATGACGATGACTCCGTCGCAGGTGCTTCGGTCCAATCTGCAAAAATTTTCGATGCACTTGACCCTGATTCATCTATCATTTTTGTTACGATGTATTGAGCGATTTCAAACGAGTCATACTCAATAACATATTCGCGTAGTTCTTCAAGACTGTAGGGGACGCATTTTACTATACTCGTAATTAACTTAAAACCTTCCAGATTTCTAGCTTCTATGCACGTTTTCAAGAGTCCCATGGCGATATCGTCATTATAATCCATATATTCTGCATTTGCATCATTGCTAAGTTCCTCTGTCAACATGTACTTTAGTACCTCATTGCAATATGCTGCAGCAGCTACAAAATAGTTATAAATTGTCATGTAACCTTTAGTTTGGTACCGCTGATTGCCTATCTCTATAGTAACGTCAGTCGAAACTATCATTTTGTACAAATCAACATTATCGTATAGAGTCGCGAACGTCCCTGGACCGTAACTGGATGACAACATCTCATACTCGTCCATAGTTTTCAATTCTGGAGCAGAGAAAATATTATGTTTTATCATGCCCTCGATAACGAAATCCCAGCCATTACTATGTGGTTCCCTAACAAATTCAAAAAGCTCTAGACCATTCATGTAACAAAAGCCATGATAAATACGATTTTTAATTACCGTCGCCGAACCAGCATACGATTGTAGGATTGTTTTTGTAGCTATACCTAAATCTGGACTCTTCAAAATTTGCGCAAAATCAGGCCTTTTTATGAACAACAAAAACATGTCAGGTGTCGTTCTCAATGTCGTAATTGCCTCAACGAGTGCATTCTTTTTATTCTCGCTCAATGTCGAATGCCTTGGATCAAACATTTTTATTATATTTTTTAATATATCTGGGATTTCTAGATACTCTGTCAGGCGCCGTGGCTTAACAAGGTTTCAGCTATTCTGCTTTGGCTATAGCTTCGATGTTTTAGAGGTCTTGTTCGCTACTATAATCAGAGTCGGTTTCTGACGGATGCGTAAAATATTTGGATGTAAGCTGTTCTGCATGTTCAGGTTCCATTTCATGACCTCCAAAATCATCATCTTCTTGAGCTGGCATCGGAATAGGTTCCGGTTCGGCTATTCCTTCTTTCGAAACAACCCATCCGTACCATTCACCGTTTATAGGATTGGGTCCTAAAACGTTTGATATAGCTATACTGAATGTATGCTCGTTATATCCTCTGGCATTTAACACTGTTCGCTTGAATAAGACAAATAATTCTTTAACAGAAACTTTACATTCACTATTCGCAGCAATAAGGTGTCGGTGACAGAAGCTGGCATATGGACATCTAGCTCGTACTTTATCGGCAGATTCGCGCATTTTTTGCGTAAATGCTGATAGAGGTGTGCGATTATTCTTTTCATCAACCCACTTTCCAAAATGATCCATTAGGTATAACAGTAGCGCATCATAAGCAGTCCTAAAAATAGAGACAAACGAGTCATCTTTTGGAAACAATCTAAGAGCGTTACGTTCTTCGTCTGTTTTCGGCAAATTTGGGTTATTTGGATTAAGAAATCTTGAACTTGGCTCGATGATCGCAAGACGTGTAAATATGGCAGGTTCCATGTTTTCAAACTTAGGCAATTGATTCATAGCCAACCACAGTTTTGCATTAAATGATCCTGAAGCTCCTCCATCGTACAGTGTACGCATATGTGTCTGTGCAGAACCCCCACAAATTACTTTGAAAATATTATTACGGATTGTCTCGCTGGTTTCTTCAGCAAAGGCTATGCGTCCTTCTCCGGCTTTTACGAGCGAAGGCATCGGAGTGTCTGTACCGGCCTTTGGGTCATTTAATACGTTTGATGGAATAGATTCTGACATACCTTCGCCGAGAAACGTTTTAAAGATGTCGATAAATATAGATTTTCCACAATCTGTAGGCCCAACAATGAATGTCGCAATCTTGTTATTTTCCCCAATAAATACTTCTGCAAGTTGACACACTAGCCACAAGCGTGTGTATGGATCAGCGATAAAACGGGTGAAAAATGTCACAACAATGTTCCACAGTTTTCCATTGCGTAGATTTTCATTGTATGATGCGTTAAAGCGTCTCATAATCATATCATCAGGAGTGCCTTGGCGCCAAAAAATAATACGTTCAGAGCCACTCCTGACGACTTCAAGTACTCCATTTTTTACGCCTGACAAATACTTATCATCGTGCATTTTACGCCCAGAAACTCTCGATATATGAACTTGTTCTTGATGTAGCTTCGTAAGTATCTCACCAACGAGATTATTCTTGAAACTAGATTTTGTGAGACTGTTCATAATATTATTAATAGCTTCGGAACAAGAACGCAAATACGAAACTATTCCGGTCGTCGAAGCTCCATCGCTAGAGCTGGTATCTGTCGGCGATCCACTCTGAATTAACTCTTGAAGTCTGAAATTGAATTTTCTCAACAAATCGTACAATTTTCCACACGATACGTCAGGTGACAACAGACCAGAAATATAATTGCATGGATGGTCTATTTTTTCATAGTGTGACGATCTATATTTGTATAACTCAATTTTCTGCTTATTTGCATCAGTTATTATGTAATGATCGAGACTCAAATATGCAGCCATAGCTTCGGCTATAAGAACACCTTGATCGGCTTTTGTAATAGATATAAGTTTCTGCCAAATACCCGATGCAAACATCGCAGAAAACAACACCGGCGTGTCTAACTGTGCATAATGTGCAAGAATTCGTCTACTGCGTGAGGGACGACCGTCATAGTTTTGACAATGGTGTATAGCAAGTGCCTTTTGATCGAAGTTTTTGACACCTGCTGTTATTGCCACTGACTTTAGCTGTTGCATCGCTGCGGCCTCTGGTTCACATATGCCGTCAGCTTTGTTTTCGGTGATTAAAGCTTCTAAAAATTCACTACAAAGTGCTAGACCTCGGAGTGTATCTGTTCTGAATCTGTCGGCAGACATTAGACGTAAAAAATTAGACGGACCGTATGTTTTTGTTGTAGCATGAGTACATTGATTAAAAATGTTTCCAGCCAGTTCAACGCTTACTATTACGGAACTTTTCGACGAATATGACGACGAAAGCACAAGTCCAAGCGTATCGTATGTACTTATAGCATTAAAGTATGTAGCACGACATCCCAAATTTCGCACTATATCGCTACTATTAGACTCGATTGTATCCAAAGGCGATGTATCAAGATAATCGAGTATTGCGTAGTTTGTAAAGGTTTTTCCAAACAAAAACGACGTATGTGGAGATTCACATTCTGTAAGATAATCATACTTCTCTACATATCTTTTACCTCCATCGGGACTGTCGTTGAAAATATATTTGTAATAAGTAACCAGTGGCATAATAGGTGGCGATGGATTAATACCTCGTGCGGGATCTGCACACCACAAAATAGGTATTATTCCCGAATGACCTGCACGATGACCGGACAGAAGAATATTCTTGGCTAAAACCTCGTCTGTTAAGTCTGTTCCGGCATCTATCTTCACGATAGTGCGATTTCTCGTCATTATAGGTGTAGATTTAGGTTCACGTCCACACCGATCTTTAAGATTATTAGCAATGTCAGTTCGAAACCTGGCCATGTCCTTGCGACCTTTGATAATGCTAGGTATCCATACAAACAAAGAAACACTTCCAGTTATTTTAGTGTCGACAGGACCACAATAACCAAAATATATAGAATGTTGCGACTCTTCGATAACGTATGCTTCCAAAACTTCGCATATCAAATTAGCTATATTTTGAATGATTCCACGTGAACAAAAATCTAACGGTGTTTTTGAAACGAACGGCCCAATTTGAAAACATATGGGTATAGGAGAGTCTGTGACACACTCAACGATTGGTGGTGCACTTTGCCAGTCAGCAATGCAATTTTGAGCCAATGCGTTACCAGCAGCGACAGCGTACTTTAGATAAACATCACTATACTCCGACAGCGACACCGACGGCAATGTTACTATCTCATATTCTGGTGGTTTTGAAAAATGAATGAGCTGACCTTTGTTTCGAGTTTGTTCAGAAGTACAGTGTTCATCGATAAATGCAACGAAATTTGTAGCAGCTGTTTTAAGTTTGGCGACAATATGTGTTTCGTCGTTATTGTTAGCAAAGTCAAAATTCATTTTATTCCAGATCAGAAAGAAAAATTAAAAATTTATATAAAAAGAAATGTCAGGACAAGTTTCTGATGCGAATTTCTCTGTGATTGGTGGAGCGAGCATTAAGAAGGGTTCCGACGATGATGCTCAAGACAAGGTCGTTAGTGCGATCATTGGAGCACTCATTCTGATCATTCTTGTGATCGTTCTCACGTCAGCGTGGTCGCCGGATGGCGATCTTAAGTACCGCGCTGTTCTCGCTGCAAGCCCCCTGGGTGAGTCCGAAGGTTTCCGTGAAATGCGAACATCCGTGGCACTACAGACTGTTATGCTGATCACTGGACTTGTTGTTGCTGGTCTTTTCTATGCTGAGTGTATGAAGACGAGCCCAAATCTTGGCCTCGGTGCGCTCGGGTTCGTCGCTGCGGCGACGCTTGGACTCGTTTTTGCTCGCCCGATGTCGTTCAAGCACCTTAACTGGTTCTTCGGCATTCTTGCTGTTCTGTACGCTGTTGTCAGTGCCATGGCTATCTACGCTGGTGTCAAGATCATGCTCGGTTCTCGCGCTAAGATCCGTGGTATTTTGATGATTGCTGTCGGTGTGTTTTTCCTTCTCTCGTTCGTGGCTGCCATCATGGTCGCCAAGGACGTCATTACAGGCGATGAAGCCAAGGATGCTGCCGACCTTGTCGCTGCTGCCGAGACTCTCGTTGAGGATGCTGTTGATCATTCGTAAAACTAAATACTGTGAAGTGTTTTTTGAACTGATTTAAACCAGTACAAAATTTCGTTTTCGCATCTGAAAATATATGAAATCATATAAAATGGATCCGAGACCATCGGTCGTTTCTTTCAGTGATAATACACGAAAAATCACTAAAAACTATCGCGTTGTTGCATGCGCTATAGCTGAACATAACAGTCGAAAAGTAGTGTTTAGTGGCAAAAAGCCTGGTCAGATTCTAGGACAGTTTTTTCAGGATTTTTATGGTGGTAGAGATCAACTGCCAAATGTTGACATACTCAACAGGATATCAACGGACACTATACAGTCGCAAGAAACTGAACTTGCCACGCTTGCGAAATTGCGAAACGAAGGACGCTCGAAAGAAGATATCCAAGAACAGATATATAGAATCATGTTGGCGGACATACAGCTAGTTTCGAAATTGCCCCAAACGAATTTTCCGAGACTTGCGGAAACATCTTAAAATCAATGATTTTTATTTCGTATCATTTGTTTTACGTGGTGAAATAAAATACTGCATAATTGTATAAATGATCAATACACAAACTATTACTATTAAAACGTTAGTTAACGTTAGATAATCGTGATAATCGTAGTGATTGTAATGTGGTTGTGGACGAGTTATAAGAGGGAACTGAGAATCAATGTTTAACATCTGATTTGTTATCACAGTATTAGGTATAAATGATACTGAAAAACGTTCTATCGTGACGATCTTGTTGGATACCCACATAAGTACGCACGATTCGGTAGTTTCGAGATTTATGTTCAACTGGACGAAACTTGGCGATGCCGTCGGTAATATAAGAGTTATATCAGTGAGCTTTTTGATCGTACCTGCGCCGTCTGGGTTTATCTCATAGGTTGACCAATCTTGAGTCAGAGCATCTGTAACGGCATTGTCTATAAACGTGTTCGCACCCAGGTGTACAATTACACATGCTACTACATGGCCTTCATTGTTTCTAGAACGTTTGTATTCAAACTTGTGTAGAACACATTTTCCTGGAGTACCAGTATCATCTCCATCTGGAAATACAATATTTTATAGGAATTTCATTTACGTCACATGTGAACCCGATATTGCGATTCTTGATTTTGGCGCTGATATCATGAGTTTTAGCGTAATATTCGCACGTATAATTAAGGCCGGTGTAACATACGACACTGTACATACCGAACTGTCGACTTTTTCTTTTTCATGATGAAGTGAATACTCGCCCATTTCTAACAACGATTCCAGAATGTCTCTGATGCCATTTATTTGTACTATGCAACGAGTTCCCGAAGGTATCATGTTGTGACTTACCAATATAGTCATATTGGCCGGTGTAAGTTGTGTTAGTTTAACGATAGGCTTGGACACTCTTCCGGCGATATAACCACCTATATGACCAGGTTTATTGTTATTGATAACTTCTGGATACGGCTTACCGTTTACGTCAATTTTGATAAATGGACTAGGTCTGTCCCAGGGTGTTACAGGCCCCGGTTCTGGTGGACATTCCTTTCCGTCATGGTTGTAATAATTGTTATAGTAATTGTTAATAATTGTCGGCGGTACTGGTTCCGGTACGGTCGTATTGGTGGGGTCAGAATTAAAAGTAAAAGGTAACGATAAGTCTATCGCTCCGGACATCTTTTTATAAAGATTTTTAATGATTTTAATTTATAACATCTCAAGAAAAATATTTTTCATAAAAATGTCAGGCTCCTCAACAGGACAGACTTATCAATCGAGTGCATCAACGACAACAATCGTGTCTCAAGTGACACATGTTGGTCCGCACGAAACCGACAAGGCGAACTTTAAAATCGTGGGAATTTTGACACTAACACAAGGCAATATTGAGGCCGTAGTTCCAGGCGGAACAGTGCAAAATGCCCCTCTTGGAGCTGTGATCAAGGTTGCCATCAACGAGGGTAGTGGTAATTTTGGAAACAGTGAACCATATCTCCAGCGCCTGATTTCGGCACGGACTCGATGCTGTGGTCAAGTTACCAGTGTCAGTGGAATTTCCAAGACTATCACTACCGAGGTCGAGGGTACCGGTTTTCTCAAGGGAGGTGTCGCGTATATGCGTTTCGTAAACGGATGCCTCGGTGACGATACCGCCATTGTCATGACTGGTTTCACCGTAACTTTCGAGATCGTTCTCGGAAAGATTAATTACACAACCGATACCAAGCCACCACGTATTATCAACGCAAATATCCTCACATACAACGTCGGTATTCTTGGAACTGTTGGCGCGTTTACATCGTTCGATTCCGCCAGACCCAACGATTTCATCGGTCTCGATGTTTTGATTGCTGATACCGATCTTGCAGCTATTTCTATGCAAAATTCCATTATTGAATTTAACAACGTTATCGTCGCTGCATCGTCACTTGATACTATCGTCGTTCCTGCGTGCGTCGTCATCAATGGAACACTCCAGATCCAAGTTACAGCAACACAACAGTCCACCGATACTTCGCTCCTTACAGCAGACGCTGATGGGACCGTTATCGAGCGTGTCACGTCTGCGGCCTCAGCGGTCACTGACTCTGGTGTATCTGCCAAGTATCGCCTTTTCGTATGTGAAGTGGCAGGTACAGTTACATATGCTGGATTGGATCCCGTGTCTGTTAATGCTGGAGAGATCTGGATTGGCAATGACAATGCTTCTGGAACGCCAACGTTTACGCGATTGTACACAAACGATACGTGGGTTTCGACACACGTTCTTCCGTCACTGGACGTTCGTGGTGCAATTGGTGGCGGTGTTCTTTACATGTCCAACGATCAGAACGTTGCTGTTTCGACGATCGCACCGGCATTGATCGTCAGTGGTATTCTAGTTGGTCTTCCGCAAGCAAACAGCGACACCGTATGCTACAAGGATTTCGAGTGCATTGGTGGTCTCTTGGTAGCTACAGGCACGCAAAAACTCGTTCTTACGACTGCATTCATCATACCGGGTACAGGCATGTCGATGACAAGGCTTGATTCACTAACACTTGGACTAAAGCCATTGACGGCGTCAACTGTCACCATCAGCCGTGCTGGAGTATATACTGAAGTAGAGGCGTCAGCATCTACATGCAGTATCGATCAGTCGATGCTTGCTGTCTTTTCTAACACTACCACAACGCCCATCGAAAATCAGACACAGCAGCTACAACTTGCGATCACAAAGTCTGTTCATCGCAATCTCAATATTAATACGTATCGTGACCTCGTTCCATCGGACATCAAGTATGTCATCGATAACACGACCATTGACAATCTTTCTATCTCCATGGCCACGCCCGCTATTGCATCACCAGGAACACAGACGTATGAGACAATGATTCTGTCAAACATGCGTGTCAAGAATAGCCTGAATCTCACAGGATCTGTTAATACGAGCTTTGCTGTCATGGCTGCTGATGCAATGTCTTGCGAGTTCGGTGAAATGTTGATCGATAACATGAACAATTTCATTTTCGAAGGACGTACGAAAATCACGACACTCAACGATCGTCGCACAACGACATCTGGAAAAGTGTTCATGAACAATGCAAATCTCAATATTGGTACTTTGAACCAGTACAGTGCACAGGCTGGATTTTTCATCACACAGACCCGTTCCATCAATTCAGAGATTCACATTGACTTGTACGTAATGCATGGCGGAACCGCGTCTACGCTTACCCTCACGTGCGATAAGCTTAAGATCACACATTTGCGTGACACATCAGGAAAAATCAGCGGTCTCGTTGCCAACGATACAACGATTGGACGAGCTGATCTTGGTAACAGTTCTGCTCAGTTTTCACTCAAGCTTCTGGACTCGAACGTCTTCTTGAATTTCACAAATAAACCCGCTACAGTTGCAAATCTTTTGATCGTTCTTCAGAAAACACCCGGTCTGCCCAATGCATCTCCTGCTGTTCCAGCTATCGATAACAGCATTTTCAATTCCACATTGACGCTTTCTGGGCGCCAGCTTAGTGTTCCTCTAGGAGCATCCACGTCTGGAACATATCAGAATTACTTTGATAATCGTTCTAAGTTTTACGTTCCGTTCGGCAGCATTCTTGATTATACATACATGCAGCTTGTTGCTTCGTATACACAAACTAACACCGTTGAATTCAAGTATGTTGCACCGACAACTTCTACTGGTTCTGTCAGCCATGGTACTTATATTGGTTTGAGCAACGCTTCGTATGCATGGAACACATCCATGGGACCCACTAAATTCATCAACAGTACGAAGTCCACTACCGAGATCAGGTCCGTTGTTGTGAGCACCGGAAATGCTATTCTTGGTACAAGCACTGCTACTCCTCCTGCTTTGCCCACTACCTACGACACATTTTCGCTCGGTCCAAAGGTCCCAGAAGCAGTCAAGGGAATCTGGAGTGGCACTGGTACGGCATCGTTCTCCGAGCTCAATATCACCCAACTTCTCCAATAATTCATTTGATTTTTTTCTAATATAAATTATATTTACAAACGTTAGATATTTATATTATATATAATAATTTTATAAAAATGCCAGAAGGTTCGTATCCAACACTGACACCTACTAGAGAAGGGAAATTAGCTCTAGATATATACGATACGTATGGCGGCGCATATATAGCCCAAGAATCGTTTTCGTCGATGTTCAGAAACAGACTATTGCCATGGCTAAAACTTACTGTGGAAAAGCTTAAGCCTCATCTCTTTGATTCATCAGAAAGTGAAGGTGTTTTTGTTAATATTTCCACTACGAATCCTGCGAGTAGTTTAGCCGAAGCACGTCTTACCACAAAGCATTCTGACCAATATAATCTTACACTTACGATTACCATCGGTACTAACGCTAGTAACGCTTGGACCAATAATATTCTTGTACCAGTAATAGTTGGTTCGCGACACTGCAATACCTACAAACAGCCGTCTATTATTCGGCAAGAAATGGGTGTTGGTACAGGTGATCCAGGAGGTTACTTACTGAATATGTCAGGTGGTTTAGTCATCGTCAGACCATGCGAAACAGCTCATCCAGCAAAGCCAAAAATCATATCTGGCGACTCGATCGATGACTGTCGCGCGAGAAGCATTAAACATGGTGAAAATGCACCGTACGTATTGTCAAAATACGTCGAAATGTTAGCCGAAAAGGGCATAGTTACCTCTACTTTTGCACGTAATTACGAATATACAGATTATGTACAAAGCGCGCTCCAGGGAGACGATAGCTTCGTAGAACGAATAGAGAAACCGACACCGAAGAAAGTCACTACAAAAGCCAAGAAAATATCGAAGGCAAATAGTGCTGCTGAACGCGCTATTTTAGGCCAAGATGTCTTCGACGATCCAGTTGTCACAGAATCGGCACCTTTATACGAAAACAGAGCTACCGATACTCTTAAGCGACTGATCGACTGTATTCCAGTGGTTATCAATCGCAAAAAGAACAAGAAACCATTGTCGCCAGCCACTGAGAAATTCCTTGTAAGATGTACATTTGAGAATATTTATGCGCTACCAACAGTTATCGAAATCTACGCAACAGGACTGGTATTTTACGTATGGATTTCTTTGCCAGCGGTCAACACTAAATTGCACGTACAGTTACCCTCTTATATTCCTCAGGCACAAGGTGCTACTGCGATAGGTGGACGCCTATTGTCGATTATACATGCGTTGTTTTACGCACGTGAACGCAATCTTCAGCATTTCTACAAGATAGGTATGAAAAACTACTCAAGTGAAATCCTAGAAGTAATTTTATCAGTCGTACCAGAGGAGGATAGAACCGGTCTCGAGGCGTGTATGGGAACGTCTTTCAAACAATATAATATCATGTGCGAACTTTTATCACCGTTGGAACTATTTGCCTCATTTTTTGTCGAAAGTCCAACCGTTGTTAATATATTTACGCCTCATCATTTGGTAGAGTATGTTACCGATTATATTGTTCCAATTTCGAACAGCGTCGGAGGAGACATTTGGGTAGCAAAAGCACGGACATTGGCAACGATGTTGGCTGTCCAATATCGCTCGGTAGAAACTGGTGGATCTTCTGATTTACACGAGTATAAAAACAAGTATGTAACAACAGCGGGAATAACGATATTTAAATACATCAGAGAGCGCATTTATATTCTACTTGCGTCACGCATTTCCAAAGATCAAGCGATGATATCTAAGAACGTATCTCCGACTTGTATTTTGTCATCGTTCAAAACTCGCACTGGTAACGGCGTAGTGCGTGGTGATAACAATGCACAGGCCACTATGAATCTTATATGGGAAACACAGCAAAAAACTACTACTTCGATACGTACAATCGTTGTACCTGGATCGGTGCATGTACCACAAAGTTCGAGACTAGTGAAATTTGATCAAATCGGTAACATTTGTCCCATGTATACGCCAGAATCCGAAGACGTTGGTAAGCGCAAAGAGTTAGCATTTAATGCTGTTCCTTCGCTTTACCGAGATCCAGAAATAATATATGAATTTCTAAGATCAGCATTGATTCTAGGTGCTGCCAAGAGCGACACTCGGTTCATTTCACACGAGATGAACCCTGCCGCTCAAGATATGCGTTTATTGTACATAGAAGCTGTACCGGTGTGTTACATATCTAGACAATTCTATAACATTATGCGTAATTATTTCCGCACAAATGGACCCGTACGACCAGAAGCTAAGCATTATTTTGATATGGTTCCACAAGAGAATTTACCTGACGCACAGTCACTGTTGAAAACATTCGACATTGTTTTTTCTGATACTGATAATCGCTATGCTATTTATCACACGGGAGGTATTATTGGACATCTTGCACTAGTCGCCAAGAACGGTAAATTACTCATCGATGATACTGATTGGAACAGTGATATCGACACCCTTATAAATGCGGGTATGTTGGCATTTGTAGCACCCATGGAAGTATATTTTGAGTGTTCATCGGTGATTAAATTTTACGATACTCCGTCGATACGTGATATGCCACTGGTCGATGGTAAACATACTCGTGATATTGCGATCATAAAGGAATGCCAAGATCTGTGTCCATGGTGTTGGCATCTTGCTATGCCGCCCAATAGTGAGCGCAAAAGTTTCCGCTTAAATTCACATGGCAAGGAGGATCCAGGAATATATGGAAATGTCAGTGTTTGTGGATGTGGTAGACATTGGCACGAACATTGTAAAAATATGTGGAATATGCGAGTAGGAACAGGAATGAAAACTCCACTTGATGACGACAAATGTGCAGTATGTACATACGGTCTAGATGAAGTTCCACCACCACCAGCAAATTTCCGCGAAGACTATGACTATGTATTGGCAGATCCTGCAGTAATTTTAGGTGCATCTGCAAGCTCCGTTCCAAACGCTGGTGAATCTTATGGTGTAAGAGCCGCGTATCAGTCTAACATGAATCTACAATCGCTAGATAGTCAATCTGGAATAGATCAGAAGCGCGAACTCTTGAACAAAAGTGCTCTCGAGGCTGACGTATCTTTGTGCATCACAGAATTAGACGAACACAATCAACGTGATGCTCATCACGGAGTCAATTTAATGGTTGCTACACGAATGTTGAGACTCAACAACGAAGACGGTTTAATTGTCTCTGAAACAGCTGCCAGAGAATGTTTACGTTATGTATATCGTCAAACTATAACTGCACCGGCGACCCGTGTACAAAACAGTATTAAACATGGCATGAAGTGGTACGTAGTTGTCGGAGAATATATGGGTTTATCCAAAGGAATTGACGAAACTAAATTTCATGCTATCGATCGTAAAACTGGCATACCTAGGATCGGCGCATTCTTACATCCGGGCGATGCAATATATGCTAGGTATGCGATAACAAAAGATGGGACAATTATAGATACTTCAAAATACTGTTCTGTAGAAAACTACGGTTACGTAACACAGGTAAATTTGCGCAACTTTAATCACAATCCAGAATCAGGTTCCGCTGTCGTTGTTATGGCCAATACTTATTTATCAGTAACCATATCTCTTTCATATTGTTATATGGTGGGTGATAAGCTATGTGCCAGGTACAGTCAAAAAGGTGTTATAGCAGCGATATATCCCAGAAAAATGATGGGAAGAATCGTAGGCGGACCCTTCGATGGATGTGTTCCGGACGCTATACATGCACCGACAATTATACCTACTCGTATGACTGTTGGTATTTTGACAGAATATTCTGCATCAAAAGTTGCCCTATTAACATGTGAAATCCAAAATGCCACTGCGTTCCGAAATCGCACAGGAAAGTCAGATGAATTCCGCATGACTAAAAATCCTGTACTCGCAAAGTACGCTAAAATTCTCGACGAATATGGCTGCCCCGGTGGTGCCATGGAAAGTTACAGAGCCTCCAATGGGACAGTTGAAACGGTACTTTTTGGACCTGTTAGATATTTAATGTTGCGACATCATGCAGCAATGAAAACGAAACGTTCTGTAATAAATCCCCGACGAGTAGGTACAGACATTTTTAGACAATCTACACGTGGTCGCGAGGGTAATTTACGCATAGGTTTACAAGAAGGTCAAGGCTACTATAGCATGGGTACTCCGTATATGTTACAAGGTTTGATTTCTATGGGTACATTGTCCGAAGGTATACTTGTTTGCGAGAGTTGTGGAATAGCGGCAACTTTACCTCCCGCGACAGGCTTTAAGCACGTTTGTGACGTATGTGCAGGCAATCTGAGAGGTATAAAAACAGCATATTCTTTAATAGTACTTATGCACATTTTAGCTACTAGGGGTATTGAAATACGTTTATTTCCTGCAAAAACTTCTTAAGAAATTGTATAAAAATTATATGTAAACATATATATGAAAAACATTTTTATAAAAACGGCCACTCTTTTTGATGATTTATCAAAGTTGCCACTAGATGTAAGTACGCTAGTACAGGTATCTTGTTCACACATGATTCCTGTTATGGAAAGTACTGGAAAAGTGGGTTTTTTTGAAGACACCGAAGAAACACGTGTGTTTCTCAAAACCGTGTGTGAAATATGGGACAGTGATACCGATTTATTAATGCGCGTGAAAGGTGTCATGGAAGAAATTCCTCATGGGAATTATGTTGAAGTTTTTAATTCTAAATGGAAATCAAAAACTATACAGGAGTTATACTTTTGGTTAGCATCAGATTATCAACACAAAACAGGCCGTATAAGATGGCAAATAACGCCAGCGTTCGGAACAGAAAGACTCTATTTATTTACAGAGGTACCGACGGACCCTATGAGCGGTTATTTTAGTGCAATTCTCTATTATCCAAAAATGCACGTTGTAAAGTTCATAGATCCAAATACCGAGCCTTACTTCGGTACACCATTTATTTATGTTATGAACAGGCCTTCAGCGGCCCTAAAGTATAATGACAAAGATGAACCTGCTACGGCTTTACCTGGATATTTTGGCATACCAAAAAAAGTACCAACACAGACTGAAATTCCCAATTTTAAGTTCGAAGATAGAAATGTAACAGTCAGACTTTCACTTAAATCACTTTACAGGGGCAATGACCTTGTTTCTGACGAAGATCTCGATGTCGATGAAAGAAGGAATTTTCTTAATATAGTGAAGCTATTAACATCTGCATCCGAAAATAATTATGGCGTCGTGATAGACGGTTTATATTACTGGCATGTCAACGATCACACTGTAAACTCGTATATTGGAACAAATACTACCGTATTGCCGTTCTACAGCTTGGGAGGTATTGAAAATAGTCTTTTTTATGGTCATGTGCCTAAGATGATGTCTGATATCTCGCCTAGATTTTGGTCAGGCCAATCAGAGGCAATCAAAAATAACTTTAACACCGTTTATGATACGTCCTGTATACACAAACTCTGTGATGGTATGCGAGCTTTCAAGGATCACTGCATAAAAGTACGAAAAAATAACATAGATTGTATAGATTCGTATGCGACTTTTTCGAGTTTCTTTACGGACCCTGCAGGTGAAAAAGATCCCATAAAGATAATAAAAAAAGACTCAAAGTATATAGCAACAACAATGCATGGAAAACTAGAACTGAGGGAAGAAGAGATCCAGATTATCGGAGAGAAGCCTAGTCAATGTTCGGGGATAGAATCGTCTTTCATCGATGTTTTGGTCAATAATTACTGCACGCCAAGGTGTAACGTGATTTCTGGAGCTCTTCTGATGCATAACTCACACAAAGATGTCATGCTACGTAAAGAATTACGCTTTTGTCAGCGACGCCAGTTAGTCACTTATCTCTGTTACAGTGGCCATACCGTATATGTGAAATTGTTCTTTATGGTTAATGAAATACGAATAGACGTTTACGACTCGTATCATACACATGGCTATGCGCACCATGATTTAGTGGCAGCATTGACGAGAGTTATGAAACCGTTTTTTAATTTTTACAGACCAGTTAGAGTCAGTGTGACAATATATATAAATCAACCTGACAATATCCAAAAAACTAACGAATGTGTTATAAATACCACTGTTAAGATACTTTCTCATCTTGGATCACGAGAGATGCCGCGTGATCGCACTTCTTTCTTTGAAAGTATCGTAAATATCAGGGCCAGAACTAGTACAGATAGCACTTATACGCTTCCTTTCGTAGTGCCAGATAGCTTCAAACCAGATACTATGGGTGATGTAACAGTCAAAAAAACGCACATGTACGTCAGGGTATCTGGAGACGTATACTTTGAAAAAGAACCTGATAAGATATTCTATATTGATCTTGCGGAGCCCGGGGCCGATGCTGTAGAAACGGTTACTCGATTGGATGAATTCAAAACTGGCGTTGTAGAAAAGGTTACTCGATCGGATGAATTCAAAACCGACGCCGTAGAAAAGGTTACTCGATTGGATGAAATCAAAACCGACACTCCAGAAATGGTTACTCGATTGGACGAATTCAAAACCGAACAAAGGCGACATCCGTTAGCTACAACATTTGGCCACAGCTCTCCGATGGATACCGTGCCTGAGGACCAGTTACTGCGTGTTTTTAAACACGTCCCTGATAGATTTGGTAAAATCGTAGTTGAGAACTATAAACTATTCGCTAGAGACATATGTAAACATGACTGGAATATGCTTAAATCGAGGTTTATAGAAATAGCTGATGCTCGTAATACTTGCTTTGAAAAACCTGAACAGATGCACGACAATAAGATTAAAATGATACATAAACTAATACATACCTTTATATATGCACAATTTGGTACATTTTTAGAAACCAACGGGTACGATGCCTTTGACACCAATTTATCGTTTGTAACTCAACTATATGATAGTGTTGTTACATATTTCTTTCAAGGATTGTAAAAAATTATATACTTATATTAATAATATAAAAATGTCATTTGTAGACCACTATCGTAGTTTTTTGGAAAAGCGCAAAAGTGCTTTTTTTCAAATGCTAGCATATTTGCCGTTTTTGATAGGTTATTTGTGTCTATCTGTGCGTTCTACTTCGGGCTCGGATGTCGATATAGTATATACGAATTGGTGTATGGCATCGTTAAATGGCTTAGGCGAATGGGAATGCAATGTCCACGGGTCAACAAACATGACATACGCCTACACGGAATCTTTTTTCATATACAGCGTTGGACCAAGAGCAAATACAATAAAGCTTTTTCCCGTAAATTATGGATGGCTATTTGTATATATTTACATATCGATATATGCTGTTTATTTTCGATGTATTAGCGTCAATACAGTATCGATGATTATAAATTTTGGATGCCGGGTTGCGTGGTTCACAGATCCAAAAAGGTCATATTACAATCAGTTGTTGATATATGTAGATTCCGTGGGAATTGTAGTAGCTGTTTTAGATCTGATACTACATTTTAAATATATACATGGACTCCGTACATTATGGGCAACTGTAGTGATCGGGCTCGTAGATGGCATAGCAGTGCTTATTATGCTTGCAAATATTTTTGTGGCATATGCATTTGCATTTCACATCGTATACGGCGGTACAACCTACGGTTATCGTCACTTTAATTTGTCTCTACAGCAGCTATTACAGATTGTTTATAGCAATTTTGCATGGGAACATCTTGCCAGTAACAAACGCCCAGAAACATACATTCTTTGGCCAACACTGGCCATACTTACATCTATCATTTTGCAGAATGTTTATGTCGCTATTTTTAGTCGGGCATTTTCATTATCCTCTTACGAAACAAAGATCGAAAAAATGCTCCAATTTCCCACGAATATAGCAAAAGTTATTGTGACTTACGTACGTTTATATTCTAATAAATTACACCAAGAGCCTTCTTCAAACGTTGTTATAAGCAACGATTTACAATCAGAATTACAGTGGACAGTAGGCCTGGGACTCGTAAATTCTATGGTAGATGAGAAGTATGACAACAACATCATTTTAAGAGACCTATTTGAACAATACGAGATATATGAACAACTCGTACACGAAACGCCTTATGTGAATTTTAACTACGACAAATTCCGTTCTAAATTCAAACGTACTCTTCGCGAATGCATCGAAGATGTTGCGTATGCGCCAGTCTATTTGCTAACTTATGTAGCAAGTATTGTGTTTGCATACGGTATCACAAATCAGGCATCAGAGATACGTTTATACGCAGATTCTTGTCAAATTTCTCCGTATCGTAGCGATTTCGACAATACCATTGTTTTATGTACAAATGCGACGTGCATTTCGACAGGATCAATCATAAATGCCAATTATGGAAGAATGATTACTGGGACGTTGGGAACGTACGAAAGTCTAATATGGATGGGTGGAGCGATAGTTATTTATACGTGTGCGGCACTTGTCCGTAGAAATGCATACGTACTCACGGTAACGTCGACATTATTGGTACATTATTTTGTTCGTATAAGTATAATCATCACAGGTCTGAAATGCGACAATTTACTTATACTGGATGTCGATAGAATGTTGTCGGCCATAATAATTATACTGGAATCCTTTGGGCTATTGTTAATATTTTCGACAAACAGACGCGTACGGTTTATATACGCTACGATAAAGTATGCTAGCGTACGTATGAGATCAGTCTTCGTCATGGTAACGCTGTTGATTTTCGCTTATGGATCAAGCGCTTTTGTGTTATTTCGATATGACAATTACGCAGATACATTGGCGTTAGCTTTCAACCAATTCGCTTGCGGAAACGTTAATTTTGTTGGCAATTACCAAAAAGAGCCAATGTTTGCTATGGTGTGGTTTTTAACACTATCATTGATCGGAACGTTAATATTTTACAACATGATAATAGCGATACTAACTGACGCATATGCACACGCAGCAACGAAGATATACAACAATAACCAAGCTAAACGTGCTCTAGGGGTAACTTTACGCATTCCGTTGGAATTTGCATTTCCATACAACATATACGTCTATAGAAGCACTGGTACACACTTTCATGAAAGACTACCCCTACCGGAGAAACCATACAACCAATTTTTGATAAAAGAATTCGGAAAAGATGCAGAACGAGCGTGGGCGGAGATTCAGCCGACGGTAGAGATTTTTGGAAATTCTGACCACATCGCAAAAGAAATGTGGCTCAGAGCTCTCGATGCAAAACATGTAATATCAATATAGACGTACTTTTTGAGGTATTTTTTTAATCACAAAATAAAAATGCAACACCACAAAACACTGAATGAAGCGCTTATGGATGTTCGTGATTATTCCAATGTTATAGTACGTGTAGAAACGCTCGGTGTCGGTGATAGAAAATGGTCTCATTATCGGGTATATTCAGACATATCTGCGGTGGCCGAAGCTATTGTAAATTCAAATGAAAAGGAGGCATTTCACGAAGTAACACGAATGCCCTGTGATAATTTTTGTCCAGTACAGCGTCTGTATTTTGACATCGATTTGGCATCTAAAAACTGGGGCAATCGATCTCCGAGAGATCTAGAAAATATCGCCATCGAACAGATAAAAGCTGGCGTAAAAACGTGGCTCGATAACAATAATATGAATCCACATTCAGCGCTCGTGGCGTCTTCTTCGGACTATGAGACTAAAGTTTCATTACACATAGTTTTCCCGACATTATGTTTCAAATATAACACTAAAGTAAAAAGTCTGGCGATGTACGTCAAAGATCGCTGTGAACCATGGCTTGCAAATGCTATCGACACACTTTACAAGCCTCACCAGGGACTGAGATTACTCGGTTCTAGGAAGTGCGGTACCGACAGATTTAAAATTATACACAGTGGACCGTGGCCAAAGAACGAACCTACGTATGCATCGACGATCCACGTATATGATGCTTCTAACCCGAAAGTTTACGATGCTTTTGTAGATGATCCACAGGTACCAACATTTACCGACGTTGTCGCACCCAGTATTCAAAATGCGATGATCGAACTCGATCGACAAACTGGTGCTTCGTGTTACGATCAAGATACACGTTCTGTATACGAAAGGGGCATTCATATCATTGGGCTTCGTAGACGTATGGGAGAGAGTTATTGTATACAGTGCAAACGCACACACGGATCTATCGAAGAACGTGGTGATAATGCATATATTTCAATAAAAAACGGCGTCTACTATTTTAATTGCTATAGAAACGCTTTTACGACGCCCAAAAAATATCCGGTGTATTTGTACACCGACATTGCATGCAAGAAAGAAATACCCACAAAAGTCGTAGATGTGCCGCAACATTTACCACCAGCACGCGAAGAGGTCAAAAGAACGTCTCTGAGGCTAATTCCTGATTTCATACCAGAAGAAATAAACATACTGCAAAATCGTCACAAATTCCGTATCTCTAGCGATGACGATTATGACATCACATGTCCCTGGGAAATTTCCACCAAAACTAAACTACAGATAGAATCATAGTTCACTATAATGTTGATAGATATCAAACAAAATCTTCGGTATTTTATCTATCTTTGATACAGAAACCAAAATAGTGTAAGCAGACAGTACTGGATCCAATTTTGCAGCAAGATCTTCCTTTGATAAATCTTTGTATTCAAGAAAGTATTCATCAAGCTTACATGAATTGTAAATATGATCTGATCGTTTTATGATCTCGACGCAGGAATCTGTACTTAGATTTTTGATGAATGCCTTTGCGTCAGAAATCATCTCATGAAAGACTTTATTGACATCTTTCGTTTTAAGCAAACGATATCTGCGTTCGGCGCGTAATACGGCCAATAGTGCATATGCCCGTTGATCGTTTTTGTTGGCAGTTTCGTCGTATTTTTCAGTAGTTCCAAAAGCTTCAAGAATGTGATATGAGAGGTTGACATCATTGATATCGAGCGTTTTTTCCGTTGATTTCTTAAGTTTTTGCTTAAGATCAATGATATCAACATGCGTAAAAATTTGCATCATCTTTTATAAACTTATAAAAATGGCCCAAACAAAACAAAAACATAGTATATACAATTTAGTGCCAATTTTGACATGTCCGACACCATCGGAATTGGGGGCGCGACCGGAGATCGTAAACCTGGGAAATATCGATTCATCTTTGTATCCGCATCAAGAACGTGCTAGGCGCGGTACGGCACTTGCAAAGGCAGCTTTATTTATACACGAACCAGGTCTAGGAAAAACACTATCCATGATCCTGTCCGTCGAGAGTAAACGCAATACTTGTGGACCGTTACAGACTGTCATAGTTATTACAAAAGAATCGATCTTTGGCTTTGTAAAAGACGACATTCAGAGTCACCTGGAACAGTATGGTATAACAAAGACAGAAGCGCTAAAATTCTACAGATTTTTTACATACGTAACGTTCAACACCACTTACGGAAAGTACTCGCCAGATGATCTCGCCGATGCGCTACGAAACAGTACGATTGTTATAGACGAATTTCACAGCGTTTACTCGTATTTAAAACGTCCAAGTGCCGACTCTCGATCGATTTTCGAAACACTTATAGTACTGCGAAATATACTTCCTGATAATTTAATTCTCGCGATGACAGCTACTCCTATGATGCACAGTTCACATGAAATTCGGTATGCTGCACATGTTCTTTTGACACAATCACAGTTATCGTCGTGTGTTCCATCTGCCCCAGATTTTTACGAAGCTTCACTGCAAGCTACAAGTGACTATGTTTATACGCCAAAAGTAACATCAGATATTCCAGAAGAACTAGCTACAGAGAATGTTGATATCGATATACAATATGCGAATGCTATTGTCAAATTTGTTCCGATATTCTACAAAGCTGCAGAAATCAAGTCCAAGCCAACATTTATCGGTAAAGATGTTGCGTTGAAATCATCGTTGCTAATTAAAACTGGTATTGAGGCAGAAGACTCTCAAGATGAACAGGTGCTTGTGCGTAAATTATTACCCATGGGTGACGTCCAGGAGAGTGAATATGATGTAAATTTTACAGGTACAAATTTCTTCAGAAAATCACGTGAAATTTCTGTATGTTCTTCGTCTTTTGACGTCACGAAGATTGCCGAACTGGACCGATATTCAGCATTATTTGCATACTGGTTACGCGTAGAAAAAACCGCTCTGGAAAAGAAGCATTGGGGCGTCTCTGCGTGGTATTTTGATGACATCGTTGAAAACGGAGCACGAATATTCAGAGACGTTCTTGTCGCCTCTGGGTGGGACGAATGGAAAGCGACCGATAAAGATCCAAATAAGCCCGTTGTACTGTTACTGAGTGGAGACGAAAGTATAACTGCCCTAATGCGCAAAGATCTTTTCGATCCGAATAATGTACGCGGTACACTCGTTCGTACGATTATATACACAAGAGCCGTAAGAGACGGTGTTTCGTTTCCTGGAGTCTTTAGGGGTGGTAGTGTAATAGGTTGGACACTTTCTGGACAACAACAGGCAGATGCCAGGCGTCTGCGTATGAATTCTTTTGATCTATTTGAACCCTATTTTGACCCACGTTCTAGGCATCATGAGGAATTTATGTCAGTCAATGCACAATATATCAAGGATGATTCTATTTCGCCACTAATTTTTGATGCCATCGTCCATACTCGAACAGTAGAGTTAAACCCAGCCACAGGAACACTTTCACCAAAATCTTCCATTGATACACACATGCTATATATTCGCGGTTTAAAGGGCGATGAAATTAGACCTGTTTTCGAGAAACTCGTCGAAAACTCTATCGATAATATCGCGAAAACTGGCGACAGTGACAGATCAAACTATTTTACGCATTATTTTTTCAGCGACATGGATAACGGATTTTCTGCATACAAAAAGTTTCCATCTACAATTCCATGGCCAATAGCTAAAATAGCCTCTGATATTGTTCCGATCTCAATAAAGAGGTATTTCGGAACACGAGCATTTGTCATGCCAAAAGGCGGCGAAGTCGAAGGTCCTTTAGACGGATGTCCTATGTATGCATGGGGACGCTGTTCAATGGGTCTAGGTTTGTGTCCTGGTCAGCGTTCTGTTATGAACAGAATTGGTGTAATTTCAGACGAAAAGATAGACATCAACAAATTTTATCACATCACTGACGAAGAGACTTTAGTAACGTTGTCGGAGATCATCGACAATGCCTTGAGCAATATAGCTAAACACATCTTGGAACGCGGGGTTGTTGATTTCTTTAGGCGGGCTTGGACGCTCGATCCAAGTAAGGTTGTAAGTTCGGGACAAGCAGTACTTTTAGCTATGTATGCACGTTTCTGGGTATTTAGCGCGTTTCAGATACGTGTTATCGATGGCTCTAAGAAAATCGTCATAGGTATCGCCGATCCGTCCGCGCCGACATATTTAGTGTTCGGTACAAATTTGCCAAAATCTATGGTGGAACTGAGTCAGCATGGGCGTTTAATTCACTGGGAAGGAATAGATACAAAAGGCTATGGTATCGTCGATGGAGTCTTAAAGACCATAAATATGCACGGTGTCTGGAATGTCCCCAATAAAGATCACCGTACGTGGATGGATAAATTTACTTTGCATCACTTCGTCAGTAACCTTGAGAACCTTACTGAATATGGAATTATTACGCCCGCAAATACATTCGTTTTTAATAAGGTTGAGCAGGGAAAACTCCCAAGATTTATGTATGATCCAAAGGATATTGCTACTATGAATAAAGGCGTAGGTACGGGAAATGCAAATAAATCTAGATTTACCCCCTACATCAAAATCGGAACGAACAGTCTTTTAAATTATGATCCTGAGATTGGCATCAAGGAATCTTATCCGTATTTTAAAGAGAAGTCTATACTCTTTGATGAACGCAAGGTTTTCAGGTCTATTTTGTTTCCTATAGCATTCGTAAATGGCTTAGAAAAACGTCCACTTTTCAGCGTCTCGGGAACATCGGTGACGAATAATATTTCTGGAGATTCTGAAGTATATGCACGCTGGGCCTATAAAATTTTGTCAGACAAATTTCAGGTATATTGGACTGTAAATTTAACTATCGTGAAATAAAATGGAAGCGTATTTGAAGTATATTGACTCTCTTCACGAACATCACTATACGGAAACTAGCGCTTTTTTAAAAAGAACACGCGACGATCCCACATATACATATCCAGACGAAATATATCTCAGACGTGAGTTTCGCAACGTTAAACCCGACGATGTAAAGCTTGGTGACTGTGTTAAAATCGTTGGATTAGACAAAAAAATCATAGACTGTAGAGTTATTACTACAGGCGATGTTTATGTTATAGCAAATACCGGTTTATCTTGGAACATTGGATGGAATTCTGACGTCGAAGCATGGTATGTGAAAAACTCTAAACCTGGTATGAGAGTGTTATATTTTACATCTTCATTAAAGTAGACATATCCTTATTTCTTTGGAAGAGCCTTATTATATATTTTCTAAAATAGTGGAGAAAATTATTTAATCGAATATTCCGAGTTAAAAATCAATGATTTTACACAAATATGAATTACTTCCAAGTGAATTTCGGAACCGCAAAATAGAACTCACCCTTGATGATCCCGGTGATGTCATGGAAGCTGTCAGAACCGTACATTTCCTCAGCAAATTCTTCGCAGTCTGTGACCGCTTCGATATGTTCTATAGCATCATCGATATCATAAAACAATCGACGTTTATCTGCAATGTGTTTTGGTAATGATGGGTTGCACGTTCGGACCAGAAATTGAACGGGACCCTCATAACATGGCAATGTCACGCACCACCAATCCAGAGCATCGGCCGCCCACTTGAGAGGCAAAAACACCTTATCGAAATCTTCGAGCTTTGGAGGCGTAACTTTAAATCCACCGACAGATGAATCATACGGGCCAATCAACTCTTCACGCAGACCAAGAGCGACGTATTTATTGAAGCCGCCTGAACGTTGCTGGTCCCAAGAGGGATTTTGTGTCGGCTCACAAAAGCGAATGTACGTTACAGGAAGATTGTTAAGAGCAGCAACAGCCTTGTTGTCTACCTCGCAAAAACCTCTTTTATCGTTCCAAAGATGTGCGATAAGTGCGTCTATGGATTCGTTAATTTCTGTCGATGTAGTAACTACGGTACTCAATACCTCAAACTCTCGAGACCCAACATAGTCTGAAAACGTTGTTCCGTCCGACAGATTTGGATCAGGTTCGTTATAGTTCACCTTTATAACAGAAGGACGTTTTTTGAAAAAATCGCACAGCCTATCTCTAATCCTCATGTCGGCAGCCATATACAGTCTATTTCTCTTTGCCTTCAAACGCTCCTCAAACGTCCACGAGACGTTAACGGTAATATTGTAATCACTAATGCAATCTGAAAGTTTAGCATGGTGATTTGCGTCAGGAATGGGACATGCTTCATAACACTCTTGGCAGAGAAACTTTCCATTAAAGTACCAGATGACACCACGGTCACGATAATCTTCGTAGCACGGGGTACCTATTATGCGATCAGCATTCTTAAATGTACCCGGCGGAACAGTTTGTTCTAGAAATGGACAAATGGTGTCTCTGCCATAATCATAGTCCCTACCAGATGTCTCTGTAGCGTCATCCGGCCATTTGTTAATCCTTATAATAAAGACGCGCACCTCATCGCCGTACGGGTGGTTTACCCTCTTGGAGCATTTACTTTCACATGTCATCTTCACTTTGCCGATCTGTTGATTGTGTATATGTCTTGATGGTAATCTAACGATCTCCATTTTTATTAAATTTAACAATCCCACGCAATAAATTCCTGTTAATAAATCACAAAATGTGTAATTATACTACTAATATGTATGTATATTTAGAATATACCTCGGCATCGAATACAAAAACATCCAAAAACTCTAGCAGTATAAAATGGTAGAGAAAATACTAACCTATAGTGGGCTCTATAGATCCCATATGGATACTATCGATTCTGAAGAAGAACAAAAACTATACACACGCGACGCTATAGCAGATTTAGTCAAACGTATACCAGAGGATACTTTGTGTGCCATTATAAACAATAATGACATACGAAGTATAATTAGAGATCCCGTGATATTAAATACTTTGAATTGGTTTCAGTTCGATCAACTGGAGGCGATCTGTAAAAAATTCACCAGGGAAATATATTCGGGAGCTGGATTTGGCATGTCATTTTTCGGGAAACTCGACGCCACGGTTAAAAATTTCATATGGGACACGTCATGTATGGGTTTGACTGACGGTCACGTTGAAGTGGACGAAAACGGATATGAAAAAACAGCGTGTAGAAATTTAAAGATGGGCGCTGAAAGGGGTCATATCGAGTGCATCAAACGGCTATTAAAACTCGGTCATCCTCGTGACAAGTATACGTGCTCAGTAGCCGTCGAACATGGGCATCTTGAATGTGTTCTAGAGCTTAGACCCCATGATTACAACCCGAATACGATATGTTTAATTGCAGCAAAACATGGCCATTTAAATATAATCAAATATTTTAACGATGACGACTATATATATGATCTTATGGAGGTACTTGCAGAGGCAGCTGCGTATGATCATTTAGACATCGTCGCGTTCCTTTTAGAGGCATTGGACGAAGAAGACAGAATTGACACTGAAGTGTTGTCGGTTGCTACGTCATTGGAATGTATGAAATTGATGATGTCCCATGGCATTCCTATGACACCAGGAGTTCTAGAACAGACAGCGAAATTCGACAGATTTGATATGTTCAAACATGCGGTCGATAACGGATGTTATCGTGACGATGACGCATTAGAATCTATCGTATGCTACGGAGGTCTCAGATATTTAAGATGTCTTCCGTATGACACTTACAAAGATTGCAAAGAAGTCGGCTATTGGGCTGCAGAGTATGGTCACGCTGACATATTGTGTTATTTGGTCGAGCAAGATTACAAGTTCCCGCCTAGTATATTTCGCCACGCTGCATATAGCGACGATGCTCGATGCCTTAGTGTTTTATATGAACATGGTTATAGAATTCAGAACGATAATTTATCAGTATTTACCGCAGCCGCGGTAAAGGGCAAGGTGGATATATTTAAGTTTCTTATTGATGTCGGCGCGCCTATTAGAAAGAGTGCGATAGAGATGTGTGCAAGAAATGGCCATATAGACTGTTTAAAACTACTGACGTGTCCTGGTTATAAATGGTATAAATATTGGGCTGATGTAGCTAGAGCTGCGGCTAGTAGAAATAAGACTGAATGTTTGCGCTATATATACGAATATGTAACAGAACCACATAGGCAAGCAGATTTGAGGTCGTGGAAAACGGTAATCGAGACTGCTCGGAGATCCCAAAATATAGAGTGTCATCGATATGCTGTTTCTGTGTTACGGGATAATAAGTTAGTTTTAGAAAGTAAGTCGTCAAAAAAAATGATATAGAGTGCATTTATTAAAAATAAAACGACCAGTATGAGACGCACAAGCGGTTCATTTTCTCATCAAAACATCCCACCAGTACGTCGCGTCATCGACATAAAGGGGATCACGTGACGGTGTTCTGTCCGAGACGTGTGTTCTTGGTTTGACAGGCGGAGGAGGAGGCGTCGGTTTTACACAGTATCTGCAGGATGGATCAGTACTCTGTCGAATGTCCCCACAATACGGACACTGATCGCCAACGACCATAGTCCTCTCAGATTGTTGGTCAGCGGGCTTCTTTCCTGATAGATTCTGGAAAGAAAACATTTTACTCTTAGACATATTTTATGTAAATTTTATATGCAACTGTTTAAATCTGATGTCCATAACGTAAAATACCAACTCTTTGAACCATGTCATATTTAATAATTAAAAATTATATTTAAAAATACTATAATAAGGCTTTCATAGAAATATATCACTTTCTGAAGCAAATTATTTAATCAAAAACACCGACAAAACGAATCTACGCCGACAAAAATCATCGACCATTGACACCCCATTGACACACACGGATGTCAATGACTCAGTCAAATTATTTATCATAAAGCAAATTATCGGTAATTTTAAGATATGTTAAAGGTCACAAAAATGGGTGTCAATTGAATGTCAATTGAAAATCAATGCTTTTTTAAAATATACTTAAAAATACCGTAGTTATATTAATAATATACAAATTACTATATAATTGACATCCAAATTTATAAAAATGATTGATACTTAAAAAATAGACACCCCCCTCTTAAAAATAGACACCCCCTCTTAAAAATAGACACCCCTCTTTCAAGTCTAAGATTCTATATATTTAAAAACTATATTATTAATATAAATAAAGTTTAATAATATAAATACTTCTGGAAGTGCATCATAAATGATATGACTTTTTGTCGATGAATAAAAATGCAGGCTCGTACTTGTCAGATATGTTTGGACGAGAAAACCATCTTTTTTGAGTGCACGGCTAGGTGTAAAGGATCGGACGAAGCGCCATGTATCGATTGTGTTCTTCGGACAGAGACCGAAACAGGTTTCGTAAAATGCCCGTTTTGCAGTCTTGTCATAAGTCCTGCAGATGCCCTCATAGGCGGGTACTTTCCGGTCGACGCCGTAGTACAGAAGGTCACTGAAAGTATCGCAACCCGAAAACTCGAAACTGTTATTACAAAGGTTGCTTTACAGGCTGCTGCCAGACTTAAGATCTACGATTTTCGCCTATCAAAGGACCGTCACGTGCCGCCCTATCCTGGTATGGTTAAGGACATGATCGAGGTGTTTCAGATGTTCCCAGAAGAAGTTTATAGGTGTTTTAACATTCTTCTCAATATAGGATTCTACGGTTATGATGACAGGTCAGGAAAATATTGGGGAATCCGTCATGTAGAACTAACGAAGGATGCGTTCGTGTACCGGGAGCGCCCGAACGTATACAATCTACAGTATGACAAACTGGCAGTGTTTATCGGTGCTCTTGCCATCGCTACAAAAACAGAGATAGACTTTGATGGACACGGCTCTAAGCAACAAACACCAAACGATGCAATTCGCGCATGCCCAGTACCAAAGTGTGAAGGTGTAATCAGAAACGGCCAATGCGTTATCTGCATGGCTCAAGTGTGCAACAAGTGCAACTGTGCGATGAAGGGCGATAGTCACGTCTGTAAACCGGAAGATGTCAAGTCGTTTTCGTTCATTCTAAGTACCTCAAAACCATGTCCCGGATGCAAGACTTTCATTCACAAGATCGAAGGATGCTACCAGATGTGGTGCACGAAATGTCACACTACGTTTGACTGGGGTACTCTGAAGAAGCTTACAGGCCCTATCCACAATCCACACGCCATTGCTTATCAACAGGCTCAGCGACGGGCCGCGGTAGAGACTAATATCGAATTCGTTGATCGCACCGGCTACTTGGAAACACTCGCGCGAGACAAATTTCCTAATATTAGATTTCCGTCTCAGGTTTATTTGTCGGCAGATGACGCTGAGCGTAATCGGTGGAACGATTTTCAGTTCTATCTGGAACTTCGTTTAAATCCCGAAGTTGTAACTAATGGTAAGAGCTCATCAGAGGTTTCTGACATTCTTGCTACGTATGCATATTTCAATGGCAATGCTGTAAACAAAAAGAACTCGATCGCAAGGTTCACCGATAGACAGATATTGATGGCCGGGATTTCCATATGGAATAACGTTTTTGTACCGAAATTCGATGTCATTTTTCGCAAGTGGATACCTGGAATTATGTATTTTGAGATGCTCTTTGATCGGCTATTCATTAGTCACAACTATAGGTTTGCGGCCGAAGAGATTGAACGGAATCCTGAAGCTCGCAGGAATGCTGACAGAATTCTCGGAGCTATCGGATGGTCTACTGCAACGTATGTGATGGGAACACGTTGTGTATGTATCGGACCTGCGCTCTTGCCAAATTTGGTCTCGAAAATAGTCGCGGTTTCCAACATTGTTGGCGAGTTTTTACAAGAGATCATCGATGTCATGGAAGAGGGTTTTGTGGCTCTCGCTAAAGCCAAATGTAACGTCGAGATCACTACCCTCGTCAATATGTTTTTAAGGTTTACTAAAATACTACCTACGATGGGACGTATTGTTATTGGCGAAGCCATGCATCCGCATAACCACACTCTTGGTTCACTTCTAGCGTCAATGACACATAAAGTAGTGATACCTAAGATGGCCGAGAATTGTCCTGCCATAGATCCTGATCCATTCACCGAAAATGCAGTTCTCAAGGCTGCTTTCGACAGTGTGAGGGTAATGAAAGTTCCCGTTTGCCAAAAGCGAACAGAGGTCGCTAATGTATGGTGTTCGGTTTGTGATTCGGTATTGGCCAGTAGTTCGGTTTCAGCGCACAAAAGCACCCGTCAACACAAAGAAAAGCTCGATGCTCTTGACATCGAACCAGACAAGACTTCGGTATGCTCAGAATACGTCAATCATTCTTACGCCTTCGCACAAAAAGTACCCTGGAATTATGAGGCATCATTGGAAGTTTTGCCATATATTCGCGCAGATGAAACGCAGATAACAACCCTCTCCGGACTCGAGTCAGGAAGTTTTTCATTGGACCCGCGTGCCTTTTTTGAGCAGTAAAAACACACACACGATAGCAATTTTAGTATTAAAACATATCATTGATATGAGATGAATTTATGATTAAATATCGCACTTTTCTATTATATAAATTATTTTTTCAGATATCTATTTTCAAAAATTGTTGTCCTTATTATATAAATTATTTTTTCAGATATTTATTTTCAAAAATTGTTGTCCTTATTATATAAATTATTTTTTCAGATATTTATTTTCAAAAATTGTTGTTCTTATTATATAAATTATTTTTTCAAAGAAATAATTTAAGAAAAACACTATCATTCATTCTTAAAAGAAGCTATATTTTTTAATATAGTTACTGTTAATTATTAAGCAGTATCCCAGGCGATCTGATCATTATCGATCTTAACTCTAACAGGTACTCGTGCCAGGCGATCTACCTCTGGAATATAGAAAGGTATACGATGAACATTTTCGTCATAAATACCCTCAGTTATCTCTCTGAGTGCGATATCAAGGAATGGGCGGCGCATTTCCCAAATTTCTGGATTTATCGATGGATCTGCAACGATACTGGTAGCGAAATTTATCGCATTTAAGCCACGGTTTTCAAGGTCCGTTAACGTCGACGCATATAACGTTTTAGGGAAGATACCGAACATGTTTAGCCCAAGCTCGTTACTGAAATGAATCATATATTTTGCTCCTCGCTTTGGATCTGATTTATACATATCAAATACCGCCTTTAAATCCTCATAAAAATATCTTGGAATGCGTTTGCATATTAACTTTCCATCAGGTAAAACCGAACCAGGACAGACATCTCTAAAAGTAACATAATCTAGATGTATGTTAATGAAACGTGCTTTGATTATTTCGTCGCGTGCAAAATCCACGCCGATTTCAGTTTCATAGGCATTATTCCTGCGTAAACCATAGTACATGTCGGGGAGATTATATTTTTGACTCTCTGTGGCGCTCTCTGACGTTAACGATTCGTACAAATCAAATCGTCCTCTTAGTTCTACAGGATGAGCCCGTAGACAGCAGAGATATATGTCTATTTCTTCTTGTGTAAATGGATGCGTTAATGATTCCAAATCGATAAATGGCGTTTTGTAAATGAGACCTGTAGGATTTCGTGAAGTCGCACCTAGCCGTAGTACTGGCCCGATGTATTTATAACCATACCGTTGATATTTTACTATGCGTCCTATGGTGGTTTTGCGCTTATGTGTGTTGATGGTCATATCTTTGTGAAACGACAAATTAAAACATGGCAAACTCCCCCCGATCCATAGCTCTGGATACAAGGAATATAGGTCCAACTTCTTAGTACGGGGATTGTAAATAGCATAGTTTTTGACGATATCAAAATCAAACTCTACCTTTATGAAATCTTGTGGATTATCGAAGCGCTTTTCAAGACCAGGATAGGTTACGTCGATGAAGTCGATATCTAGGTTAAAGATGCCGCCTAATGGGCCAGTACCAGATATAGTTTTGGTCGAGGTCAGACTGTAGCAATACGGCACTTCCTCATCGCTATCCGGAACACGGATGCGATAATTAATATGCTTATATCTTTTTACGTACCCGTATGCGCTTACGCTCGGCTCAAATGGTAGCAGTAGCATTTTAAACCAATAGAGAGAAATGTTATATTTAATGTGTTGTTTGAATTCTGCGAGGTTAATACGACTAATATTGCCGACAAAACGAGCTTTCATGAAGGGTATCGATTTAGAACTTGACCAGTGTAGCTGTCTATATTCTAGGCGGTTAAAAAAATCGAAACTTGAACCAACACTTTTCCCTTCCCAGTGGTCTAGTGACGTATTGGGTATTGTTGATGTACCGTTATACATATTAATGTATTCGAGTACAACCTTCTTTAACTTGCTGTTTAATTTTGTCTTTCTAAAAAGATCTCTAAGACGGGCTTCCTCGTCTTCTGGCGATAGTACTTGAACAACGCTATCGAAAATCCCCGATCCCACTCTTTGGTCGGTCATGTTTAATAATTCTTCCAACGGTACCTCTCTCATGTTGGGAGGAAACTGGAGAGAAGTACCATCATCGAAAAGGAATTCTCTCGGCGACTCATCGTTAAAATGTTCGTTCAAATAGTTATAAAGGAATATCTGAAAGTTTATACGCGAAGCATCGAATTCGTAAAAGTCTTCTTTACTGAGAGCTTTCACGATCTCCTTGTCACACATCTTATGAAGGTCGGGGTTATTAGTATAAATATCGTAATCGCCATTGACGCGTGTTCCTAGACCCAGTGATTGGCGCAAAATATTAACTACGCATCCGCCGCTTAAAACAGTTGTTCCGACAGGATTTTTCAAAATCTCCAATATTGACGGATTGATTACACTCGTAGATACGCTATTTACCAATGTCCAATCGCGCATTTCTATTGGAATTTCAGTGCTCCGGGGACGCTCATCGCTTCGTTCATCATCGCTATGCTCCTCCCAAACCCCAGAATCGACATCGCTACTGTCGTCGTCTACATCTGTCCCTTTATTATCTCCGATGAATGGCCAGAAAGAGTCCGAGCTAATATCAAATTTACGTCTAAGTCCCTCTAATCTATACGTTAAACCGAATAAATATCGGGACATGTAAGAATTTGCCAGCGCCGGATCTAGCATTCTTGCAAGAGTGCCAGCAGGAGTCTTTGTATACTTTCCATAGTTCAACGCCATTAACCGAGAGATTTTAGTGTCGATATTTGATATGGCCATATAACGAGGATTTGTCGTGCGCGCGTTAAATGCTCTGATATATTCTTCGACAGTCTCGTGCGTAAGACGAGGTGTTTCTTTTGGTTGTTCTGGCATTAAGAATTTTCGCTGCTGTTTACGTTGCATTTCGACGATTTTTCGATTAGCTCTGACGTTGTCCAAGAATCTCTTTGTCCTGGTCTCTCGGTAGAGATATATTCCCGGACGTATTGCACCTTCGTGAACAGCCTCTAGTTCTGTATCTGGGACAGGTGTAGGATGTGTATACGAACAGACTAAAAATAAGCTTGACCATCCGGCGTTAGTGTTAATACGTTGATCGACGAATCCTAAGGACCTTATATCAATGGGTGCGTCCATTATAGTCTTTTTTGACATTTGAGCTCTCGCTGATGAGATTTCGTAGACATCGTAATTTTGCTCTACGTATGTTCGAATTTTGTTCAAAGATTTTGCAACCGTAACTGGATTTGTGCACGAGTCACATGCCCTAAATATCATGATACTAAGCGCCATCAAACAGCTCATGTCGCTATCGCAATTGAGAGCAGCTAAGACGTCTCCTCTTGCCGTATATGTACCGAGTTCGTATAAACTATTGATGCCCAAACGCTTGGCAAAAAACTGATACAGATCAGAAACATAGAGATATGTGTCTGGCTCCAGATCGCCGAATCTGGATATCTTAAATTTGGCACGAAAATCTTCATTCTGTGGGAGATTTTCCATAAGATCTACGTCTTCGGGATGGCCATACAAATGTAGTATAGTTGCATCTATTAGATCGTCAGCAAAATTCATCACCAGAAAGTTAGTATAATTCCACAGGACTTGATTATGAAGGCCCAATAGAACATCGCCATTCCAAAAATCTACCAATAACTTTGTAAAATTTGTCAACGTAAAATCAACAGATGAAACCCCTGGAATAATCAGCGTTTCAGGAGCCATCGCTAACAAATGAGGGAGCGTACTGAGAACGAAGTTGTCAAATATTGTTGCGTCCTCAGTGGATTCTCGCATTGACATGTAAAATGACGACCATTCTATAATGCGTTGCCTGAATCTATCTAATATCCCTTTCGGAAGTTCTTGAAATTCTTTCTCTAAACTCTTGATTCTCTCCATTTTATAAGTAATCTTTTTTCGATATTTGATAAAATGGGTGTACAGAGCTGGTGGGATTTCTGCGAAATAATAGGCTTAAAGCGTCGTCAAATCAATATACCTCCCGGCAATAACGTACTCATAGATGCGATGATGCTTATGCACATTGTTCATGCATCTGGTGTGAAGCTTCAAATGATACCCGACAAGACGCCGTTAGAGACCAAAATCGAGCTCATGTCCAATGCAAAACATCTATCCATGGAGGAGATTTATGACGGTGATTCTTTAAGAATTGAGACGTTGTGTGAAATTTCCGAGGAACCGTGGATAAAGATGCGTTTATATATAGTCACGGAAATGGCAAAATCGATGGCTAAATATGTACTCGCTGGCGTGCGTCCTATACTCATATGGGATCCAATTATGGGTGGAAAACGCGGAACCCCTGGTAAAATTCATCGCAAATCTGAACCTATGATATTGCGAAATGTCGATAAAATTTACATATATTACGCACTAAAAAATCTTGGTATACCGTCAGTTGTGGCATGGACTGAAGGTGAAAAAGTAGCCTGTGCAGCGTCACAGAGCGGTCTCGGAGTTGTTATGTCCGGAGACACCGACTGTGTAGTACTTGGAGCAGAAATCCTTGGAGGAACGGCTATACCGATAGTTGGAGCTGGTATTCTTTTGTTAGAGGCTATCGGTAAAAATGACATTTTGGGGTTTTTTGCGTCACACGGTGTCAGTGAAAATGCGGCCAAAGTGCGTCTTTTTGACGCCGCTGTTTTTCTTGGAAATGATTTTTGTGTCCGTCTTCGTGGAAACGGTCCTGTAAAAATGGCCAAAAAATGTATGGCTAAAGAGTATTCTTCGTTTATAACAAGCGTTTTACAGACATGTCCCGATGAAGAATATGTCGCGGCGGTGCGACGCGCGATAGACTTTTACAATATTACTAATGATGATCGCATACGTGCAAAACAGATGGTTGAAATGGCACTCGCCGAAGCTTGGCGTCCGAATCTCGAAATGCTCGAAAAATTAGGCATATTGACTATGCTAGGAAACTGCATCGATATCGTATCCACCGGCTCTATTATTAAGATGTCAGAAACGACAACCGTGACATCGACGTTAATGTCAGGAGCGACTACATATTAAATATATCAAATGATATATAAAATGTTTCAGTTTTATTTGGGTGACTCCGAAGGTAATATAATGTTCGACATTAACGGTCAACAACCATACATATGGCACACTACTATCCCTAGTCCAACGACACCTTCGTACCAAGCCAATGTTCAAATTAGTAAGCTTACAAGTTTGCAAAAATTGTGTGCAATGGTAACCTCTACACTTCTGCGATCCCAGGTGTCAGACGATCTTTTTATCATATATGGTCATCCGGATCTTGGACCTGGGTGTATCGCGATCGCTCCACCTCCACTTACCCCTAACACTAACGATAACAGATATGCATTATTGCTGACAATTGAATTCGTAAATTATTACAACGACCCTAGACACGGAGCACAAAAATTCTGGCTAACGTATGGCAAAAATCCCGGCTCTCCGCCCGGATCCTTACTTACGCGATGGACCACGCCATGGGCTTTGGGTGTCGATTATATTACTTTGACAGTCAAAGATATCAGTCCATATATGCAGGATATTTGGCCATATTTGAGATTCGCGCTCAACTGTCCTGCAGCTGTACCTGTCACGAAACTGCCTTCTAATCTGTCATGGATTTTCTCGGCATTATATGGATCTACAAAAGATAACAAAGTTTATACACTACACCTAGAACATTTTTCGAATGTAGCGTCAGCGTATGCAAATATTTTAAAAACGCCTATTACGAATGATTTTGGTCAATATTTATGGGACTTTTTGAGTGTACTATTCGAAGGTACGCTACAAAAAGATTACGCAAAAAACAAATTTACGTTTAGTATGAAAAAACATTCACCAAAAAAGCTACTTAATCTTAAATATGCATTGTGTCATGTTTTTAAATCTGTAGCTCCACAAAGGGCCGTTAATGTGAGGAACAAAACCATAGCAGACGTTAATGCGTATCTACATAGTGTTACGACGACGCCAGGAACACCCATGATCGATGCTACATCGATAAAATATTTTTGCGAAAATGCCTTTGAAATGCCTGACGAGCGATATATGTTCACGTATGATAATTTTGGTGATTTTTTAAAGCTTATGTTCACTAGCTGTAAGCTAGATTATCACATGTTTGAATTGGCCATGCGATATCCATTAACTACTTGTAAATTACTATCTGCGTCTGCGACTCCGTCTAATGTTTTTGGAAGACCTGTTATTGTGGATCCTAATCGCAAATTTATACCTACAGTCGTAACTGAATACACACTTGAAAATCACATGACTGCGTTCAGAAATTTCTATAAACATTTCTACATCGGCGTGCCACCTACGTCCGTTGTTGTACAGCGCTGGAAAGGAATATACGCCACGTTCAACATAACGCCAAATTCTCCAGTCAAAGCATTTAATACAGTCGTCAGTGATATCGTTACGGAATGTAAAAAATATGGCCCAAACGTTATCTCAAAATCGTCCAACGCTAGTGTCATCGAGTTGGTAAATTATTATAACACGACACTATTTCCAGCACTGGAATCATACATGCTTACGCCTCCGCCCAATGGTAATTTTGCCGGAGCAGTATCATTGTTTTACTCGCTTGAAATCACGAAATCATCTGGCCCTGCAGTGGTTACACCAGGTCTAACGACCCTTCCACCACTAATGAATATAGCGAGTGTGCTAAGAATAGCCATGTTTATACTCATGACAATAAGTGCAGAAAAAACATGGATAGGTCTTGGTGATCCTGTATCGATAAATGTCTTATACGGCCTGGATTATATGCTGAACTCATTGTTGACAAATGCGAACTCGGATACGATATCTGTAGTAAATATGGTGATAGATTTTCTTGGATCACTGCCAGTGTGGGACGTGCTCATGGGATCAGGAAACATAAGTATGAAAACAGTTGTTGAAACTGTTCCTAGTGTATCCAGTGCAACCGCATATTTAGAATCATTGCCGATACAAGAACTTTTCGGAATAGACACTGTCACGTACGATCCTGACGCGGGACTTCCACAAGTCGAAGGGTATTCGCAAAAATTCTTAGAATCTGTGGCTTTTGGTATAGAATCTGGAAACATCGACATAGAATATTACGAACGTCCAATGCCGTGGAACGCCTATCAGTGGAGTCCATTATTAAAAGCTACTCTCGTTGTAACAAATGGTGGTAAAATACTCAGTCAAGAGCTCCCAACGACATCGCCATATCGTGGTGTAGATGGCTCTGGAAAACTGTGGAAAAGTGGCGCCGAAGCAAGTCCACGGTATTATGTCAATACTGACTCTCAGTCATTAGGCACTATTTTGACTAGCACCGCTTTTCCGATTTCGTTTACGCAGACTGCGACTACAATGTTTAACTGTTATATATACTTAACAAATCTGTATACGTACGGAGATGTCGGTTATTGTATAAATGGCAGCAATATTTATAGATATTCAACACGGACTAATGGTGCACAAATTGGATATGATCAATCGACAAATACTGTAACTTTACCAAATATTCCTGGATCAAATTGGGTAGAGATTTATATCGATGGAAAGTACGTTACGTCAGGAAATTTACGCTTTTATAAATATTATTCTAGAGGCTTGTTTGTGATAGTTAATAAATCAGAGAAAAACGGCACAGTTTTAAACATCAGTGACGCTCTTATAGGCGTAGGCGATGGAATACTATCCGAAGACAACGTTAGTCCGGTTGAGACAATCGTTTGTCCAATGTCGGAGCAAAAATATCTCGTACCCATAAGTTATTTTGAAAATTGGATATATTCTGCGACCATAGGTCAGATGTATGGAGCGATATGGCGACGTCCGGGTATTTTTGTGGGCGATGAGATATGGAATATTTTTGTTGGTTACTGGAATGGTGAGAGCGTTGTTAATTATGCCGGCGAAAAGCTCCACCTACAAACAAGTACACTTGTGCTTCAGACTGGTCCAATTGGTGTATTTATAGGGGCATTGAGCGTCATAGACAAGATGACTGAGATAATAACTGCAGAGAACTATACGATAACTTATACACAAGACGGAAACTGTACACCCCAATCGTCAGATACAGTGTTTCCGTCGTCTAGATATTTGTATACAGAGGTTAAAAATAAGTCTAACCCTAACCCTTTGCCGAGATCAAAAAGACAGCTAGTACCCTTGTGTACACTGACACTCGAACCTAACATGCCGTCGGAACAATATGTAGTAAAAGGATGCGGAATATGGTTTTTGGCATCGTTGAATAACTTCGACGTAAGTGTATATTTAACCACGCTCTTTAAGGGTGATTATGGAAGTCTAGATGGAGATATGATTTTCTCTTCCAGCCCGACGCGTGATGCAGGTTTAGTACGTAAACAGGCACTCGATGACGGATACTATTTAACGTGGGCAGCATTCGTAATAAAGTTCGGCATCTCTACGTCAGAATTAACCCAGCTATATGCATTTGATTGTGCCGAAGCATTCGTTCCATTGCTACAAACTGGTTATACGCTGATGTCACCTATTACAGTTCTGACACTTGCTATAGAATGGGGAGCATCAAAAATAATGAATCTCGCTTTAAAATATTTACCAAACATGACACCCGGTACTCCAGATTTTGAACGATTTGTTCTTAGTGTTGCCGGTGGTATCGTTCTCGGAAATCGTCAATCAGACGTGATGAAACATGTACCATTATCGCCCTTCCGGGAAACATATGCATCTAACGCAGTCGTTGCTCCTGGAACAGACCTATACCTTTCAACAGGAACTACAGTGTCAATTACTATACCCAGCGATGGCGATATTCCACTTGTCAACACCTATAACTTTAGCTATAGTCTGGGATCTTTGACTTTGTCAAATGCATCAATGACACTAACTAATATGAATACTCAACCGCCCTATAAGCGCCAGACAAATATTAAAAAATATACATATAAAGGTAATTCTCATGTATCACATTTCTGGTATAATCAGATAATAAATTTCACAACGAATTGGCCAACCGTCAGGCTAAATTTCACTATAAATGACATTAATCCTCAAGTATACACTCCTGGTTTTTTGGAATTGTTTTATACTGGATGGAAAAGTACAACTAACGATGCAGATTATTTTGTGCAAGATGCACCAATATCAACGAAAATATTCTTACATACGACCGATGAATTTACGCCAGATTCATCGACGCCTCCGTCAATAATTTATCAACGATTAGTCGGGATAAATAGTTCATTATTTAGTACATTTGAGATGACGAACGGCTCTGTCACGACCGCTCCAAACGGTGATCCCACGTTTCTTTTACCGACTATCACTTCCGGTGGCACCGAAATTATATCGGTAAAGAATGATGTTAATGACGAATCTACAATAGTGATCTATAATATTAAACTACATAATATCACCGACCTCAATCCTATACTTATGCCTCGCAATCCCGAGATTTCAGGTTTTAGTGGAGATCCCGGACCCTATGGGATTTTCACAGCGCCGTCGACCTCTACGGACGAGAGTCGCGTAACCCTAACCTGGGCTGATAAGACGGGACACGAGATAAAGGCTGCGTACATGAATTTTATGGCGGCGTTCATGAAAGATGCGAAGATGGCGGCACCAGCGAAATCGATAATGAATGGAGACGCTAAAGATGATGATTTCGATCTTGCTAAAATGGCAACATGGCAATTGCGTGGTTCAGCGCTCCCTAGCGGCATTTTAACATCATGTTATCCATACAGTCAATTGCCTTACACAGTCTCAGTTTCCATTCCAACAACATCTGAAATCGCCACACCGTTACCGCCATTAGGAAATAGCGCAATTCCTCCTACGATGCCGTTGTATAGTCAGCTTGCTATGCAAACGCCGACTGGAATACTGGCAGATGCCGTCTATGTAAATGAACACAGACATGGATTTTGGATGGAAACGGCTGAAGATTTAAGCGGTGCAGAACAATTCTGGATGCGTCTTCCACAAGCTCCCGATATGGGTAATTATACGATAGATCTCGATCGCGGCATCGATGTTCATCCATCGAGATGGATTATTTTGGGATACGATATTTACAGTGTTCCAGATGAACCATCTTGGATACAACGGATACCAATTTCGGAAGCTAATCCGTCGAGTTTAACACAAGGGTCAGTTGTCGGAACTATCGGTGCCGGGGAGCTTCTTGGTACAACAACTGTCGGAAGTATTGTCTTGAAAACTCTATTTGCTCCAGTGTCAGCATGGTTGGAAAATACAGGTGTTATAGAACAAAACAGAGTCGAGATCGATTTGCGACATCCAGTTGTCGTAGCACCGCGTTTAGGCTATCCGGAATTCACATCCATGTGCGACCAAGGCAGTGGTGCGGTTACCAGTGCTAACTTCATAGATCTTACTCCGGAAAATGTCTACAACTACAGACAAACTGGGTCTCAGAGCACGACAAATATACCAAAATATGTTCGTCTCGGATCGCTTGGTTACGCGTGCCATATAAGGACAGTTCCCGAGATTTCTGACGGTCGTGATGTCAGAGATTTAACCGTAAACAATGCTATTTTAAGCAACGTTAATGGCCAATTGATTCCCAACGGTGGTATGAGTGGTGCGGTTAAGAAAAAAGTGTATTGTGCCAATAGAATAATCGGTTTTAACCGTGCCACCAAAATGGTCCAATTGGAACTGCCAATTCCTGTTGCTTATAACGAAATTACTGCAAGCAAGGGCGTTCTAGAAAAATATCGATATACAAATTTCATTCACGTGTCTAAATTGATATCAGTGTCATCGACCGCCGAACGTCACTACGGTTCTATTAGTGGGATCGATATGAAAACTTATGACGACGCTAAATTCGAAGTTGTCGATGCTCCAATACAGCAAAATGCCAGGGCTGGACCACAAATAAATGCACGTCCCGGATGTGGAATATATCTCTACGCTGCGGTCTACGGTGCGTCGGGGGTCTTGGTAGCTGATACTAACATTAATACGATCGTCCCTAACGGTGGACATTTTGTTACTTTTACAGACTTTTCTACGTTCCGCAGAGGTGTTCTATATAAGAAGTCTGGTGACACTTTTTCTCCTATTTCGGTCATCGATCATCTTATTAATATCGGAGCCATATCAGTCTCGCATTCGCTATTGGAACTCAATACATTGACAACAGATTTGTACGAAGATAGTCCCAGTAATGGTGCTAATAAATATTATACGATAGGTTACGAACATGGCACGTACGTAAAGCGGTATATACCGACTACCATTTCGTACGCGACCTCGTCTAACCCTTCGCCTAAACTTTATCACTGCTATGCGGGATATCCTTCTCAAAATAGTATCTTTTTTGTGACCGGTAAAATAGCTAGCGTTCCAAGTACCGTTCCAGCTACAATAGTCGATTGGAATCCAACGACATTAAGTATCGACGATTTTGATACAAACGTAGGTTATAAAGCATCACTAACGACAGGAGGTTATACAAAAGATACCGTTTATACTATTACAATAACTACCATAAGTGTATCAGATATAACTGTATATGCTAGTAATATTGTTTTGGGCTTTTACAATCCTGGTGACGTTTTTGGGGTAACACAGATGCGTCCGAAACGCATGTATACTGATCTACGTACAGCTGTTGCTTGTACACGCACAACAAGGATGCCTATCGTAATGGGAGGGTCCATAGGAATTCCTAGTTTACACTGGACAAGCGTAAATGGTCATCCATATTACTCTTTTGAAACATTACGAAATATGTGTCCATATACTAGTCATCCAAGGGCATCGACGTCTATGGTTAGAGATTTAATTTCCGATAATTTACCGTGGGATCAGCGTGTTATGAATTCTGTACGTCAGTGCGAATATGTCAAATTTAGAGCGTTGGTTAACGGTAGCGAAAACATGTTTAAATCCAGATTTGTCACTAAACAAACACAGTTCGCAACGCCGCCGGACCCGAAAACTAACCCAGTAAATTACGATAACACTGACATCACCAATATTACGAATACGATGCTAGGAAAAGACAGCGTAAATCAACTTAAGACAATACAAAATAATATAGTGAAGTACAATGCTGCAATCAGTAATATAGACCCTAGCCCTGACCCTAACCCTAACCCTGTACCTGCGATAACGGCTCTCACGACCTATGCAACGTCACAGGTACCAGGTGCTCTCATCGGTATGTCAAGCGCGCTAAATGATATAATCGGCTATATAAGGGAGAACGGCGGAGATACTAGTGTATGGAGAGCTATAACATTAACGAAATTGCAAAGTAAATTGTCAACATTTACATCTTCAATTCCTACAGGACCAGGCGCATGGATCACACTTCATGATTCAGAAGTACCGACGTCAAGAACCTTAGAGCTCGCTACAAATGGCTGTAAAATAACATCTAATGCTTTCGCCGAGACTACTTCAGCATGTGATGATTTTCAGGCTGAATTGCAAAATTTTCATAATAGTATTTTAGATGCATGGCGTGGCACAATATCAGGGCTGCCCGATTTCATGAAAACGGAGATCGAGACCGTATATTTAAATGGGAATAAGGGTATTTATACTCTTTTGGCAGATGTGCAAATTAGTGTTCCTGATCTCAGCGCGATGGCTCAAGATGTATCGACGTCACTTACAACTGTCATCGACTCTGTGATTACGTACAATAACATGTCATATACAACACAAGATCCAAGTGTTACGTGGATATATACAATGCTGGATGCGATGAGAAATTTAGCAGATAAACAGTGTGATCCAAGTTTCGATGTAGACATACTAAATGGCATGAAAATAAGTCTACTTCAGATATTTATGATGTATTGTGAAATAACCGGCGTTATTGTCACTGACATTGCATTGTTTTTATCGATGGCAGCTAATATTGCTTTCCCTACGTCGGCGGCAAAATCATTAATATCGGTATCGGCACCTCCAGGATACGAAATATGCAAGTTTGATGATGATTTGTCGACATCTATTTTGGCAACGATGGAATTTATAGCGATAGGAATAGCCATAGATACGTTTGATGATTTAGAATCGCTCGGATATACCGTAACATCGTCCACACCGCCAAATCTTAGCTATGAAATTAAATGTGGAGGTGGTGGATCTTTTAATTATACGAACAAAATGTTTAGTTCGACGAATGCCTATTTTGTAGAAAACAATGATTCTTATGCGGTTTCAAATCATATATATGATCATTCAACGTACATGGCAAATTTGCTCACACGATGCGGTCCTTTGCGTTACGCCGTAGGAGGAATTCCCACGAACGATGGATATATAAATCGCCCGTCCACACAAGCTCCTTGGGATTTTCTCGACAGTGGAGCTGGAACACTTATATATAACGGATCCGCACCATGCGGTTATGAAGCTGATTCCAAATACTTTGTTTACGTTACTTACACGACCGCCGTTTCGACTGCAAATAGCGATTTACTTAATCTAGACTCTTTCAATAAGACAAATAATAACGTGATAAGTAACATTAATGATCTTACGTATCAGATAACCATAACAGCGAGCTCAACCTCATGTAAGACTAAAAGCATTCCGAATGGTTTTGTATTCAACGATGGCATGACGATCAATACAAATGTCACAAGCTCTGGCGCCAGTTATATAAATCCTTTATCGATAATCGATCCGAAAGAATTATTTATATTTAGGCCAAACGAAATTAATAATGGTCTCTATGGATTTATCTTACCTGGTACAGGTATCGGTTTCTATCTACAATCAGATTGCTCAGGAGAGTTTATGAAGGTTAAAACCCTGAATACTGGAATAGTGGCGATTTGGTCGCCTTTAAATCTAGCTCCTTACGCGTCGATGTGTCCGTCAATGGGGGCTATAACTGGGCCATTTTGCTCTAATTCACAAATATCAACTGCGGTTGATTGCTACTCAAGAGACCGTAACAGAGTGCCAAAACCATCTACAAGAAGTATGCTACCTCTTTCTTAGATATGTAAAAAATATATATTAAAAATATATATATGTATAAAATGTCTTTCAATGATCCGTGGTCAAATGTAAAGCTAGAAATAACAACGTCGAACCCTAAACCCAAAGTTTCGCTATCGCGTTTTAGCGCAAAAAAAGCGCCCGAAGTCGTCGTTACAGAAACTGTCGCCGATGTACCTGATCCGGTTATTATATCCAGAGACGACATCGTTGATCAAATAACGCAACCAGACATGTCTTTTGTCCGCAAGGCCATGCCTGCAGTTTTGCGCGAAGATGTCGTCAGAGGTATTACTAATCTCGAACAAAAAGATGATGTTTTGCGAACAATTGCAGAAAATTCTGTAACTACCATCATGGGAAATACTGGATGTGGAAAATCGACAATGGTACCGTTGTCGTTGTTCCTGGAAGACCGTAGTAGATATATTATTGTAACGCAGCCTCGGCGAATAGCTGCTAGTGGCCTGGCTAAGCGTGTTTCATCGTTAATCGGTGAACAAGTTGGTAACAACGTTGGATTTCGTCTAGGTGGTGGGGTTCGCTCGGACTCCGGAGGCACACACATCCTTTATGTAACCACTGGGTATTTACTGGAATCTCTGATGCGTTCTGACGAGTTGTGGACAAAAGCTACACACATCATCATGGACGAGGTACATGAGCGCAGTTTAGAGTCAGATTTACTAGCGCTCGTTGTGAAACTGACTTTGACGAAATCACCGAAGAAAATCGTACTTATGTCTGCTACGATCGAGCATCAACTTTTTGATACATATTTTGGGACAAAAAGTGCTCTCGTTAAGCTCCGGTCAAATGAGTTCACCGTAACAGAAATGTGGCTAGATGACTTCGCCAAGGGAAATAAGGTTTTTGTTGATTGGTGCTCAAAAACAAAGTCATCCAGGGTTCCTCCGCCTATTCGTGATGATCTATGTGTAGCTTTCCTATCGTTACTCAGGAGCGTCGCGAAGGCTGGTTCAGCCGTACTAGTATTTTTGCCAGGAATTAACGAGATTGAGGCCATGTACAATCGTATCGCTGATCCCGGTTTCGAAGTATGTGTTTTACACTCCAGTGTCGATATTGAAGAACAACGGAGAATCATCGACAGAGTTCCTCAAAATTTATGTAGAATCGTTCTTGCCACAAACATCGCAGAAACCTCTGTAACGATTCCAGATGTTACTTGTGTGTTCGACTTTGGTATGAGTCGGCGCATAGAGTATGATTCTACTAAGAAAATGCGCACAATTACTTGCTCATGGGCATCGAAGTCTGCTACAAAGCAGCGTACAGGACGCGCAGGTAGAGTGGCAAATGGTACAGTATATAGAATGTATTCGAAAAGTGCATGGGCGCTGTTTCAGGATAATGATCCAACGGAATTATTGCCACTCGAGAACACTGCATTACAGGTTTATACAAATCTCCAAAAATATGGTAAACCAGTTGATGTTCTCGGTAAACTTGTAACACCACCATCGGTCGACGACATAAACGCTGCTATTCGGCGTTTAATCGAATGGGGAATGATCGATGAATCAGGTACTACGAGTATCGGCCTGATAGCTCTTGGACTTCCCATAGACATAACTTTGACACGCATGATTATGACTGGTATACAGCTCGGATGTGCAGTACCAGCAATGATCATAGCTGCTGGTTTATCTATACAAAAACCACTTATGCCCAGGCCAATAGCCATGTTTTACAAGACACCAGAAGAGTATCGCGACAACGTTTACATGTACGAAAAGTCCGTTAAAAAGTTCGACCGCGATCAGTACAACGACATGTTTATGTTTGTGCACATTTACATCGAAATGTCGGCGATTCCAAAGCAAAATCTTTTCAGGTGGTGTAACGATAATTATCTGTCTCCAAAGCAGATAGTCGCGTTTGACAAATCTGTTAACAGCATTATCGGTATTTTTAAATGCCTCAAATTGCCGGGCTTAGATCTCAGTGATGTCGTTGACGCTTGTCGACGTTATAACGGGCATATTCTCATGTTATTGTTGTCAAGATACTCGAGTTCTTTTGTCACTGGAAGAATATCTGATGGTCGGCAAATATGTATGAGAAATGCCGATAAACTCGATCCGAGTAATACGATAGGAGAAGTCGAGCGGACGGCGAAGGGTATCGTCGAAGATGTACACATTGATTCCAGCGGGACATTAACGTTCAATCTAAAAGCGGTATCTAAGCGAACGTTATATAGAATATTGACGCAAGATTCATATGAAACTCTAATGGAATTTAAAGAAGGTCCAAAGACGTTCAAACGCGAGCTGGAATTCAACGGCGTTCGTCGATCGATGTATGCATATACGCCTATGTGTAACGTTCGTGACGGACGTTTATGCACTGAAGTTGAAGAAGACAAAGTCGTAATAGACAGGTGGTCTAACGCTTATGGGACCATTGAAATCTACGACGAATATTACTTTGGAATATCCTTTGGTGCATGCGCTTTAAATTCATTGAGCATCGCAAGTACAGTAGCTACCGTTACCGGCGATACACAGGTATTTTTGTGTGCCTGTATGGCGCTTTTACCAACATTCATCAATAACAAATCAACGTTTTACTGGGGAATTGTTCCATCCAGAAGAATTATTGTTGCACTGAAATTTGGTGAAGTTTTAGTGCGCAATTTCAGTGTTAGTATCGATGCCATTTCTGTCGTAAACATTCTTTTAAGAGCATGTAGAGATCAAAAACTAACTCAAAACGATATCATAATGCTCACTAAAAACATGTCTGTTTCTTCGTCTAATGACGAGATTGTATGGGTACAATCTATTTATCGTGATTCTGCCTTTATACTGCCTCAGTAAACAAATATAATTTATATTACTAGAATAAAATTCAGACATCATTTTTCGGAAACACATATCCAAAATCTTCATCGTGTAACCCATCGATAATTAACGCCATTTTGCCAGAAATGCAAGAAGTTGTTGATCTTCCGGCAAGTGTCGATATCATAATACCAAACGACTCTAATGTATTGATTTTTGTATTCTTAGTGAAACTGACATTAATGATGAAAAAGTTCGATGTTGCGGTTGCATCGGAGTTGAAATCTCTAGTCTGTGATTATCTATTAGTATCTGGCGATCCTAGTAAAATTTTAGAAATTGCGAAAGCGTCATTGAGCGTAAATATTCATATTCGTAACAAGGAAATTGCATCTAAACGTGGAGGTGCTGACAGAAAATATGATTTTGAAAAACGTCTAGATTTATACGCAACTGATGACAAGTTTACACCAGGTATCATCGATGCGCTCGATGCTGCTCTTGAGCGCGCTGGGTATCCAGGTAAAAGGGGCATGAATTTTCCACAAATGCCTGACGGACGTCGGGCAAATACGTCCATAGCCATGCTTATCGACGCCATACGAACATTAAAAGATCCTGTTACAGTAAAGGATTGTATGTCAAAAATAGAGATGATTGCTACGCAAATATGGGGATGGAAATATGCGGTCCTTACGCCGGAATGGCGCGCAAAAATTATGGAAGATTTTACCAAGAAACAGACTCAGTTGGTCATGGCTACAGGCAACGTTTCTGCTGGATGTCCAAACCTCACAATACGGATGCTCATACACTTCGAAGCTGTTGGTTTTCCATATACCAAGGAGATGTTCAAATTACCGATGAATGATACATGGATGAAAAATATATCTAAACTCGAAACAAGATAATAAAATTCGTATAAAATATCTAGTAATATGTACGGGGGTTCGAATATTTCGATATCCGAACTCGTGTTAAAGACAGAATTATGCAATGTTGTACAGTCTGGTTTGACCGTATCACCTTTCACTGGAGTTTCTGTCAATGAGATCAGAGACGCCATCATCAAGAAGAATGACGATCTAATCAAGCGAAATCCGAACATTAGCAATCATTTGGTGGCACTCACCGGTAACGAATCCAACAACAAAATCGAAAAGATTTTCATAGACAATTATATGCATGTTTTGTCTAATTATTATTGCTCTGGAGTACTTATTATGTGCAAACTTTTCACTTATGTCGTAGGATGGCAATTTTCGACACCGTACGCTCTCACGGTAGCAAATTTCATCGACAAATTTCAAGAAAATGCATTCAACGATATAGTTTCAGCGTATGAAGTTTGCATGAAGCGTAATGAAATTATCGTAGACTGCACAACCATCATGCTCAGAAACGATAATAAATATTCAAAGCATGCTTATAAATTAGGCTCTCTCTTCACCAAAACGCTATCTGACATGCTAGAAGTTCCATATCTTAAATATGTACTAAAATTTGTTGCAGATTTTATGTCAGGAGCGACAAGTGCATGGATGTCTTTTTACGGCGCAGGTACGATGAATGAACTCCTGGAGAACGATGTTGCATCATCAAAAATATTTGGAGAAGAGACGATTTTACACATATCAAAAATGATGTGTGAGAATTCTATCGAAAATAAAAAAAAGCCCACACGCGTCCCTAAAAACAAAGTAAACAAGAAAAAATCCAGAGATGAAATACATACAGATATAGTGCTGAATTTCGAGAACGATGACACTTGCCCTCCAGTTGTTCCCGCTCCCGCGGTACCACGTGACGATGACAATGTTTTTATTTTAGAATAGCATTACCACTGTATGGCCGGCAATTCCAATGATGTGCGGAAATCATTTATTCTTCTGAAAACATCGCAGTTTAGAAAGTCACCGACGTTAGAATTACGCAACGAGGGATGTCCAGTTTCAATTATACAAGCAGCGGAATTTGCTTCAACTATATCGGCTTTGAATGATTTTGCTGAATTTCCAAGCAGAACGAATACGCAGAACGGTCTTGTTTTCGTAATGGATCCTAAAATTTCTGACGTCCACGCTGTCCACACGTTAGGATTTTTAGAGGATTTGTTGTAGAGATGTGGACACGCGTTTAGCATTAATACCCCTTGTGATGACCAATTTTTTAATTCTGGATCCATTTGAATCTTCTTTCCTACAGAAGCTATTAAGCACTTTTGTAGATTAACGTACGAACCTGGTGGTTCTATGCATTCTTTCGGGTAAGCAAAGCTTTTTCCAATGGCGTAAGGAATAGCTTTCAATTGTACGTGTGGGCGGGTTTTAGTGGATTCCGACAACCATGGTATCGATTTAGTCAAAGCGTTGTCAGCGTACCCAGAGCCTATTATTTTTGAAACTTCTTCGTGTGACATGGAGTTGAACAATTCAAGAGTTTGACACGATCTATCTGAGCTCGGATAGGGATCCTGACCTAGGAATACAACATTGACGTTTTTCATGGCCAATTCAGAATATGCACGAAAAAGATTATCAGGATCTGGAGCGATAATTTGATCGTTAATACGATCTAACGCAAGTGCCAGTGTTCTCAACGAATCATTTGTACGTAAACGTTCGATTGGGCGTCTCCAATGTGGGAGTTCTTCTTCAAGGTTTTTTAATCGATTACCCCAATAAGTATCGGGAAATGGCACCATCGATGATGCTATCATTTTGCCAAGAATTCCAGGTAATGGTGACGTCCATTGTTGTTCTGAAGCTTCTTTTACTAGATCTTGCATTTTTATTTATACTGTATAAATATATTATAAATATATATCAAAAAAAATTAAAATGATGGTAACAGTCTTCCACATGCTCTTGATGTGGACCACGCAAAAGTATAATCACATCTAACGTTGTTTTCATCAGTGGTAATAATTGTTATAATAGCCGGTGATTTTGTTGTTATTTGCACGTTGCCATAAGTGAACGTTTCTCCTAGCTCTACGCGTACTAATTCTGTGCCAACTATATAGAAATCTGTGAGTACGTCAGTAGCGACAGTTATCGGTGTATTTAAAGTGTACATTGTGTCTGTTTGTATTGGTACGCTGGCCACTAAACACTGTGACATAGTTATTGTATCACGAGTAGTCCAATATACTATAGTAAATGCGTCTAAACCGGGAGATATCGCTGTGTATATCTGGGCGTTGAAATCACATGAAATATGCGTGTTTGGACTTGCGTTGAGTAGTTTCCAAATAGGTGGTGAAAACGATCCTACGTCCACGATATCTGGTATTGATCTTGCTGTAAGTTCGACGCTAAAGTTATCGCTTGGAGTATACAATGGAGGTGAAAACGTCGACACTAGTCCGCCTATGTTAAAATTCATTCGCAAACCCTTTGGTATAATAACTTTACCAAGAGTAGTCGAAAATTTAATATAACCATTAAATGTCGCATAATGTGCAGATTTAGGAAATGCTAACGCTGTGACAATGGGGACGTCCGTATCGAAGTAAGTAACGATGCTCAAATTTCCACGTATCACATCGTAGGTCTGTTTTATTTTAAGTTCGGTATCGACGTTCGTCGGAGTATATAAGGTTCTGTTCGCAGTTATCATACTTTTTAATACGCCAGCAATTGGACGCGTTGTACCGACGTACGTTTCGCCTGGAAGTTTGACACAAAAATTGTTATCAGTGACAGTGTTTTCACTATGCAATATAACAATGTCATTAGATTTTAAAAACACGACAGATGACGTCTGAAACATCTGAAGTGCTTTGGCTATATTTATGGTAGCGGTATAAGATTCAGATGTATATAAAGGCTGTGATAAATGTACTAACGTCACAAGTATCGTATACGTAATACCTGTTACATCTGTTATCGACAACGTTATTTGCTGCGAAGCCGTAACGCTGGGAACTTTTATCAAGAATGACCTAGGTTTTGTTTCAACGATTTGAACAGTGTCCGGAAGTACATAGGACGCGTGTTGTATAGGTAAATGTACATAATAAATATCACTTTGACTTTCGGCCCTGCATGTCCATGTAGTTTTAAAACTTGCGACGTTAATAGTTATTAAGATGTTTGCGTTATAGATCGTACTAAACGATCCAGGTATCGTTGCCACAATAGTTTGATATCTCGATTTCGTTGATACTGTTATTATAGTTGGGTCAATGCTAAGTGGAAGATATTTGACGTCGGGGTCTTCGGTTCTTGTCATTGCAAAATCGAACTCTACCCCGACCGTAGCGTCTATTATTTTTGTATCGACGACATTTTCAATACATATTCCTCTGCCATACAAAACTTGATCGTCAGTTGGTCCCTTAACATACCACGAGTATAAGTTTTGTTTAGTGGTTTTTAATAGTATTCCGCCAGACGCGACCGTCGCAGTTTCGACAGCATTGTTATCGCTATCTAGCACTATCATACCATCGTGGTAAGGTATGATCGGATTCGATACAGGAACGTGTATAGGACCTGTATATGAAACATTGACGACGATGTTTACTACCCACTTAGAGAAGCTCATTGTAGCTGTGGAGTTTTCAGGTAAACTTAACACCAATGTAGCTGTATATGAAGCATTAAACGTATTTATTCGCTCGGCCAAAGTAATGGTCATCGGTGATGCATTGTATTGCAAAAGACCACGATTGTCGCCCGATATAATTCCTGTAATTTCATAGTCGTTTGTGTCGAATATTTTGAAAAGATTACTCAGCATCGTTATCTCCTTCGAAATGGGTGGTATTACTCGTATTTTGCAAACTACTGGCGTCATATCGTCGACAACCAGAAAATATACGTATTGGTTGTACGTAGGATTATCTACGAGCGTCAACGTCAATGAATCGGAATCGTACGTAATAGTGTTAATAACTTCTCCGAAGATAAAATTTTCAGTCGTTACACTAGCGTTAGGGTTAGGGTCAGGAACGCTAATAGAGTAATCAAAACCTATGGCGTTTGTGACGTTTGTGAAATTCGTCATCGTCAACACACCGGGATTACCATTAGCCGGCTCATAAGGCATAAACGCAGCCAATGTGATAGTTTTAGTAGGATCTATATAATAATAATCATCGACATATAAGTTTGTGGTCGCAGTCGCAGTAATTCCTGACGGTTCTATAGTAAATGTTATTCCTTTATGTGTAAATGTCGGCGCACCATTAGATAAGGCCATTGCGTATGCATAAAAAGTGCCTGGACTTGTATTTGTATAAACCTGACCGTACACTATTACCGGAGACGTATCATTTGGCAATGACCTTGATGCTAAAAATGCTATTTTCCTCGGTTTTCCGTGAATGTCATGGAGAAGTATTTCACATGGTAAAGATGCACGCATTTTGGATGCTTTGATCGATAATCCTGGTGGCAATATTGGTTGTTCATTTCGCCAAAAACTACCGACTATTTCATCACATCGATAGCTATTTACAAACATATTAGTTACGTCATAATTCATGCTCATCGGAATCTCTATCGTTTCAACGTCAACGTTTTTTTCAACAGAATTTATAGTTATAGCAACGCTGTGTTCGATACCTCCTACTTCGTAATCGATATTGGCGACTTTGGTTCCGGGGCTGTCTATAGGTATATGAATACCATCATGATCTTCGACAAATTCTTTCGATGTGTAAATGTAATTTGGTGGTAATTTATACAAGAATTCGCCTGGATATTCGATCATGCGTTCTTGTGCCAATAAAGGAGTTGCGTCGACGGTAACTAGCGTTATCATAGATACTACTCCATCGCGCAATTGAACCTGTATGGGCATGTTTGGCCAAGTTCCAAGAATATTGCTAGATTGTACGCACATACCATTATCATCGATACTCACAGACCCTTGTTCACATTTAAGAGCACGCGACGCCGTAAAATCGTGAGTAATCTCATCTGGTACGTCGAGGATTTTTCCCCACGTAAAAGTCCTTTTTGACGACGCACTCACTATAGCAGTATAATGCATTTTTGGTCGATAAACTTCGAACTTCCAAACGCTATATACGAGATGATCAAAAATGGCACATACGGTTATATTTGGAGACCATCTTACGAGCACGTGGTCGTCTTGAATCTCAATGCTAGAGTCTTCGTTCGTCCTGCTGGAATCGAGTGTCATCGATGCCGCCGACGTTCTTGCCATGACAAGCTTTGGACGGCCATTCGTGACTATTTTTATCGGTAACAATGCCTTCGTTACAGTCATATGTGGATCGTGATGAACAATGTACATGTCTGTAGAAAAATACTGATTCGCATTCTGTTCGAAGTATACCTTATGAAGAACGCACCCAGAAGAATGTGTAATAAACGTGGCAGTACCGTCGACTTTATATTTATATCTAAGTAAACTTCGGCTATCCTCACATGGAACGGTACTCCGAGTTTTTCCGTAGCCAACTTTGGTAAATGCCAAGCTTTTTTTCGTAAGACCGTTACGAACATTCAGAGTGTGTACAGTGCCATCAGAAGGCCAAAGAGTGGCTTCCTGTGTATAATAAATCTGTGGTGGGATGTGTAATCTGTAACGAATTTTTACGTCTATATCGTTTATACGTACGTGATCATCAATAACAGTATCGTCTTGGAAATCGCCGAGTTTAAACGATCCTAGTTCGTCTAGTTCGAAATCTGGACGACGTATAGGTTTTATAGTCAAACGCCACTGTTTTTCGTTGAGAGATTTCAGTATCATCGGTGATATACATGTAAATAAATTTCCGCCCGTATTGGGATGTCCAAAGATATCAACATTTGGAAATTTCAGTGGAATATCCATTTTATTATAACAATACATAAAGAATGTGGATAAAAATGTCAGAAAAAGATGCCAGAAGTGTTATCATGGCCGACTACGAGGATGAATTTAAACATATTCAAAATGCGTTTTTGTCTCCACACTACATGGCCGAAGTCAAACGTGTTAAAAATGCGATACAACGACGAGAAGATATCTCAAATATCAACAAAAATCTAGCTATACTAGGAGTCGTTGGTAGAGGATTGATACGATGGCACGAACAGGTTTTTTGTACTTGGTCCAAATCTTTTGTGAGTACGATAGACGTAAAAAATTGGAATCGTATGCTCGTAGTAACAGGGTATTACCAAGCCGCTGATAGGCTGATGACTAAAGTAACTTTTCCATCTGGATATATTATATATGATTCTTCTAGAAACGATTATATTACGTTTCTGTCATTAAAGAATACTCTGGAGTATCTAATATCAAGGAATTCGACATACACTAAACGTTCGAATCTAGAGAAAACACCATCATTTAAGGGATATTTTACGTCCGAAGGGTCTACATTCTTTATCGTACACCAACTGCCGCACGAATACATAGATCCAGAGAACTTTTTGTATAATCATAGACCAGCGTCTTTTAACAGTTGGTATGGTATACATCGTTCAGGAGATTTCATTCACATGTCCAGATGTATGAATAAAAAGTCGATGTCTCCGTCGGTTTTACACATAGAGGTAAGGCATGAATATAACCATCCTTTAGACGATAGATACATGGAGTTGCATCCTACGTTATTTCCGCTGTTTCAGCATCAATAGAAGCATATTATAAATATGTATATTTCGCATGTCAAACCAGACTTCGTATGTCTGTATTACACAGTGGACATTTTGTCGAATATTTCAGTAGATGTTCTGAAACACAATTGCTATGAACAAACTTTTTACAACAGGGCATTTTCCTTGCAAGCTCTTTGACATCGAATATGCAAATTGGACATGTATCATATGGGCTAGATACGTTTAAAACCATGGGTGCTATTCTGTCTAGTTGCGCAGGACGTATACGTGGAATTCCACGATTACGGAACGCATCACAATAGTCATTAAATACATTTAAAACCTTCTCTCCAATATTCGTATAGTACTGCATCATAGCCGGTTTGAAGATCTCTGTGAATGTTACAAAACCTATCATAGAGCCTAGTACTACCGCATGTGCGATGATATATAAAGTATTGATTTGTACAAGGGCAGTTAACAGTATATATAAATACGTTTCGTCAGCAGTTACAATGGTCGCCAAATAAGTTAAATGAGCCAACCCAAAGACCAACCTAAGAACTTTTACGAATCTATGTTCATACTGTTTTAGGAATATTAAGATTAAATATGGAATATAGGCGTCAGGACCGGCCAAAAGCGTAATTATTGATACTATAAGATCGTTCATTTCTAGTAACATTTTTATTTCTCTATAAAATGTCAGATACTACTGTAGAGGTAGATAACAGTCTGGAAGAATTCGTTATTAATCGAGCACGTTTTGAGAACCATGAGAGAATTCTAGGGACCTCAACAAGGCCTACGGTGATGGCTATTGCCGAATTGTACATCAATAACTTGGATTATCCACGTACCATCAGGACACTTGGTCTATTAGCTATCGGATGTGTTGACATGGAGCCATACGAGAACGAAATGATTAGAGAATTAAACTGGTATGCTGCAACTTTCACAGGTGACTTGGAAGGTATGTATTTAAATCTCGGTTATTTTGGCGTAAGTTTTGCCATCAGAAATTATAGGCAAATAGAAGATGAATATCTGGCTGAATTCATAGAATCAACTCCCTGGCCAATGGACATGCCTATTGTCGTGGGTAGGCGCATGATTTACGATGCCATGGATTGTCGAAGCGACGATATAGTTGTTACGTTGGCAACACGGTTAGAGCTTCCTGTTTTAAGGCAAGATATTTTCTGTGCCATTGAAGCAGGTATGCCATATTATGCTGAGTATTTGCTTGAAAATATGGAAGGACATCTTAATCCAGACGAGTGTGAAATAGCTTTTAATATGATAGATCAGCATATCGTCCAAGAAGATGTCGAAGAATATCCGTTGCCTCCATGGTTGCGTAAATTTATGGATGTTTCTGAGATCATCTTTAATATGTCGCAAATACCAGTACGTCCTTTGCGTTCTTAATAACAAAAACTAGACGTTTTCATAAAAAATGCAAGATATCGTTTCATCGGCGACGTGGGATATACCACCACCAATAAACGGCACGGTGTGTATGCCACAAGTTGGTATTTCGATGAGCGAAATCAACAAGATAGTAATTCTTGCGGATCCATATATCAAAATACCCAAACAAATGCGCGATAAACATTTTTTTACAGTTAGAGTTTTTGATATCGATGAATCGTGCGATATCCATAGAGAACAGTTTCTAGAAGCTTCTAGTATAATGATGATTTTTGATATAGAAAAATCTGACTTGGAAACCCTAGAAACATTAGATAAATATCTCAGGATTATAAGCATTTATGCGGGCCCATATTTCAACAAATCTGTCGTTATTGTTGGAAATGGCGACATCAGTAACGACGGCTGGGTGACAACGATAATCAATAATGTTGGTGCAACGTTTAAACACCACCATATCCGTCTCCCAAAATCGGCAATACCAATAAATATCTTCGTAGACGGGAAACAGGTAGCTTGGCTTTGTCCTAAGATATAACAATATCATAGCTTAGAAATTATTAATTTCATCACAGAAGTCTAATATCGTCAGGACCTTTAACAAAGTATGCTTCGTATTTACATGTCGCTACTTTCGAACATTCAGTTAAAACTCGGAGATCATCTTCATAGTGAACAATAGCGCTTGCTCCAGCGGTAATTTCGACAAACGTATCTATTTTATGATTGGATCCTTTTTTACGTCGTCCGCCTAGTTTTGCTACGCGAATATCGACACCGACGATTCCTACGTCAGCTAAGTATCCGCGGATAATTATGCTTGATTTTGGTGCGTCATCGGAGACTTTATCGGCCCTGTTAGTTAATACGTAAACTTCCCAACCAAGATCGATGTACTTTTTCATCGTTTCGACCATGTGTGGATAAGGTCTTTGTAAATTATTAGAATCCAAAAAATGTTCTCCTGGAGGAACACCAAGAGCCATTGTTTTGTCCCAGTCAAAGATAGCCACCGATTTCGGTTCGGTTCGAGCGGCTGCATGTACAGCTTCTTCGTCTCTGAAGTGTTTTACCTCTGTCGGACGATAGAAATTAGAGATATCTTCCATTATTTTTTGGTCACATTTCTCTAAAATTCTTATAGCGAGATGTTTAGGAACGTCCGGGTTTTTGCTAAACAAAAATACATACCAACCGCTCCGTAAATGTTCCTCTATAACGTCGAGATCTGGGTCATCCGTTTCAAAAAGTGCTATTTTCATTGCCGTTTTATACAAAAAATATTTTCTGAGCCAAAAATGGATGTCGATAAATTACTATATAATTGTCTAAAACAAGTTCACACTTTAGGTTATCTTCAAGACGGACACCCGTTTTCACGAGCGTATTTAAGACAATCTAAATGACCGCCATGAGCGGCATATGAACATGTGTTACGACCCCACGGACAACCTTTATTATAAGCGTATTTAAGACAATCTAAATGACCACCAAGAGCAGCATATGAACATGTGCTGCTGTCCCATGGACACCCGTTTTCATGAGCGTATTTAAGACAATCTAAATGACCATTTCTAGCAGCATATGAACATATCAATTTGTCCCAGGGACACTTGTTTTCATGAGCGTATTTAAGACAATCTAAATGACCACCAAGAGCAGCATATGAACATGTGCTACTGTCCCATGGACACCCGTTTTCATGAGCATATTTAAGACAGTCTAAATGACCATTTCTAACAGCAGATGAACATGTGCTATTGTCCCATGGACACCCGTTTTCGTGTAGATATTTAAGACAATCTAAATGACCACCAAGAGCAGCAGATGGACATATGCGATCGTTCCAGGGACAACCGTTTTCATGAGCGTATTTAAGACAATCTAAATGACCATTTTCAGTAGCATATAAACATGTGCTATTGTCCCATGGACACCCATTTTCATGAGCGTATTTAAGACAATCTAAATAGCCGCCAAGAGCAGCAGATAAACAAGTAGATTCGTCCCAGGGACAACCATTTTCATGAGCATATTTAAGACAATCTAAATGACCGTTTCTAGCAGCATATGAACATGTGCAGTTGTCCCATGGACACCCGTTTTCGTGAGCGTATATTAAACAATCTAAATGACCTTTAATAGCAGCAGATAAACAAGTAGATTGGTCCCATGGACACCCGTTTTCATGAGCGTATTTAAGACAATCTAAATGACCATTAATAGCAGCAGATAAACAAGTTCGGATGTCCCATGGACAACCCTTTTCGTGTAGATATTTAAGACAAACTAAATGACCATATTTAGCAGCATCGTCACATGCTTTACACTTATCTTCTCGATTAACACATGATCTCTTTTGAATATAATTTTGAGCAAGTTCAAATAACTCTTCAAAATTATGTATATCCTCTCCTTTTTTAGTCATATGATAAGCATATTTGTCAAACAGTTCTTGTAAATTACGAGGCCTAAAAAACATGATTCTATTAAACAATAAATTATTCTCTATAAATTCTGTTATGTCTGCCTCTACAATTATCTTATATATCTTAGAATCGCACAAATCTAACATGTCTTTTAACTGTGTATAAAAGACATCGTCGAGATCGTCCGTATCATCTTTCAAGTCATTGTAAAGACCACAATTATCAAATATTGTTCTTAGGTAGTCAACATTAGGTACCTTTTCGAGATGTATAGTTTCATCGCCTCTGAAGTGTTTTACCTCTGTCGGACGATAGAAATTAGAGATATCTTCCATTATTTTTTGGTCACATTTCTCTAAAATTCTTATAGCAAGATGTTTAGGAATGTCCGGGTTTTTGGTAAACAAAAATACATACCATCCGCTTCGTAAATGTTCTTCTATAACGTCGAGATCTGGGGCGTCCGTTTCAAAAAGTGCTATTTTCATTGGCGTTTTATACAGAGAATATTTTCCGAGATATAAAATGGATGTCGTAGACGGCAATGACTGTATCGATCTATCTGGGGATCCAATAGAGCCTACTAGATTGGTAAATATTTATGCTGGCAAGTTCAGATATTACTTTGACAGTAAAGAGCTTACAAAAGTACTCTTAATCTCCGGCCATAACAAGAATCCATACACTGGAGTTCCTCTGTGGCAGACTAGAGAAGAATTTGAGGCGATTTTCTCTACAAATATCAGTGAGGCTGACAAAGTACGTCTCGATCACAAATTCTGGAACGCCGCGTTCAGATCCGACCTTCGTTATCATATGATTCTGCACATTGACAGGGTTCGAAAATTACTTTCAGCTGCCAGATCATTAGAGTCTTTTCATTATGCTTTTGACTCCAAAGAATATAGACAGTCTCCCAAACAATATGTGAAATCATGGTTCAGGAGAAGTGGGATGTGTGGTTTATCGGCCAGAATGAGCGAGGCAAGTGCAGACATTCGGTCTGGCGACTATGGGTTTGAGCCTTATGTTCCGGCTTATATTTTTGATATTCTGCAGTTCTCTCTTATTTGGTTTCAAGATTTCGGTTTATTTTATATACGTGACGGCCAGCACATAGACTATAAAAAAGTCATAATAGATGCTGGTAAGAGTGGACGTGGAAATGAAATAATCGACATGATTCTGACGACTTTCTATCACCTAGAAATACCAACCGAGGTTATCGATCGCGAATTTGTCAATTTGAAATCCAAACGTATATATGCGACATGTTATTACAGTTCTGGTCATCTTTCCCAAAGCTGTTGGAATACGATAACCGTCGCGCACGTTATTAATGACAAATTTTTGTTCGACAACACAACCGAGATAGTCGACATCGCAGACTATGAAAAAATGACATTTTCGACACCGAAAATCATCGACGAAAACTTAATTCCGTGGGTATTCTCGACGTCCAGATTAGAATACATGAACATGAGAGACACATTGGTAAAACGCATAGAATAGTAACATATTTATAATATGTTTTTCGACAGCAATTGTTATTTTTTAAGTTCTATAAAATGACAGCTCGTTCTAGGAGGCGCCCCTCGACAGAGGCTAAAGAATGTCCTATTTGTTGTGAAGACAAGCACGTATTTTTCGAATGTCCAGTGAAATGCGACGGTTGTGACGATCCACCATGTATCGAATGTGTACTCGCAACTGGCGATGGTGAAGGCTTTGTAAAATGCCCACATTGTAGTGTTGTAATTGGTCCCGCAGACGCGTTTATCGGTGGCAATTTTCCTATTGATGCGGTGAAAATCAAAGTCCTAGAAAGCATGGCTTCACGAAAACTGGAAGCTGCTGTAACGAAGTTTGTACTGGAAGCGATCTCAAGATTAAAACAGTACAATCTTCGTTTGAGTGTTAATAATCGGTTACCGCTGTACGACGGTTTTCTAAAAGATCTCATCGAAGCGTACCAAGTATTTCCAGATGAAGTTTTTACATGTGCAAACCTATTGGCACACATCCAGTACCGCGGCTATAAATATATACAGAAAACCGAGCCAATCGATACTGTCGCACAGAGGCTAAAGACTGTTCATGGGTCCGTCGTTACTGGTATTTTTCCAGACAGTTATGTATACTCCACAAACCCTGTCGCGACATACAGATTATCAACTGATAGGACAACTTTACTCCATAGACTAGGCTCTTTTATAGGTGCTTTGGCTATAGCCGCGGGGGTCGATATCAATTTTGGGACAGAAACGGCTACTTCCACAGAGAAAAAAATCGAATATCGCCAATGTCCTTTGCCAAATTGTGCGGGTGTCATACGAAGAGATGTATGTATCGTTTGTAATTCTCAAATTTGCGATGTATGTAATTGTGCGTATGAAGGCGCCGAGAAACATAAGTGTAACCCCGATGATGTAGCATCGTATGCACTCATTCTAAGTACGTCAAAGCCCTGTCCTGGATGTAAGACTTTCATTCATAAAATCGAAGGATGTTATCAGATGTGGTGCACGAAATGTCACACTACGTTTGATTGGTCAACTCTTAGGATACTTGGTGGACCAAATTTGGTTATACACAATCCTCATGCGATCGAGTATGCCAGAGCTCAACGTGCCAGGGCTCAGACTGCAGCCAGCCGTCTCGACACGACCGGATACATCTTTAATAGTAATCTTTGTTGGAGTCGGGATTCGCCTGACCCTCGACTGACAAACACAATTCCAATCGAGGGAACTTCCGATGAAGTAGAATCGCATCGATGGGATCGTTTACACTTTTATGGCGAGCTACATATCGATCCAGACATCATTGATCGTAGCGATAGAGAGTCATCCGAAGATATAACTATGTCACTGGCTGTATATTCATATTTCTACGGCAGTGGCGTCGCCAAGTCAAATACAGCTTCCAGACTGGTGGATAGCCAAATTTGGCAAGCAGCGGTTTCGATGTGGAATAATGTCACAGTGCCCAGGATAGATAAGATTATGCGCAAATGGATACCGGGCCTCTTCTATGCGTCGTTACACATGGGGTTAACTACACGGGTTAGTCATCAATTTTGTGCCGAAGAAATCCTCCGCAATCCAGAAGCCAAGGCAATTGGAGATGAAATAATGGTACATATACGAGCTGCATCGGAAGCTGGTAATAGATTTGATGAAGTGTCACATATATTAAAGATATGTGAATGTGGTAATGCGTTCCTAAAAGAGCTCAACGAAACCATGATCGCTGGATTTGAGTTACTTCTAAAAGCAGGATTAGGTAGATTTGTTTTGTATATTATAGGCAGTTTCAGGGGATTTATTTCTATGTCTTTTGATTCGCCAGCGTCCAGCACGCCGTCCGCATTTTTATCATGTGGCATTATAACAGGCTATGATGGTAAAGAAATCAGACACAACTCGGCATTAGGGTACTGGTATTATCGTCGTGTGGGAAAAAACGCATCTAGTTTGCCACCCGAATTGTTTGGCGGCCCCTCTTCTGGAAACAATGGAACCGATAAGCCGGATGACGTCGACAATTTGATTAAACACCACGAAAAAATTAGACAATTAAGCTCTTCAGAGTGCTACAAAATACAGGTTCGTGAACCGTCAAATGGATCGGTATTCTGTACCCTGTGCGACAGCGTTATATCGATATCGTCGATGGAACAACATACTAAGACTGTTAAACATAAAAAGAAACTTCACGATCTCGGTGTAGACCGTGCTGACCATTGGAATGTTTTCGTCAACAATAACAAAAACGGTGATCCTATTCCATGGAATTATGAGAAATCACTAGAAATGTTAGAGTTGGCAGGTATAACAAGCGGTACCATAGAGACTATGCCAGAGTTTATTGATCGATCTGGTCCGTTTAAATTGGACACTAATAACTGTGTTTTGGTACAGTTAATATTTTGATTTTTACACATGTGGTTCTTATAATATTAGAAATATTATTTAATCTACACTCCTAGGCATATAGCTTACTTCCGTATCTAAGATTAATTAATGTAGTATAATATTCTAGCTTTTTTTCACTATTTGGACCACATTTTACGCACCAGGGTTTGAATTCATAAATAAATTTAGTTGTTTTTTTCATGAGTTTCAGCATATTTTCAAATGCATCAGCATGCAATCCATACGTTTTAATATACGAGAAAAGATACCTTAAGTGACAGTTTTCGGTCCACTTTAGACCTAAAAATTCGCAGTTTTTAAGGAATTCGTCATCTTGTGATGGGCCGTGGGTCAAAAATTTCACGAAGTATTCTATCATGACGTTGCATATTTTTACGTGAGTATCTTCCATGTCATGTAAAGTAGTGTACATGTAGTACGGAAAGGCTTGTTGGATAGTCGAGTTCCAATTCGGATAAAACTCCGACATATCCAGGTAAGTTGCAATTATCTCCAAAAAGTAATGTGGATTGCTCCCACATACGTTCCAATTGCACGTTATTAAGAGTTGCTCGTTATCGATCTCGTATCTGAAAACCTCGATATTTTTGACTTTGACTATCGCACCGCTGTTATTTGGCAACAAAACTATGTTTGTTTCTTCCCACGTGTCCGAAAATATTTCGCTCAGGACCGGTGAATTTTTGATAGTACTAATGAGTTTTTCGGCTGGACAAAACGTTGTCATTTTATTATAAGTGTTTCAAAAGTGTGTCGCGTAAACGCAAATAAGCATGTTTATAAAATGTCTGAAGAAATTTGTATGTTCATGGAAGGTTTCATTTGTGATGAACGTTCACATTGCGGTGTGGTGTGTGTAAATCCAGAAGACAGGGATAAATTTCGATATGATAATCACGAGATTTTTTCAGAAATCGGATCTACTTCTCAGGTATTTAAGATCGTTTTCGATAATGCCGTACGCCCTGGTTACATTCGAATGAACATTCGATCGGGACGCAGTCTTGGATTAGAAATTGGAAGAACTGTTAGGATAAATCCAGAAAAAATCGTGGCAAGTCGCGCACATAAAATTGAATTTGACATAAGATATTGTTATCGCACCAATACAAGAATCCAACTGGAACATGCTAAAATTAAGAACTTTTTTTCTAAGAAATTTGGTGGACGTTATTTCTGCAAGGATCAAGAATTTAGGATCTTTCACGAATATAAGATTTTTGTCGTCACTGTTAGGTCTATAGCTAGTGGTAAAAATAAATACGGTATCTACCGAGGAAGCGATCTTTCCTTCGTCAGCTGTGATGACCACCTAGAGATCATTTAATGGGTAAACTTTAGTGTAATAGATATTTTGAATATCTATTTTTAAAAGGGGGTGTCTATTTTTTTATGTGTCAATCATTTTTTATAAACATTGTGTCAATTATATAGTAATTTGTCGACATCCATTTATGGCTCAGAAAATATTTTCTGTATAAAACGGCAATGAAAATTGCACTTTTTGAAACGGACGCCCCAGATCTCGACGTTATAGAAGAACATTTACGAAGCGGATGGTATGTATTTTTGTTTACCAAACACCCGGACATTCCTAAACATCTCGCTATAA